AAGGAAACGTAATGATACACGTAGCACCAAGAAAATCAAAAGTAGAAACCGGTGATGTATTTCACTTAGAATCAATGACAGAACTTCATAACAATGAAAAGATGAGACGTGGATACTACCTTGTAGTAGATACTACAGTAGATGCAACAGATGTTATAACGCCAGGAAGTAACAAAGTAACAGTTGTTTCGTGTGGAAACGCACCGGAAAGACGTATAAACGATAAAACTAAGATATATACGTTTAACCAAGTCGACGCTGAAACAGTTCCTCAAGCAACTGATAAAACTTATCTTGGTCCACAAAACATTGTCGGAAGAATGTATAAACACCAGACTATCGTGTTTAACGATAAGGAATAAGATGAAAAGAATAGGATTTGTAGGAACTCCTGGCTCTGGTAAGACATCAACAGCTAGGGTTCTCTCCGGAACATGTAGAGGTATAAAAGACTACAAGAACATAGAACTTATACAAGAGTACGCTAGAAGGTACCAAGTAAAGTATGGTCCTGTAGAAAACTTACTAGACCAATTTAGAATAATGGAAAAGCAGATAGATTGGGAAGACTCTGTGGGCAAAGATGTAGACATTATTATCACAGACAGTCCCGTGCATCTAGGGTATCTATACGCTCTGGAACTTAGGGATGTTAACGATCCCAGGCATATTATATGGATGAATGACACCTTTAAAAAACTAACACGTATAAATACTCCTCAGAGATACGACATCATATTTCATCTACCTCCTGTTATAAAACCAGTGAGTGATGGAGTAAGACCTGCACGAGACTTCGATGAGAAGTGGAGAGCTGCAGCTGATGCTAAGATAACATTCATATTAAAAGAGTTATTTCCTTGTAAGAACTTCATTGAGATAACATCTGTAACAATGGATGATAGAGTAAAAGAATGTTTAAAACATATGAAAGAGAAACTATGAGACTATTATTCTTTTCACAGGCCACATGTAGTCCATGTCGGCTAATGGAATCGATACTAAATAACGTATCTACAAAGACCGAGATACCTGTAACAAAGGTAAATGCTGCGAAGAAAGACTCGCAGGAAAGAACTAAGTATAATATAACACGCACACCTACAATCATTCTTATAGATGATGAAGGTAACGAGCACACTAGATGGGCTGGTATTAATCGTGAAGATATTATCATAAAAACGATTAACGAATACAAGTAGAGAACAATGAGAAAACTAGCATCAATACAGATAGTCAAACAGATAGAGTCTATTAAAGGCGCTAAGACTATCGAGAAGGCATACATACTTGGCTGGCAATGTATAGTAAAAAAGGGCGAATTTAAAGAAGGTGATCGTTGTGTATACTTTGAAATAGACAGTATACTTCCTCCATGGGAACAGTTTGAGTTCATGGAATCAAGAAAGTACCGTGTTAAGACAGCAAAGTTTATGGGATTCGCCGCTCAGGGATTAGCATTACCAATAACTGCTTTCCCTAATAAATTAAAAGAGTCTGTTAAAGAAGGTGATGACGTAACAGATATCTTAGACGTCGTTAAGCATGATCCAGAACTTGCTACAGAAAAAGCAATGGCTGCACAAGCTGCAGAAGCTGCTAAACATGGACGTATATATAAATACTTCCTTAGGTATAAATGGTTCAGAAAACTTACAACAAAACGTAAGGGTGGATGGCCAGACTTCCTTAAGAAGACAGATGAAACAAGAATACAATCTTCTCCATCTATTGTGAGACGCTTTAAAGATTTGATATTCTATCGTACAGAAAAGTTAGACGGTCAATCAGCAACATTTGCTATGGTACGTAAGAAGTTCTTAGGTATCACATATAAGACTGAAGAGTTTGTATGTTCTAGAAACATATGGCTCAAGAGACCAACAACAAATAACTATTGGTCAATATTTTATAAGAAGAACATAAGATCTAAGTTAAGACGTCTTGGTGGCAACTATGCTATCCAAGGTGAGATAGTAGGACCTGCCATTCAAAAAAATAAGTATAGACTTAATGAACTAGATTTCTATGCCTTCAACATATATGATATAGATAAAGGTGAGAATGTACCTTATGATAAGTTTATAACAATGTGCGCCAAGGTAGATCTACAACACGTACCTATACGTGATGAAGATATAAGACTTCCTGGTTCGATGACAGACATTGTAGAACTTTCTAAATCAAGAAGTACGTTAGCAGATATTAAACAAGAAGGAGATGTATGGAGACTTAAGACTGACAGTAGAATCAGTTTTAAATGCGTGAACCCAGAATTCTTGTTAAAATGGTCGCTTTAATCCGAACATTATAGTATAGTATAACGTATAAGACTTGGATAACAAGTCTAGATATTGTATAATGAAAGGATTATAATGAATATTTATAAGGCTACTAACAAAGTAAATAGTAAGATCTATATAGGTCTTACCACTAAGTCTTTAGAAGAACGGATAAGCACTCATAAAAGAGCTTATAAACATACTGAATATGCATTTCATAGAGCATTAAGAAAATACGGTTTTGAAAACTTTGAGTTTCAAGTTGTAGAAAAAGTTTCATGTGAAAAAGAACTTATACGTGCTGAAGCGAGATGGATAGATACTTTAAATAGTATGGATCCTACAATAGGTTATAACATGATAAACCAAGAAGATGGGTTAAAAGTATTCTCAAAAGAAGTCCGTGAAAAGATGTCTAAATCTCAAGTTAAAAGATTTAAGGAAATGTCTAAAGAAGAGAAAAAGAAAGTTTACGGTAGATCAGCTATATCACATCAAGGTAAACGAAAAACTACACACAAATATTGTGGAGTATTTCCTACAAAATTTAATACATACGAGACTCATATAACATATATGGGTAAACGATATCGTAAATGTTATGACGATGAGATTGAGGCTGCTAAGTCATATGATAGATTAGCATTATATCTATATGGAGACGATGCAACTTTAAACTTCGAAGACGAAAGACAAAACTATCTTAAAGAAGACTTAGAACTATTTATGGAACAATTTAGTAAGAGACAAAAAACTGGAAGAAAAGGAAAGAAACTATACTCATATCATGAACTTTTAGACGAGTCTAAACTTAACGCTAAACGTAATATTGATGAGATCGATATTAAACCAAGCGAAGTATTAGAACTTAAGTTCTTATACGATGGTAGTATCAATCCTGAGTTCCTTCTTAAACATAACCTATAGTCGAACAAATAAATAAAACCTATCGCAGAGTGAACTGGCAATCTGAATTAAATCGCTGTGTATGGGAGCACAGCTCGACAACTATCTTGGTACCATGGCTAACTTAAAGGTATATATGAAATCAGAAAAGTATAGTATTCATGTAGTAAAAGAACCAGATGAGTATGGTTGCAGTGGATGTGACTTCTTATCTGCTGATTGTTGTGGTCTACCAGATGACATTGCTGACACAATGGACTGTGGTGGAGACTCAAAACTATCTATAAAAGAGGTAGTAAGAAAATCTAAACGTGGTAAAACAATAAAATTAAGGAAGAAAAAAGATGGCAGCTAAAGTTTTAAAATGTAACGGCGGACCTAAATGTATTAACCAGTACCAAGACGGTAAGTATGGCCAAAATATGCGAGTAATGAACTCTACATTAAAAGGTACAACAGCATCTACATCATATAGATGTACGGTATGTTCCACTGAGAGATCAGGTTAATCAGTTATCAATAGTATGTACTTTACACGAGTAACATACATTGGGAAAAGACATAAGCATGTTATTCATGCTGCTAGGCCACACCGCGCGTGTAACGTGGAATGTGAGGATCGTATACGTATGAAAAACAGGTCCCGAAGTAAGTGTGGAGCTGGTGAAAATCCAGCATGTCTTTTTTTTTTTTTTGCACCATGGAGTTGGGAACAGGGATGTTCTTGTCCTGTTTCGTAGGTTCGATTCCTGCTAGTGCGACTTATGCGGGGGTGGTGGAATGATGGTAGACACGGGGAACTCTAAATTCCCTACTTAAAAGGATCCCTAACGGGTGAAGCGCCGCTACCAAACATGGGTATTCATCAAGGATATGTGTAGTATGTAGGTTCGAATCCTACCCCCCGTTCTAACTCCTTGATTTTATTATATTTACAATAGATTTGACATATTGATCTTTAATACTTTTAGACATATATTTATACATGGAGAAGCATATAGTCACAAATTTACAAGAGTAGAAAGACAAGTACATTGTCCTATATGTAATAAACATTTAGGTGTACTAGTATACGAAGATGTTGATGAGATGACTACATATACGACGAATGTTATATGTCTTGACTGTATTAAAAACATACCTATGACAATAAAAATAAATGATTGCGACGAAGATATACCACAGGAACTTTTAGATGAATTATAAATGTAACTTTCCAGGATGTGACTATGAAACAGAACACAGGACACAGATCGAGTCCCACCACATCGAGCAACAATCTGATGGTGGAAGTAATAAAGAGTTTAACAGGGTTTTTTTATGTCCTAATCACCATGCTAGGATATATGTTCCTACTGCTAGCAGTAGTAGTAAACATAGTATCAAAGGAGATGATTCGATCATACTTAAAAGGTGGCTCCAATGCACATTCGGATCGAGAGTCTTAGAGTATGAAGACATGAGTGGATCAATAGAATATATAGAGGATAAGAATGCAACTACAACCTAATACATATACGATAACTATTCACTCATATGAGAACGATGGATGCGGACCACATAGACTAAAAAATAAAAAAAAAAAGTAAATATCTATTGACATTTGTATGTGAATGTACTACATTATAGTATACTAACTAAACTAGGAGTAGTATGCTATATAATGATATTCTTAAAGAATACATAAGTGGGAAGTCCACTAGAGAGTTATCAAAAAAATATAACATCTCTAAATCAACTATATTAAACAATCTTAAAAAGATTGGCAATTGGGATAAACATAAACAACTTTCAAAAGATAACATACTGAAGAACAAAACCGAACGTTCATTATATACAGGTATATGTTCACATTGTAATGGTTCGTTTAAAAGTAAGCATAAACGAAAATACTGTTCAAATAAATGTATAAAGAAAGCATGGAACAAAAGAAATCCACCTTCTAAAGAATATATAAAAGTTAAGAATGAAAGAAGACGAGTACGAAAAAGAAAGAAACATAGCAAAGATATATGGAAAGAGAAATATATATCTATGTTGAAGTTATATCATAAACGTAATATAGATAAAATAGCTGATAAACTATTAAAGAAATCTATTAACGCTAAAACATGTATGGTAGCTAGATCAAAAAAGTATAACACAGAATGTAATATCACATTAGATGATATACGACAGATTATATTAGATTCATATGGTAAAACATGTAAGTACGATTCTAATAGAATAGTAACATATAAAAATATGGTATTTGATCATATAATTCCGGTGTCAAAAGGTGGGCCGTCTAATAAAGATAATATTCAGATGATATCTAAATCATCTAATAGTATAAAAGGTTCATTAGAAGAAAAAAGTTTAATAAAGTTGTTAGAATGGTTAGATGCTCAAGAAGAATCTTTTAAAAAAGATATTCGTATAAGACTAGCTGGTGGACTAAGATAAATAATACATGGAGTTCCTTGGAGCAGAGCGCTAGAGATAATAGGGACCTTACACCGCTACTTGTTTTTAAACATAACCGTAGTGACGTGTACTGTGCTTTACACTTCGAGGACTTCATGTCTTTAGTAGAACAACTCGATAACGAACTACAAAGGTAAGCATGAACATAAAGAATGCAGTAGATATTTACATAGACTTTAAAGTAATACTCAATAGTGATATTAAAAGATTAAAACAAGAACTGAAACTACTTATAGATGTTGGCAAACATATATACTTATGGGATTCTGAATTAACTCAGGAAGACATGGTTGTATGGTGTATTGAAAACGATCTATATGACTATATATGGGATTACAAGATAAAAGACTCACGAAATTACCAATGTCCAGACTTTGTTATAGACCAAAGTGCTAAGCTTGTTAACAAGTTTAATAATCAAGGGATCCCTGGTAATGTCGTGGAGAAACTTTAATGAAAAAAGACCCATACGCTAGACTTCGCAAAAGAATAGAGGCATACATAAATAAGTATCCTCTCCCACCTAAAGCAGAAAATATAGATAACTTCAGGCAACTCCGCTTAATGGAGACACTTCTGCCTGGTAATCCCTCGCTGTTCAAAAAGTACAAAGCTTTAAGAGATAGAATCATAATCTCTAACGGTGGCTTTGGCATGAAGTACGCTATTAAGTACTGTAGGAAAATCAATAACAACACTATCATAGACGATGTCTTTCAGCAAGCCCAGGTAGGGATCATAGAAGCTGTAGACAGATTCGATCCTGAGGTAGGAGTTAACTTCACTACGTTTGCTTTTCACTACGTTCTTAAGAACATCATAGATCTTATAAAAGAGAACAAACTTGTTAAGGCTCCTAGAGAAATGGCAAGGAACATCAAGAATGTACTAGAAGCTTCTTCAGAACTCTTAACAGAACTTCAAGGTAATCTTCCTACAGCAGAAGAGATCAAAGTCAGAGTCATGAAGAATAAAGCGGTTGATCTTAAAGTAAATATGATAGAAAGTATAATGAAACTTATAGATCTTAACTCTGGAGCGTCAGATGAAACATTCATAGTAGGTGTTACAGAAGACATAGCATCAGAAGATAGATCTCATGAGATAATGACAGTCATGAGAACAATGATAACAAACGAGTTATCACATCTAGATAAAGATATAGTAGACACTATCAAGATGAGATTCGGGATAGAATACGATAGACCTTACTCTATCCCAGAGATAAAACTCTTAAGAGAGATGAATGATTCTACTGTTGAAGAGTACAAAGATATAACACGTATATATTTAAACTACTAGGAGATAAGATGTTTAAGTTAATAGAAACAACAACGAAGACACTCGGCACTAATAAGACAGAGTACACAATAAAGTTAGTAAAGAGTTCTACTATTAAAGTAGATACCAAGATTAACACTTATGAATATGACTCGGTTGTACATGAGTACACATCTAAGAAGAGTATGGAAGACGCCAGGAAAGCGTTCGCTAATGTAATGGGTTCTTTAAGTGATGAACTCATAAAAGAAGTTGGAAAAGGATTCGCTAACAAATATAAAAATATGGATCCAGAAGAAGTATTCAGACAAAATCATGAGAACCAAGTAACAGGTGCTTCGCAAGAAAGTGGCACAGCTCGTGAGTTACCATTCTAATGAGAACATTTAAAGGAAAAAAACTTAGCAAGTTAGCAGAGATATGTCATCCAGAAAAGATAACATTAGATCTATTTATACATAAACTTATAGATGATCTACAACACTTTTCGTTTAATATAGATCTAGATGAAGATAAGTATCCAGAAGAATGGATGGAGATGTTACTAGCTTGGGCAGAGTATAATACGGAGACAGACGATGAAGATAGTAGCGATTAGTGATACACATGGCATGCATGATAAACTTAAGATGCCTGACGGCGACGTCGTTGTACATGCAGGTGACTGTTCAGAACGAGGAGACCTAAAAAGTATTGTAGACTTTGTACAATGGTACTCTAAGTTACCTTATAAGTATAAGATAATGGTACATGTAATACATTAGGACTTTAAGTCCTTTTTTTATAGAACAAGTTAAGAAGTCTAGTCCACCAAGACTCTTTTTTCTTAAATCTTAGAAGTTCAGTATTCTTATTAGAGTCATACTGTAGTAAGAACTCGTACAGTTCATCTACGTATTTCTCAAACGCTTTGTCTGTGAACAGTAGAACAAACTTAATCCTATCGTAAGTCTTGTTTAAAAAGAGAAGCTCTACTATCATACAACAAGGTTGACTCAGTCCTGCTTTATGTATAGCATTAACAAAGTCTATAGATGTTCTATAATCTTGAGCTTTTTCTTGTAAAAGTTTCGTGAGTTTAGGCTGACTGATCAATTGATTTCCTATAGTATCTACATCTATCTACCTGAACCTTTATACCTATTTTAACAAGACTTAATGTCGAAGTCAGGCCATGACATATAGGGTTATTAAGACATGTTAAACACCTCGTAGGAATAAGAGAAGCATCTACTGTCTCGTCTACAAGAGTATCATCTATTGATTCTATTAGTTCTTTAATATCTTGGCTACTCATATATGTCTCCTGTAACAATATTATACCTATCTATCTCTTTCTTAGTAAGCCATTTATCTTTTCTAAGAAGTTTAGTTGCATCTTTTATACTAAGATCAAGACTGTCTGCTACAGACTTTATATAGTACCTATTAAGTATTTTTTCTTCTTTAAGTTCTTTTATTTTTTCACTATAGGTCCAGCACTCATCGTCTACCACTATATGTTCGTGGACAAATATTCTACACATAGGAGACATATACCTATTGTTTCCTAAGACGAACATAAAGAATCCTCCTGATGCTACTTCGCCTAGTCCATATGTGTTAATCTTATACCCATACTTTTTACGTTGATAATTAATAAAGTCGATCATACCTAAACATGCATAGAGATCACCTCCAGCAGAAGATATATAGATATTAAGTTCTTCTAACTCTGCTATCTTCTTATCTTCATTAAGGTCTAGTACTATCTCTTTGATAGTGTCTGTAGTGATGTCGCCGATTATGTATACGTTCTTTGTCTTTGTGTTCATATTAACCCTTCCTTCTTTTGTCTTTGTTTTTAGCTATAACTTTATTGATATAGCATCTAAAGTTAGCACAGATATGAGGGTGTATTCCGCGAGGCCATCCGTTGGATTCCATGAGTTTAGAACACACAAGGGATGTAATCTTACAGTTAAGTACAGGACAGTTAATCTTTCCTTTAAGCTTAACCTTGATGTCACCTTTAAAGGTATTGATTACCTTCTCATCATAGTGTATCTCTAAGCGTTTATCTTGGATGCTTGTAGATAGTTTTGAGGTCTTCTTTTCCATGTTTGCTCCTTGATAAGGGTGAATGAGACCTAGTTACTTAATAGTATACATCTACACTTCCAATATCTCTCTGATTTTTAATGCAGCTAGAGACCAGTTGTAATTTGTATGGTAATACTCTGATAATTCTACACTTGGCTCAGAGTATAATTCTATATCATCGAATGTTTCTTCAAGTTTTTCTGAAAGATCGTCTTTATTCATAGTGTACCAGTCTCCTTTATCTCCATGGAACCACACTCCATCTTGAGCAAGTTCCTTACCAATAGGTTCTACTATAAGATCTTGTTGTATCTTAGGAGAGCCAGGGAGATACTCTGAGTGTCCAATAACGTTAGAGGCGATAGTAGGTATACCGCACGCCATTAACTCCATACAATTGTGAGTAGTTCCATTACATAATGTATAAGAATTGTCAGTATCTACTGAAAAGTTATAGACATACCCATTATATTCACTATTTTTAGTAACTCTATGTACAAGCTTAGCTATTCCATACTTATGATACCAACATTTGATATTTTTAGACATATTATTAATATTAGAATTATACCATATAGTATATACACCTCTATTATCATATGATATTTTAGGTATGTAACCGAATCTTTCAAATGCTATTGTAATTTCATCGCGAAGTTGTTTAGATACAGTAGTATATGATACAATATTATTGTTAATATAACCATCACCATACACTGCCCAATCAGTAAGATTCTTTAAAGAACTAATATCTCCATATAATAACTGATAAGGTATACGTTTAGTATGTGCATTTTCTCCACATAAAGAACACATAAGTATACTTAGTATCTTACCACTAATACATATATCTACTGCTTTGGAGTCTTTGTGTTTTTTGGTCCATATATTATTGTCATCTGAGAGGAAACAGTTTTGTTTTGTTATCATAGAAAGACATTCTTGTTCTTCTTTCTCATGTATAGTAAATACAATTTTAGATTTATCTTTTGATCCTTCTGCTATATAAAGACCTATAAGTTTTGATATATCTTTAATATCTATGTATCTATTAAATTTAATATTTTCTTTTGGTTGTACCTTATCTTTTATAAGAAGATTATAAATCTTTTCTGTTTCATAACCTTTTTTAGGATTAGTTTTTAAACATATATGTTTAAAAGCTTTCTCTAATATACCTTTGGTTGTATTATATTTAGACGATAAAGAAGTATACGATTGGTTATTAGATGTATTATAACTTTCTTTATACCACACATGTTCATTATTATAACAAAGATTCTTATCTAACATTGTTAGATCTATTATAGTATTTGTATCTATTTCTTTTGGAATAGATTTAATAATAACATCACCTTTTCTTATATCTTTAGCTTTCACCCATTCAGGCTCAATATAATACATATCTCTATATTTATCAATATTTGATTTCTTTATACAATATATTGGATGATCTTGTGTTGCATTAATAGTAGATACATTTCCAAAACATTTGATATTATAAATATCATGTTTATTTTTCTTTTTCATAGGTATAAGAACATTTTTGAAGTTACCTTTGTGTGTTAGTAATTTGTCTTTAGTTGTAACATCTTCTATATTCTTAACTCCAGTATTAGTTATTATTTTAGTACCAGATAAATGACAAGGTAGATCCCATCCTTCGGCACGTGAATAAGCAATGCCCACATTGGCTGAGAGATAGAGACTTTTCATCTTTTTGATATCGCTTATAGGTTTGGTAAAATATATGTCACATATACCATTACTCCAAAGCATCCAATTACCATTCTCTGTGCGTTTAAATCCGAGGGCTTCGAAGTTAAACTTTTCACACATAAATCTAGTGGTAAATACATTATAAGTATGAGCTATAAGTGCACATTCTTTGTACTGCATTGTCTCTACGAATGATCGTATGATCATGTCAGTATTTTTACGTTCTTCACACTTACCTACTGTTATATAAGTAGGCTTACCTGTTTCTATATACTTATTGCCTGATGTATTATATAACTCAGGATCTACACCTTCTGGTACCACAAAGATAGGTGTTGTCACACCGTTATCTATTAGGATCTCTTTGTGTTCCTTGGTAGTAGTAAACACCCTATCAGCAACATTGTTAAGATTATACAATGCTCTTTCTGAAAGTTTGGTAGTTTCAAATATAGAGTAAGCTATTATAGGATTACCGCAAGATTGATGTAAATATTCATCGTGAAATATTACCAAACTAGGATTATTCTTATCAAATGATCTATAGTTATTGTGTGCTTTTGTTACATACTCTTTATAATAGTTACACTGTTGTACTTGTCCTATTTGGGTCAAGTTAACGTCAACGTTATTATCTTGTAACGCTTTGATCATATTCGAGTTATGTATCCCATAACCCAAGTTATTAACTGGACCATATATGTTTATCATATGTTGTTCCTTTATAAATATTTATCTGATTTCTCGAGATTCTCTTTAGCTATATTTTCTTTATCATTGCCTTCCAAGATAACCATCACAGGTTCTTTCTTGGCATCGTATACTTTATCTCCAACTTTAACTTTCATTATCTGTCCTTTGTATGTCTTGTATCTTCATACTTATAAATAACTTCTTTGCACTTGTTACAAACAACCATATCTTTTGTAAGTCTGGCGTCGTACAGGTCTACTAATCCTAGTATACCATATTTGCTATCAGTACTACCTTGATCTATAGATACCTTAGCGTTGTCTTTCTTACATCCTGTACACGTATACGTCTTAATCATTTCTTCCCCATTTTTTGTTAAAGTAGGCTTTGTTAACATTAAGAAGTTGCATATAGTTACTGTTACCATACTGTCTTGAATGATCTTGATGAAGAACTATAAGTTCATCGGCATGTACTATGTTAATCTTACCCTGCTCTACTTTTAACGCGAAGTCGTCATCTTCGTATGCTATCCCTTTGAGGTATTCTTCATCAAAACCTCCAATAGCTTTATAGTTATCCTTAGATATACAAGAACAAAAGTGTAACTTCCTTGGGTAGTGTTGGCTATGAATGTACCACATGTGAAACATTGACTTAAAATCTTTTATACTAGTGACCTGATTCTGTTTTACAACAGAAGCACATGCACATACAATGTAGTCACTCATTGAGTAACTCTCTAGTCCTTTTAGTATATTACTTTCGTGGAAACATTCAGGATTAGTTAGTACTATTCTATCATATTTTGCTTCTTCAACTCCTATGTTAAACATCTCAGCAGGATTGTAACACGGATTCTTATCGTAAGAAATCACTTTTATATTACAGTCATCTTCATACTCTTCTATAAGAGAGTGTAGATTTATATGTTCTACACTATCCATTTGATTTTTAAAGTCTTCTACTATCAATACCTCATATTCTAAGTCACTATAGTGTTCCTTAAAAGATACTAAAGTATTACTAAGATGTTTGAATCTGTTGTAGTAAGGCATTATTATTGAGAACATACTTTTTTCACTATCTTGATAAAGGTTGCATCAGGATACATATACTCGTCTATTGTATCTTCTGTTAATATTTCTTCTACAGAGTGAGAGAATGAAGATCCTGCGAACCAATGTATACCTATTGTTCCTAACTTAAATCTCATTTGAGAAGTGTAGAACTTAACAACAGCATTCCATGGAACAGGATACACAGTTTCGAAAGGTATATTAAAGAACTCACCTTCTTGTAATTCTTTATTATACATGTGACTACCTATACATTGATAGTTAGTTTCATCGAAATATTCATCTACTTTGTCTTTTAACTTTTTAAAAGTCTTATTGTTAGCAGAAGCTAGTAAGAATCCGATAGAGTGGTACCAATCATTAGGATCTCTTGACCATTTATTGTAAGACATGTATGTACTAGCGTCTATGACACACATCTGTGTACTAGCGTCTATGACACACATCTGTGTTATAGGTTTGAAGTACAAAATGTCGAAGTCAGACCATAGTCCACCTTCAGTGGACAACAACTCTAACCTGAGTTTATCAGACCTAAAGACGTCATTAGTATCGTTCTTGAAGTCTATCTCTATCATCTCAACATTAGATATATCTTTAAGACGATTAAAGTAACATTCAACATCTAACTCAGCTTTGTTTTCTGTTGTGTTAGTCCATGTGGGTTCTTTGCCGGGGGCCAAGGGGGAATATATCTTAATCGTCCAATCAGAATTATATTTAGCAAACGAGTAAGGAGTTAGGTATCTCATAAAACTGAGCGGTTTGTTCCTGCCCCAATAAAGGTGCATAATCTTAGGTATTTGTTGCATTCCATACTCCTATAAAGTATTGGTTAGAACCAGGGAATAATGTTTCAGTTATTTGTTTCCAATCAAAAAAGTCTTCTGGTCCCCATAAACTTTTATGTATATCGTATTCATTTCCATAGCACCACAAAGAAGGCTACCATTTTGAGGGAGATAGTTATGTGTTAGTCCTATTATTCTATTCATAGTCTCTTAACTCCGTTAACATATCATAGTAACTAGGTGGCGTATAAGTCCCGATAGTATCTAACAATGACTTATCGCAGAACTTAGGTGCCGCTATTCTTGATATCTTTGTATCTTTGCCGTACACCTCTGCTATTAACTTAAGTAGGTCGTACTTAGATATCTTTTCGTCTGAAGTAAGATGATAAAATCCGGTCTTATCTGATTGCATAAAGAAATCTATAGCTTTAGCTAACTCTAGTGTAGTAACTCCAGACCAGAAAGCGTTGACCCATCCTTCACATTCATCTTGTTTTAGAAACCAATGTAATAGGCCTGTACCATCTTTTAACTCTGGACCTATGATAGACGTTCTTAAGGTAAGAGAATGTTCCCCAGTAACCTCTCCTAGCGCTTTAGTCTTAGCATAGTTATCCTCACCATCTGTTTGGTCAGTCTCTTTATAGTTACCTACCTTACCAGAGAATACACAGTCAGTACTTATATGTATAAGTTTGAACTTATAGAATCCAGATAAGTATTCTAACATGTGTGGAAACGCTGTATTGACAAGGATACCAGATAGTATATCATCTTTACAACCTTGCACAAGTAGTCCGACAGCATTTATAACCACGTCAGGTTCTTCTTTCTGAATGATAGACTCTGGTAAAGGATGAGCTAAGATATTAGAATATCTTATACTGAACGTATAGTCTGTATCGTCGTCTCTTGATACTGTAACAACATAATGACCTCTACTTCTAAGGTACTTAGATATCATATAACCAGCCATACCTTTTGCTCCGAAAACTAATACTTTCACTACTTCCTCCATACTGTTCTATTAACATAATCTATGTAACTAGATATAATCTTTACCACCTTACAAGACACGTCATCTACAAAGTAATCATCTACGTATTCCTGCGCTTGAGGAATCTCCGTTGCTATCTTAACTGAGTCTAATAAGCTTTCCTTATCAAGGGAAGACATTATAAGTACTCCGTTGTCCATTCCTTCTGGTCTTTCATGTGCTTCTCTTATAGTAACCGCTGGGAACTCCAGTAAAGAACACTCTTCTGTTATAGTTCCACTGTCAGATATTACGCACGCTGCGTTCATTTGTAGTTCTTGGTAAGCATAAAATCCGAAAGGCTTACTAAAGTTTATAAGTTCGTTACACTTTACCCCACTCTTATCTAGTCTTGCTCTAGTTCTAGGATGGGTACTAACAATGATAGGATAACTGTACTTTTCCGCTAGTCCGTTCAAAGCATCGATAGTCTTCTCGAAGTTATCACTATCTACGTTCTCTTCTCTATGAAGAGACACAAGGAAGTACTTTCCTTCTATTAGGCTGTTATCACTTAGTGTACTATTTAAGTCTAAGAGTTTCATATTCTTAGACATTACTTCTCTCATAGATGAACCCACCTTTATAACTGTCTCAGGACGTATACCTTCTTGGATAAGGTACTGCCTAGCGTGCTCACTTACAGTCATATTTATGTCACTGATGTGATCTATAACCTTCCTATTAAGTTCCTCTGGAACTCTCTGATCAAAACAGCGATTACCAGCTTCCATATGAAACACAGGTATCTTCATTCTCTTAGCTACGTATGCACATAAGCAACTATTGGTATCACCGTATATAAGTAACGCATCAGGTTTATGTTCTTCAAACTGAGCTTCTATCTCCATCATAATATTCCCAATAGTTCTTATAGCTGTATCTCTTGCAGCATCAAGAAAGACATCTGGTTCACGTATACCTAAGTCTTTAAAGAATACTTCATTGAGTTCATAGTCATAGTTCTGTCCAGTGTGGACAAGGATATGTTCAAAGTGTTCATCTAACTTCTTAATAACCTCAGCCAGTTTAATGATCTCAGGTCGCGTTCCTACAACCGTCATTACTTTACGCACTTAGTGCCTCCTTAACAAAGTCTTGTTTACTAAGTAACTCCACTAGTTCTTTAACACTAAGTCTGTTAGTGTTATCTGAACCGTAGTATTCATTTTGAGTAAGTCTGTCATCACCTGCACAGTAGTTGTGGTAGTTAATAGACTTATTGTTCATAGGAACACTGTAGTAAGCCCCACGGTCTGAAGCTACCAAAATCTCTTCCTTACCTATTAACACTTCATGCTTTTTCTCACCATGTCTAGTGCCTATAACCTTGTACATAGGATTAACATTAAATATCTCAGCCATGGCCACAGTTATGTCTGCTATTGTCGCAGCTGGTGATTTTTGTACAAAGGTATCTCCTTGTAATCCGTGGTTAAACGCATACAGTACCAACTCTACAGCCTCTTGTAGTGACATCATAAACCTTGTCATCAATGGATCAGTGATAGTTATAGGTTTACCGCTCTTTATCTGTTCAATGAACACAGGAAGAACAGATCCTCTAGTTCCCATTACATTACCATATCTTGTATTACAAATAATAGTATCTATGTTAGTTCTAGCCTTAGCTATAGATACCTTTTCCATCAAAGCTTTAGACATTCCCATAGCGTTGATAGGATAACAATTGTGAACAACTACATTATTAACAATAAAGTTATGTGTATCTTTAATATCTAAACAATATACATCTTTTGATATATATTTATGATTATTAACAATAGCTTTACCATAATATATTTCTTTAACATTATTTATATTCCATATAGTTTTATCAAATGAATCTACACAGTTAATCTTATAGTCTAATATAAAATATCCACGTAAATCTTTGATTAGTTTATTAGATCCACGTCTTGTAAATCTTGTTTCATAATAAACAGTATTATATTTTTCATTATTAACAACACATTTATACGGACTACATTCATATCCATTCTTTGTTAAATATTTTGTTAACCATTCAACATCATCTTTTGTAAAACTATGTGTAGCAAGTCTTATTAAGTTATCTCGTGTAATACAACCATCATCTTGTAATAATGTAGATAATAATAGCTTACTATCTATATTAAAACATTCAGCAAACATTTTTCTTGGAATAATTTTCACTTTATTAATATAGATATCATCGTAAATATCTGTTAAATATGCGCTACTTTTGCTATATACATTGTAAAAATCTTGTCTATTATCTTTATTTATATTAACAGTATCTTTTCTATAGTTCATATCTAGAGCGTCCGCTTTTAGTCTTAACCACTGTAGTTGATCTTTAGCATGTCCCATTTTCAGATAAGCTCTATTACTATTAGATTTAACTAAAGATGAATCTCCTAAAATAGTCCCAAGAAGAACACACTTTTGTTTATCATTTGGTTTATATTCGTTAGTAACTATCATATCTTTATTTGATAAAGTTCCAGCACTTTTCCAACCTTTACTTGTTAAAATATCATGATCTTCTGTAGCTAAAACGCGCTGATGATATCTACCATGGACTAATCCATTTTCATAAGAAATAGAAATCATTTTTCTTCCATTAAGTTTAGTTTTATACCATCCAACTGTCTCCGATATCTTAAACTTTTTAGAATCTTCATCAAATGTTTTTACTGAGACACATTTTTTATCTCTAACAATATCTGATATTTTAACAGTTGTACCATCGTCTAATTCAATAGGTGAATGAAAATCAAGACATGCCTTATCTGTTGATAAACAAACAACCTTCTTCACGCCGTTATGAACAGCAGCATTTAGAACGTTCTCTGTGCCAAGAATGTTAGTCTTAACCGCTTCTATAGGATGGAACTCACACGAAGGTACTTGCTTTAAAGCAGCAGCACTGAACACGTAGTCTACTCCTACCATAGCAGCGTTAACACTTTGATAGTCTCTTACATCACCTATGACATACTTTATCTTATCATTCTGATGCTTCATTCTAAGATCATGTTGCTTCTTCTCATCTCTAGAGAAGATTCTTATCTCACCTATGTCAGTAGGCAAGAACAAGTCTAGCACAGCGTTCCCAAAGGAACCTGTGCCTCCAGTAATAAGCAGTTTCTTATCTTTCATTATATTACCTCGAATGTGTCTACTTCTTCGTCGTTAATAATTATCTGCGGAAAAGTTTTATCGTGAAAGTCTGCTCCACAATAAGTACCACCTACTCTTCCAATATGGTTAGTCCTAGAGGTTAAAGGTTGTAGAGATGTAAGGTTATCTGTCTTAGCTATGGCAGCTATAGACCAATCCCATCCAACAGTCTGTGGTGACCATACCTCTGCGTTAATCTTATCGTCAAACCAGTAAGGCTTATACCATTTATTCCAACACTCCTTAAAAGTACACCATCCTAGTCCTATAAACTTACCTTCTATAACTTGAATCTTATCAGGTTCATCCGGATTGCTTTTATAGTTAAACATACCATAGTTAAGATGAGTCAAAGGTTTATCTTTGTACTCTTTATAGTACCATGAAGCTAACTGTAATGTATCTGGTGATAATATTATATCATCTTCTAAGTGTACATTAAACGTACTACCATCATCAAACGCTCGTTGGATACAGTTGTAAGGATTTTGTCTTACACCTAGTCTGTCTCTATTAACTATAACAGTAGTAGGTATAAAGTCTACAGATCTAATAACATCTATAACAGCTTGATTAGGTTCTGCATTAACGTATAGCTTATAACCTTCGAGGTTATTCTCTTTAAGAGTGTCAAGCATTTGTCTAAGATAGTGTGGTCTTGTAGCTACTGGTAGTGTAATAGTTTTCATTATGTCACCTTCTGCATCACTACTTTTACATTACCGTAAGGGAATGACTTATGTATAATTGAGTATTTATTATCATAATAGTATCCATACTTCTCACCAAACTCTGTATTCTCATCCCAATAATCAAATGTTCTATCGGTGAAGAAACGTATATGTGTTGGGTCGGTGTATGCTGATTGAGGATTTCTTATTACGTCGGGAACTTGAATGGTTGCTGTCGCACCGTCTTCTAATATTCTCCACATTTCATTCATAATAGCTGGTGTATCCTGTAAATGTTCTAACACATCCTCTGCTATTATCTCCTCTATAGATTCATCTTCGAACGGCCATGGTATCTGATTGAGATCATGAACAATATCTACATTATCATTGTCTAGTATATCTACATTAGTGAACCCGTCATGTTTGACGGATCCACATCCTAAGTTAAGTCTTAACATAGTATCTTCTCTAGTTTCTTAGTGACTGCTTCTAGGGATAACTTTGAAAGCACACGCTCTCTAGCTTTTAATCCTTTTTCTTTTGTCTCTGTTGCGTTTAAGTGTGCATCTTTTAGCTTCTCTTTTAAAGATTCTATGTCTATGTTAAAGATGCTTCTTCCTCTGTATCGAGGGTCACGTTGTAGTAATGATTGATCTTGAATAGGTATAGTAGATTTCTCTTTATCTAATGATACAAGGAATCCACTCTTACTATTAACATAGTCTAATGGTCCACCACATCTTGTCACAATAGGTGGAATACCACACGCCATTGCCTCAGCAATAGGAAGTGCGAATCCTTCCCCTAGATTAGGTGCCACATAAACATCACCTGTTGTATAAAGTCCTGGTAGATAGTTATCTGGTAACATATCAAACATGAACAGTATAGGTGCATGTTTTTTACTATTAATATCCATCATAAAGAATAACTCATTCAGTTTTTGAACAGCAGCATTTCTATCCTTAAAGTTATTGTTAGTAATCTTAAGTATCAACGCAACATCATCATCCGCATCAAATACTTCCGTATATGCTGGGAGTAGTAAGTGTAATCCTTTTCTATATGATAGATCAAAGTTAGCAACAAAGTTAAACTCTCTTTTATTAGCTATGTTCAGTGGCAATGCTTCCGGATTGAAGTGATCAGTATCTATGACGTGAGGTAGTACTTTAATAGTATTACTAACGCCAGATGACATGAAACCTATCTTATTAAAATTAGTAGCTGTCCATATTTCATCATACTTTTCGTTCATCATAGCAACGTAGTCTTCGTGTATGTCTGTTGTCTCTGTTGTGCAGTACAGTATATTCTTATCAACTTCTAAAGGCGGAACAGAAAGCCCATAGATAAGACTTCCTACATCTATTCCTACTTCAGTATGTTTCTTTGCGTCCTCATCTACCACGAGACTATCTATAAGTGTAGCAAGCTCTTGAGAGAATCCTATCTTATGTTGTCCTGGGTTAGTATTAAGTGGGATAAACTGAACGTCGTGACCAGCGTTTAACAGGACTTTGATAAGTCCTATACAGGCAACGCCGAAACCTGATTGTGAGTAAGGTCCTCTTACAAGTATCTTCATCTATATATCCTATTGGTATAAATCGTCTACGATTGAGTCTGTTTCTGTTGTCTTAGGTATACGTGCAAGTCCTAGGTGTGCTAAAGTCTTATCGTCTATAGATTCTATAGAAGAATCTTTTCCTAACACCAGTAAAGGATTTTGAATACCATAGTCTTCTAGCAAACCAGCAAGCTCTCCTATACTTTGAACAAGTGTTTCACTCATTTGTGTCTCGCTTATATTAAGTTTCAGTGCTATGATATCCCCGTCTCGTGGGGATATCTTTTCTATTTTAGCAACATAGTTATATAAATCTTGTGTGCTCATATTACACCTTTCCTACTGGAATACATGGTAAGTAATCTCCACATCTATCTTTATCCATATCACCGTCTAGTCTAAACAATGTATTACCATCATCATCCTCGATAAGATTTCCGTCTTCGTCTGTTGCGAAGAATAGATCTCCTATCTCAAGGTCGTTAACGTTTACTATCTGTGAGTCATTATTACCAAATGTATACTTACCTTCTTCGGATGTTGAGTTCTTCCATTCTTTAGGAAATACCATTCTATACCTCCACTAGGGTAAAAGGTGTTGTTACTGGGTTATCAGGGATAATGCTTTCGTTAGCAGGTTCTATTACTGTAAGATCATATCTTCCATCTTCTAACTTACTTAAGTCTAGTTCATCTAGAAGCTTGTTCCATTGAGTGCAAACCTTTGACCATTCTAACTTGTTAGCAAGCTTTAATGATCTCTTCTGATAATCTTTCAATAGTTTCTTTGACTTATATAGTAGTGACACATTTTTAGCTGCGTCGTTGATGTCAGCTATACCTTTGATGTGGTTAGTTTTAACTTCATGTATCTTAGCCGCTAGCTTTACCTTTAATGCTGTTCCAGATGCCCAGTCTCCATGAGCTGAGTAGTCAGTTATAACATTAGGTATTCCTGCGCTCATTGTCTCTAAGATAGGAAGACAGTTGTGAACAGCAAATCCTTCAGTTATATATGACTCATCGTCTTCCACACTTATATTATACACTACACCGTTATATTCTTCTTTTATGATTCCTTTAATCTTAGGATAGAAATAATCATTATCTTGTTTTGTTTGAATATTACGTTTTTGTTGTGGAAGATTTATGTTATTAGGTATCTTATCTATCCATTTAGACATTTCATTAATATTATTTCCACCTTGCACCCAAACATCAAATGATTTTCGTTCTTTGTGTTCATATATTCTCGCAAATATGCCAAGACTAAGAAATAAAGTCTTCACTTGGTATGCCAGTGTTTTTGATATAGTTGTATAAGTAATAGCATTCTGTGTATTAAAACATCCATCGCCTTCTATTAATCCGTTTAATAACGCTTTGGTTAACTTACTATTTCCTGAAACTATATTAAATATTTCATGAGGTATTACTTTATTCTTAGCACCTTGTCCAAAAGATTTAAACATATGCGATAATATCGTCGAACTTACAGATATATTTTCTCTGTTTCTTTCCATGATATATTGATTATACTTAAGTTTAAACTTTGTTGCAAAGTCTATAACATTTTTTCTAATAATATTATCTCTTTGAGCATTAATAGAAAATGTTATTTGACTACTATTAGTTGATCCTTCTGCTATAAAGTTTCCAAATAGTGTGGCCATTTGTTCATCTATGTTCCATACAGCTTTAATGGGAACTGTCTTTTTATTAATGTGTGATACATATGTTCCGTCTTTCTTATTATAATCAGTCAATATTAACAGTTGATCATCTTCATTGACTACATTTATACCTTGAATAAGATCTTTTATATGTAATATTGAATCTTGTTTTTCAAATTTAGGAATAGGTAAACATAACCTATCTGATATAGTTAACTCATCAGATCTTACCCACGCATTAGTATCATTTCTACGAACTAACACATTATGATTAGGCGTGAAAGACACTTCTCTTGTCGCACCAGTATATTTAATTTTTATCATATCACCACTATAATGTCTAGATAACGGCTTAAGAACTTTCTTTATCTTACCTGTGTGAGTAATAACTTTATCATTATCAGTTATCTCATCTAATCTTTTAATACAACTTTCCGTTAAGACATTGGTATGACCGTAACTACACCATCCTTCCGAATTTGTTAAAGTTAAGTGCATATCATAACAATTAATAATCTCGTTTAGAACATCAACTGGTACACCCATTCCTGGAGATAACTTATTATCAAACACACACGAATCTAGTACTCCGTATACTTTTCCTAAGTGCGGAAGATCCCATCCGAGGTTATCATTCATAGCGCAGTGAAAGTGAACCATTATCTTTCTTCCTTTTTCTTCATACTTATCTTTAAGTATCTTTAAAGTTTGAAAGATAGCATCCATTCTTTTTCTAGGTTGATTACGTTGAACACATCCTATCAAGAATACACTATCATCTTCTATCTGAAAATATTTCTTCCTTAGTTCTTTCTTGTTATCAAGAGGTTTAAAAGATGAAATATCAACACCATGAGGTATAATCTTAATATCTTTAGCAAGTTTTCCACCGTCTGTAGCAAGTTCTACTGTTTTATCTACCTCTTTTTTAGCGAAGTTGGTAAATACTACAGTCTCATCGTTCAGTCCAAGAAACTTTAAAGTATCTATAGGTGGCATTCCTGGTTTCTGAGCATGGATGTGCATTGGAAAACACTCACTATCGACTGCTAGGTAAGGTACATACACAAAGTCTTTTCTGTTACGTAGAAAATTATAATGATACAACGCCCATACATCATTGATAGCTATTACTATATCAGGTTTATAGTGTTGTATAACAAAGAATGCTGATTCTTGTGCGAACACATCTCCTGGTAAATTAGTTCCTCTTGGACATATACCTTGTTGTGGATGATTGTCTACAGTAAGGTTAGGAACAATATTAGTTAGCTCACCTGTATCTTTATTATAGTATTCTATTAAGTGACCACGTTTACAACACTGAGAATGATCTTTCATCACAGAGTAGTGATGTACTGGTAACTTAGTCTTAGTATAGTCAACAGGTATATCAGCAAGACCTAGTTGGGCTACCTCAAACTTCGAATGGTCTATGTTATTGATTATGTTAGTAGCGACAGTAGAATAGCCAGTTTGTCGCTTGATACTGTCCGCTATTATTAGTAGTTTTTTCTTCATATTATTTCCTATATTAATTCTATAAACGTTGTTGAACTAATCACTGGTTTGGTTGGATCTAACTTTCTTTTTCCTAGACTTTGAAGCAGGTTCGTCTTTAGTTCCCTTTCCTTCCTTATGAAGTCTATCGTATCCTTTAGTTGTTGAAACGTTTGAACTGTTGCTATCTGTATTCTTTCTCTTCTGCTTGGATTTAGTTCTAGTATTGCTCTGTCTTTCATCAGTTCCAGATCTGACTTGTCTATATCTAGTCTTAGATTCATCTTGTATCTTCCCTTCTAATATACCTGATTCGCATACAGAAGTCAAGTGTTTTTTCGGAATAGTATTATTTATTGCAACAGGTATTCTTTTCCCGTACTTCACTATCTTAGGAATTTCTTTAACATGATTCATATTCACCTCTCACTCTATCTGTAACGTTCCTTAAAAACGTTCTGTACACTACACTAGGTGTCTGCTTGTTAATGTTGAAAAAGTCATTAGAAGTCACCTTAAACATATGTCCGTGTACAAGTTTAGAATAGACAATAACTTTATGCTTTAACGAGAGAGTTGAAAACTCTCTCAATATAGCATCTTGTACTTCAGGAGGAAGCTTGTCTATACTTATATTATTGATGATGTTATTCTTCATCTTTTACCTCAGTATCATCTTTCACACTGTCATTAAACGCGTCTTTTAGCTTCTTGTTGGATTGAACCTCTGCTAGAGGAACCTTCTTGTTATCAACAATAAGATAATCTTCACCGTCTAACGAATCTGATAGATGACCTAAGAGTTTTCCACCTTTTGATCTGATTTCACAACTCATGTTATATCCTTTCTATATTAGTTATAAGACGTGGAGTACAGCCTCTTACCGAACAAGTAAGGCACTGGTGCCCAGGTCTATATGTCTTGCGTTGAATAGTACCTTGCAAGAACCCATACTTAATAGTATAGTTCTTATTCTTTATAGAGTAATATGTATCCGTACGAGGCATATACACTAGTAAGTCATTCTCAGTATTGTTACAAACATTATAAAGGTACGAGTTGAATGAATGGTAGAAGAGGTTATAAAATGTCTCCTTGGTATCACTATAAGAGAAGTCTACATTGTACTCCTTACCTTTAATGATAGCTCGTGCACCTATCTGTCCTCTGATCCTTCCTCTGTACAAGTAAGTGCCAGAGATATCTGACACTTCATACTTGGAGAAGAACTGGTCTAGGTTCTTGATACAATCAATGAACACAGACTCTATTCTCTTTCTATCTTCTTTGTATGCTATCTTAGCAAAGTACCGTGGCTTATATTGTCTACTAAGAATATCAAAGAGACTGCTGTCGTTACCACCTTCGCGATCTGACTTATATTCAATAAGAATGCTCTTAAGCCCATTCCCAATATACTTATCATAGTTATTTCCTTTCTTGTAAAAAGAGCAACCGAATGCTCTATTACAATATGTCTCACATTTTATTTGATTATATGGCATTAGAAGTTTATGTTACGTTGTTTCATCTGATCTTTTAACTTATAAAAGTCTTTAGTACTACCTTCGGAGAACTGCATGTTGTGCTTATTGTACTTATACACTATCTGTGAGTCCTTACCGTTTATCTTGTTCTTATCTATTGATAACTCTATCCATGGCATCGCTCTCGATTTTCCGTGAACATCTTGGTAGTGAACAAGTCTTGTATTCCTATTCACCTGCATATCATTGTGAACAAGTCCTATAACATCTGCATCGTAGTCTAGCTTAGCACTACCTTGCATATCATTCCTTGTAGGTCTATCAGTATTAGTCTGAAGCTTTCTAAGCTCTACTGTAGACATTATATGTATGTCATTTAACTGAGTAATCTCTTTAATCTGTTGAGACGTATCACTGATAGCGTCGCTCTTTCTTGTCTGACCTCTTATCTCCATCCTAAGTTTGTGAAAGTTATCTAGTAAGAACACTTTCTTCTGGTCTTTGAACTCTCTACAAAACCATCTTACATGATTCTCTAATGCGTCTACACTGTTTCCTTGTATAGCGTCAGCTATGATAAACCTGTCAGCATTGTTCTTTAAGAACTGCATAGCTTCATGGTAAGAATCTCTGTCTTCACCTCTAAGATCTTTGTAACCTTTTATCTCAGTAGTAGATAGACCACTTCTTACAGCTAACATCTTGGTTGTTAGTAAATCCATGTTATCGTCTATAGACATGTAAAAGATAGCAGCGTCGTCGTTAGCTTCTACTATATCTAGAGACAAGTCTGTCATGAAAGCCGTATTATGTGTCACGGTACCATCTGCTAGTAAGAATAGATGATCATTATCAAGAACAACTCCGTAGTACTTACCTTTTCCAGTATGTTTTATATCAAAGCCAACGTTTTGATGATTAGTTCTTCTATTAGAAGTTATAGACTTCTTACGTTCTATCTTAACTGGAACTTCACGTATATTACCTGATATATGTATTCTATAGTAAGTTCTAACATCTCCTTCTTTTATGGTTACTTTCTTATCACTATATGTAGATAAGAATCCTAATGAATTTCCAAGGTAAAGTATATCATCTCTTAGACGTGCGTATTTTGTAGTAATTTCATATGTTCCAGAATCTTTTCTTACAAGATATCCATCAGTATCTATAAGTCCAGCTAATAGTTCTAGTCTTATGGTTCTTGAGTTATGTAAGTATTCTTTAGGTATACGTTTCTCATTATTAACCAAACACTTATCTCTTAAATAATTTAAGAGCGGATTAGTTTTACCAGAAGTTTTACACATTCTATATACGTATGTATTACGTTCTTGATGATATTTAGACATTCTAAATCCAAACTTATTAGCAAACGCTTTATAGTAAGATTCTACATACTCTGGATCACCAGTTGTTATCTCAGCACTATCTTTACTACCATCACCTAACCAACTACCTATATAATATGCATCATATGGTATACGTTTAGTTGGTAACTCCCAACCAGTTCTCCATTGTTTAGCATGATGTTTAAACTTAGTATTTTTACACATATAATCCTTTATTGGTAAGTTAATAATATCATCTTTTTTATATACATCACCATTATCAGAACTCATACGAAGAGACAGTATATGTGGTTCATTACATCCCCACTTCATGCCACGTTTAGGTATGATATCATACATCTCCTCTTCACCTGTACCTAATGCAAGAACGTTTCTAGGATTAGAGTCTGGTCCCATTAATTGATCACCTACTTTAACATCTTCTATCTTTTTTATATTACCATTGTACATTAATACCTGTGTTCCAGGTCTCAAACTTTTTCCTGCCGATGGTCTTCCGCCGAACAGTGTCATACAAGTCCAGTAAGGTATACCATCTAATGTAGTCTCAATACCTTTATGTTTTGGACATAGAAGTCCGTACTTAAAGTCACCTTCTTGTAACTTATTATCTAGATGTTGTAACTTATTCATATACTCATTCTGCATATCTTTTACACTATTGTGTTTCTCGTCTAAGATCTCTACTTTATTAAGAGCATCTCTTAGAATACTCTTAGTGTCACTGACCTTACGTCTAGATAACTGAGCACCAGCATACTGATTAATATCACGTATACCTTGTAAGTACTTATCATCTTCTTTAGATACTAATGCGTCTACATCTCTTCTGATATCTAGTTCAGGTATAGCTGTATAGTTAGACAAATCTCTTATCATTCTAAGTCTAGTGATAGAAGACTCTTCTGCTGCGATGATAGGTATCATCTTTTCTGCTACAATTGTCATGTCGTCACTGTACTCACTGTGCTTTAAAGACCATGCAAATGGAGACAACTTTTCTAACGCTTGGAAAGCTTCTATTCCAAACTCTCTAACGTATGTGTCAGGATCGTAGTCTCTAGGTAGATCTATGATAGTAACGTTGAACTTACGGTAGCACGCCATTCTTTCTAATGCTAACTTAACTCCATCCTCACCACCCTTGTCAGCATCTAGACATAGTATTATATCTGTCTGATCATTAAACAAAGTTTCTGTAATGTGATGGTTAGTAAGAACAGTAGCACCTATTGCTACAACTTTTTGTAGACCAGCTTGCTCTAACATGATAGCATCTAAGTAACCTTCTACTATGTAGAGAGGCCCGCTCATGTTCTTTATTCTATGATATCCAAAGAGTATGCTACCCTTCTCATAGATGTCAGTATTAATAGTATTAATATACTTTCTTGTCACATGATCATTAGGATTAATCCTACAGTTCCTTGTAACAAACCCTACAACTCTTGAAGAGTGGTCATGTATAGGTATGATGAAGCTGTCTCTGTTGAACAGATTCTTGTTCATCAAGTCCTTAGAGTACAGGAAGTTCTCATCATTGTGGCCTAGCTGTTGAATACCGTGCTTATAGTCTTTGAAAGATGTAAGGACACCTATACCCCACTTCTCTATACTTTCTCTTGTTACTCCTCTTTCTAGAAGATGACGTATACCTACGTGATCTTTCAGATCATCACCATCATAGATCATGTTATGTATAATCTTAGCAGCATCTCTTGTGGCTTTATAAGCTTGATACTGTCTTCTTGTGCCTTCATCTACTTCCAATGGCTCATAGTCTATGTTATATCTTTTACATAGCTCTACCATTGTATGCTCCCAAAAGTCATGTCCTTGTAAAGGTAGACCTTCTAACCAATGAGCAGCAGTAAATATGTTTCCATCATGACTTCTACCACTAAAGCAGTGGAATACCTTTCCTTTTAACTCGTTACCGTAGTTAAGAGAAGCAGAAGGATATCTGTCTGGATGATCCGGATGAATACAGCAGAAGAATCCATTTGATGTTATTTCAACTCCTTGAGACTTAAGATAGTCTTCGAGTTTTCCATGAAGTTCTTTTATTACTTCTTGATAATTCATATTTTCCTTTCCTTTAATTTTACACTATAATATACCACATTAGCATAAAAAAGTCAATACAAAAAAAAAGAGAACCTCTTTTTAGGGAGATTCTCTGTAAAGGAAAGTAATCTATGATATTACACGTCTGCTGGTGGTGTATTCTCAACAAACGATATAAGATCATTTATTAATACGTCTGTAGTAAACTGCGTTATACTGTTATAGTCAGTCTTCTTTACTTTATTGTAAGCAGGTATGTAAGCCTTAAGAACTTCCTTACCTTTCTTACCATCTCTAGACAGTTTCTTGACCTTAGTAATAGTATTAGGCGAATAAGCACTACTGTTGCTATACGTAACGTTTGCACCACCTTTATCTGGATTATATCTTCCAGCAGTTGGTTTATGGTCATTACTGTAAGAAGTTTTACTAGTATTCTTATTCTTAATAGTTTTATTGATGTAGTTAGTGATTTCATCACCACTCCAAAGAATCTTACCATCTTTTGTACAAGGTTTGAGTCGACCTTTGTAATCTTTCTGATCTAAGAGTATCATGTCTAAAGTGTATAAGAATCTTCCAACTCCCCACTTAACTGCAGCTCTCTTAACGTTTATATTCAGACAAGGTCGTTAATCTTATCCCGCGACATTACTCGCAGCTGCATGTTTCCATGCAGACTAGACTATATCACCATCCCAAAGGATGCTCCCCGTTTCGACCTACTTAGGCCTACACTGCTACATTCATCACAGTTAGTCGTTGCACGTTCTCTTTACAGAGCTTCGCTCAGGATTGCCCACAGCTTTATCTGTTTGGGTATCCCCTGAATTAGAGGAGTTTGCTTCAAGACTTCCATCCTGAAGGCCCTATTCAAGTACTTCTACTTTATAACCTTTGTATTTATTTAGTTTACCAGTAGCTAAAGATGATAAAGAAGGTGCATGTAACTTATGTTTATTAGCATAGTTACTAAGTCCAACGATTATCTCGATATTATCATTTGGATCTGTTATTTTATATCTCTTTGATCCTCTAGGAAGATAGTTCTTAGAGTTTGATATGAGTTTAGTCCGTGTATCTTGATCAAATTCATACCATTCAGACTTATAAAATACCTGATAACCTTTATATAGTTTATTATTAGTTAAAGCTGAAGTCATATTACCATCATTTAACTTATTATCTTTAACATATCTAGACAATCCAACTATTTCGGTAACATTACCAGTTGGTTCTATAATAATATATTCTTTTCTATATTTATCACCACTACATTTAAACTTCTCTGTTTTATATTGATTGTATTTTTTATGTTTTTCTATCTCAAGTTGCTTCTCTTCTTCAGAAAAGTCATCCCAATCATCTTTATAGAACACTTTATAACCTTGTGAAGAATTTATTTTTTTACGAGCACAAGCATTAAGATCTTTATAGTTAAGATTATTCTCTCTACTGAATCTAGATAAACTATGTACATATAGAAATGTGCCTTGTTTATTTATGATAATATAATCTTTTCCAAATATTTCAGCCATTCTTAAAAGACCAGCTTCTGATTTATTAGATGGATATTGAAGATTATATGAACAGTTAACATTATCATTAGATGTCTTAATAATAAATTTTTGTTCAACATCATAAGCTTCGCGCTCGTCATTAGTTCTAAATAAAATCTCACTCTTTAACTCTTCGTCATTGAGTAAATGTTTTCTAAGCCAATTGATTTTATATGTTCTATACTTTCTAGCTAATGCTTCCTTCTTATGAGCATTTATTCTAGATTTCATATTACAAGTCTTACCAATATAAAACTTATCACTATTTTCGAAATATAGTTTATACACTACATATATTTTTGTTTTCATATTTTACTCCAACGTTCAATATAAAACTTATCACTATTTTCGAAATAAAGGTTAGTTATAAAAGGTCGACCAAGGCATCGCTACTTTCTCCCTTAGCTTGTTCTGTATTACTTTCTGTACCACAGTCCCACTTCCACACCCATCTAGGTGATGAAGAATCACTACTTACGTTGATACCAACACCTGCATACATATTTCCATTAATGACTTTATAGTCATCCTGCCAGTTATCAGGTCCGACAACCTGATCAAGTTTATCTTGAACCTGTCTTGAGTCAACATACGCCACACAGTTCATTCGTTTTCCTACTGCATTGTTAGGCTTCCATTTGTATGGCATATCGTCTTTTAGTTTTGTTAAATCCATTCATTCTCCTTATGTTGAATGTTACTGTTATAATATACCTCATTCGCAATGAAATGTCAATAGTTTTTAATATTTTTTCTTTAAATCTTCTGTAGTAATAAGTGCAATAACACATTTACGTATTCCACCTTCGCATACTTTTTCTTTCTTAAGACCAGATACTCCACATTTCTTTCCTACTATATGTACTATACCACATTTAGGTTCGTAGTATACATGTGAAGGTTCTACATCTGACATCTCCCACTTATCGTTAAGGTGTGGAGCTGTACGTATAAGCTCGCATAAAGCTTCTATTGTTATTCTTACTTCTACCTGTCCATCTCTTCTATGCATTATAATCCCCTACGATCATGTATCCATTGTTTAACTGTCTCACTGGCTTTCTGCCAGTTAATAAATGCTTCCGCTAGATGAAAGTACCAAGCTTGTGGTATCACACCATTTACACGTATAGCATGTAGATTTAATGTTTCCATTTGATCTTTAGATAAAGTTCTCTTAGATCTACCATAGTGTATGACACTATGACACATCTTACATACACATCTCAAAGCATGTAGATGTTGTATACCAGTCTTAGAGGTCATACTAACTTCGTATATCCATTCTTCATGACAATCCATCTCTCCCTTTGTGTCCCCCCACAGTACCAACATGTATTATCATTACTGTTTCTAACATACTTAGAGACTATACTCCAATCAGACTTTCCTATCTACTCCTTAAGTTTGTCCCCCAAAGAGCTTTTGGAACTAGTTGTATCTGTAATCTCATATTCTACTTTCTAGATTGGTTAAGAGGTAACCAATCTTAATCTTTAATCTCTTTAATCTATCTTTAATCTCTTTAATCTATCTGTTATCTGTTTTTAAAGGCTCCCGGCAGTCTTAATATACCTGATTAGCAAGGTAATGTCAAGGATTATTTTGACTTTTTTATTTTAGCCTATACTATATATGTATTGACAATCATATGCAAATAACGTATATTTATAAAGTACTATATAGAAAGGAAAATATGTTTATAAAAGACCAGTACAAAGAAGATATTGATCGCATCAAAAATGATAGAAAACCTACCTACCGTGAGGTGAACGTAGGATGGCCTTCTGAGGCTTTAGCAAATCTAGGCAGCTTCAATGTAGGCTCATGTCAAAGAGAGCTATTTTACAAGGCTCTGGGCGTTCCACCAACCAATGAAATGGCTGTAAGAGTCAGAAGAATCTGCGACTCTGGAAATATGTATGAAGATCACTTCATCAAAAAGTTCAAAGATACAAACAAACACATTGCTGAACAGGTTCGTATAGAATATACAATGCCTGAGACGCTGAATAAGGTGCTTTTAAGCGGAAAAATCGATGAGATAATAGCTGACGATGGAAAAGTAAAAGGTATCGAAATAAAGACTGTAGAAGGCTTTAAAGCGGACAAAATATTTGGTACAAAATGGGGAGAACCTATGTGTCAACCGTTACCAGCACCTAACAACTTGATGCAAGCCATGTTATATAAATGGAAAGCAATGCATGAAGAGATTGATAGTCATAGTGTAGATGAGATATACCTTGCGTACATTAATAGAGGCGACTATACAACAATGTTCTTTAAGATAGACTTAGATGCTGAAGGTTATCCAGTAATAACACCAATAGATATGTCTGGTAGAGAGTATACAACTATAGAAACACAGAAGCATCCATCGTTCGATGAGCTAGAAAGAAACTCTACAGTTGCTACTCAAGAACAGGCTAGAATAGCTGAACTACGTATATGTGTTCATGATATATTCAAGAAATTCGATGAGTCATACTCTTACATAAGAGAACAAGTGTTACCACCTAAAGACTATGAACTATTGTGGGATGATAATAAAGCTTATAAAGAGTTTCATTGCGGAAGGCTTACCACTGCTAAGTATAACAAGCACATTGGTAAAAACTATAAAACAGGTAAACCTGTAGCACAATCCTGTTCAGGCGATAAGAAATGTTCTTATTGTAACTACAGGGTAAAGTGTCTTGAGGACGAAGGCGTTAGACTTACGTAGGAGTGTTGTTTGCTAAGTAAGCAACCATCTGATCGTACAGATTCCTAACATCTACCATCAATGCGTTGAGCTTTTGAAAGTTTGATCTGAAATCTTGAACCTCAGACTCTTCTAGATAGTACCTAGTGTCATCTGGAAGAGTTATCTTAGATAACTTCTCTTCAATATCTCTTATATTCTGAGCATTGCTATTTATTAACACTTTAGTAGCTTCTTCTGAAGTTTTAAGGTGTGATAAACTAACAGACATACCTAGTATATTTTCAAGGTCTGCAACTCTCTTCGTTAAAGCCTTTATATCAGCGTCCATGGCTCTTATCTTATTACTTAAATCTGGTGAATAATTCATTATAAACCTAACTTTCTATAATCTAGTTTCGCAGCAAGCTTCTCGCCTATCTTAACGTACTTATCTTTGTACTTAGCCTTATCTAGCTTGTCTATCTTGGATAAAATCCTTGTATCAAGTCTTACGATAGTAAGATTATCTACCATTCTTTCAACAGCCCTTGCAGCTGCCATCTTTGTTGCAACCGCCTGTGCTCTAGCAGCTCCACCCTGTCCAGGATTAAGATACACCTTAGCAACGCTACGGATATTTCTATACTTCTTGGACTTCTTATAAGGTATATGTTTAGCACTATAACCTGTTCCTATGGAAAGTATTACAACTTCCTCATCTTTTAACCAACCTAACCTCTCGGCTTCAATCCATGCTTGATCTATTGAGCAGTTACTATCCCCTATACCTCCATCTAACCATGTCTTCTTTTCTTTATCATCATTAATCGGGTCAAAGTAGTATGGCGCAGCGTAGCTTCTATTGATGGCGTCGATTAGGTTTAAACTGCCGTCTTTTATCTCCCATGACTTAAAGTAATGATTCCGTCCATCATTCACGCAGTAAGATGTAGATATAAGTTTTATTATAGTAGAACGCATCTTAGCATTCTTGTCTATATACTTCCTTAACACCTTAACAACAGGTTTCTTAGAGTACTTTCCATTTCCGAAGAAGTTTATACTCCTCCAAAAAGTCGTATCGAACACGTTGTCTACCTCTTCATACATTGTATCGAATAGGCTAACAGCAGAAACGCCGCACGCCAGCGGCCCTCCTAGTATTGTTCCAACACTAGTAGCAACAATCATGTCAAACAGTTCATGTATCCTCTTTCCAGTAACTTTCTCTATCTCTTTAAGAATAGCTATCTGTATAAGTCCTTTAGCTCTCATCCGCCCCCGTCTAGTTGTAATATCCGGCGTGGCATAGGCATTTCCTTTCTATTATATATACATATAATTGTTAAAATTTGTAGACTTAAGTCTATCGTTAATATCTACAGTAGAATGTTTTCCGTAATATCTTTTGTTGTTTAACAAGTTAGTAGTTCTATACAAGAAATATATTCTTTTCATTATGGTGTCTCCGTATAAGAAATCTTAGCGCCTCTTATAACAGGTGTTGTAACATTATGTTCTTTTAGTTGAAATTCTAACGCTAATACTTCACCAGTATTAATAGTAAGAGGTTTATCTACTGTTAATGTTCTTATATCAGCAAGCTCTACAGGATGTCTAAATGTAGTGTAAGTAAATGTACCATCTGTATCACTAACCTCGCCAATAGAAAGCCACATTCTAACCGGTGTTTCGTCTGAAAGTATCATCGTTTCTGGTCCATCAAAATACCAATCTACTGTTAGTTCGTTGACAGTTATACCATATCCATCGTCTTTGCCTTCTAATCCTTTAAACAGTAAATATCCAGGTTTAGATGTGTTATCAAAATCTAGAAATTTTATATCTATATTACTAAATCCTATGTATCCATCTAACGGAGTAACAGTAACCCTTACTGTACCATTGTATTCTTTAGGAGAAAGGTATAACTTAACAGCCTGTCCCTTATTATCTTGTAGAGGGTTCATACCGTATATATTCTTTGTAACATCTTCTAGTGTACCACCTCTAAAAGGCATATACTCTACAGAATCTATAGTGCATCCGTATAAAGGAAATGGATATAACTCCACATAGTTAAATCTCTTGGTTAAAGCTGGTGGTAAATGTATATCTATTGTATGAGAAGAGCTATCTGTCTCTTGTAACCAAAAACTTTTGTTAGTTCCATCAAGTGCATCGTATATCTCTGAGTTAGGTTCTACTTCTACACTGTCTAACTCTATAACAACCTGAGGAGATACTCTTCCGTCATAGTTTTCACCTCTAGGAATCTTTGAGTAAGAACCTATAGGATTAAGAGACGTATACCCGTAGTTAGAGTCGTAGAAAACGTCGCTAGTTGCTGTAAGATTAGTATCTACATCGTAGGTACTAGCGTATAAAAGTCCATCTTCTTGATACTCTAATGATCCAACAAAGTTAGACATAGCTTGATAAGATTTTATAACCCCTAACTGTAATCTTTGTACTTCAGAAGACAGTTCACGACCTCTTAAGATAGCTCTTAAAGCCGACTCTTCGATAGACCTAAGTTGTTTATTAAGTTCTGAACTTTCTATCGCTGAACCATACTCTATCTCGGTTATATCAGGGTATACTGATAAGGTTTTTCTTCTATTAATCTTGGTTGTCATTATTGTCTCCCGAGTTTCTTAATTTTATAATCAATCATTCCCAAATATTTAGGAATGCTAGTACTATATTCATCAGGGATATAGTCATTTCTTAAGATTATATACTCTTGATTATTATACTGAACTTCACGTTCAAGTATATCGTATAGACCACTGTATGTAGTATTACCTTCGTAGTCATCGTATCCTAGTAAGTATACGTAGTGAGAATAAGCTTCAGTAAACGCGTCATTTAACTCCTCACTGTAAGTTATAAACTTAGTCCTCATATTCTTCCTCCATTACGTTCATTGTAAACTTAACTGATTCTAAGATAGGAGTATTAATCTTATGTTCACTCTTTAACTCTATCTTATAAAGAAATCTATCTACTGTAGGATCATCAGTGTCTACTTCGCCGTATGTAATAGTATAGAAATCGGCTAAGTTTTCAGCGGTATTATAAAATAAATGTCCTCTAGATGTAGACTCATCTGTTACATCATCAATGTGTAATGAGTAACCATAAGATGAGTGCTGTGCGTATTGTACATCATTACGTGTATTAGAGAAGTCCTGAGGATATAGTATACCATCATTCCAGGTAAGATCTTGTTGATATCCAGATGTTACATTGTAGTGACTTCCTGTAGTACTGTTAACTATATTACCACTAGAACCTGTAATATATTCTTCTAAGTAATACCCAGTAGTACCTACATGTTGTAGAAACTTACGTTGATAATGGCCTATATTACGAGATCTATCAGCAGGAATATTTTGATATATACTTTTACCAGCGTGGAAGTAGTATCCTTGTACTATATTTAATGATGGTTCTTTAACAACTAGGTATTTACCGTCTCTCTTATGTACTAACGCTGCTCTATCGTCGCGTTCATATGGTGTACTATGAAGTAAGATATCAAAATCAACTATGTTAAGTGGTTCAACTTTAGACACTAATTTCATTTCGCTACTAGTTTTTACAAATTGATCAGAATAAGGTGACCAGTTATTCTTAGCATACTTTGTATAGTTGTCTGTCTGACAGAAGAATTTATATCTATAAACACCTTTAGGTATAGTCACAATCTTTGTTACATCATCCATAACGTCGTTGTATATACTCTTACCTTCTAGATCTTCTATTAGAATTCTATTTACAATATTTTCGTTATCACTGTCTACCAGTTGATGTACGGTTAATGATCCATCTACACCTGTTATAATGTACCCTTCCCAGTAAGAAGCGTATTTATCTTCTGTTCTGTAAGAGTATGTAAACTCGACGTTCTGTAACGGAGAGTAAGATTCTGTAGTCTGCGATTTCCACATATCTACCCACCAATTAAGACTATAGTCTAACACGACGTCGTAATGTATTCCGCGCTGTAGTATATTATTATATCCGGTATAATGTAACTCTCTAACGCTGTCTTGAACAAATACATCCCCAGAAGGAATAGGTATCAAGATAGCACCTGACGCTGGAGGTCCTATTGGATCATCATCTGTGAACGGATTAGGGTCTGCTGTAGAATATTCTAAACTTTTTATAACATCTTTGGTATTATATACCCATACTCCGTTATTAGATACATAGCTTTCTCTCGTGCCTGTATTAGGACCAGTCTGGTAAGTGTATAGTTTTATAGTAGATTCTACTACATTACTATCTAATGAGAACTTATATACATGATAGTATCGTATACCGTTAAAGTAATAATCTGGTACATTTTCTGTAACTCTTCCATGAATAACCTCGTTATAACCAGACGGAGTAACAATATCTACACTAGGTCGGTACCATCCATCTAAAGATTCTATTATCTCTCCAAATTTAAGGTAACTAAGACTTGAATAATCATAGTAATTAAAAGGATATCCAGTAGGATCTCCATAAGTACCACTACTAGCTATGTATCCAGACGCTACAAGACCTGACATGTAAAGATCCCAATAAGGATTTGATTCATCTATTACTCCTGATAAAAACCATGTGTCTGGATTGTCTGGATGAGGATTTTGAGGATACTCACCGGTATATGCAGGATCTCCGAATAGTACATTAAGTTCGTTATAAAGTCTGTTATCGTTAGGAACCTTGTCTACAGAACCGATGAATTGTATAATAGCTGGTTTTATACTATCAGCATCTGTAAAACTTTTAACAAGCTGCCAGTCATAGTCAATATTTCTATAATCATCAAGATCTTGAGCCTCTAAATTGTTATAAATATCTGATAGTAAAACATGTCTTGTAGGATAAGTCTGATCTTCATCTTCTACAAACTTATACACGTGGGCACTTGTAGGAAGGACATATTCATCATTAACATCTACAAAATAACCACGTATAATCTTATCTTTAGACACGTATACGTCTGCTGCACATCCTTCAGGAATATACCCATTAGCCTCTACAGCAACATTTCCTATAACAGGTTTCTCGTTATTATAAGGTTCTAATAAAATAGACTTAGAATGATAAGTAGACGATTTATAGGTTAACGCATGAAATATAGACAAGTTATTTATCACTACAAAGTATTCATTAGAATCTAGTATATCAGGTGTCTGTTTGATAAACTGAAACTTAAGGTGAGTAGTCTCTATGTTCTCGAATCTTAATAGAATTCTATCACTTGTTATCTCCGAAATAGGTACTTCAGGGATGTTTTCCCATCCTGTATCTTTTTTATACTGAACTCTTAAGTGACCAACAGTATTATCAGCATCAACATTAATAGCTATACCATTTATCTGTATAGATTCTCTTTGAGGATCTAATTGTATAACAAACGAAGTTTTCATAGCAGACGGAACATCTGTTTGGACTCTATAAACAAGTCGTCTATCATCTGAAACATCGAATATAATATTCGAATCTGCTATACCCATATACCCTGCTTCTTTTATAGTACCTACGAATTCAGTATTAACAATGTCTAATTTTCGTTGATAATAATGTGTTAAATCTACAAGATTAGAAAGAACATTAGGTATGTACATAGTACCTGCTTTTATATCTACAACAGGAGACTTAGTATCAGGATCATTTGTAGTCCTAGTAACATTAAGATTGTCCATATCTGTGAAGTTTTCTGTGTGAACATACTGTAAATAATTCTTACCCAGTTTTCCTGCACGAATATCGTCAGCTCTAGACTTTATATTTCTAAGTTCACGTTTAACTCCATTGTGTTCTTTCAATGAGTTAGTAAGTTGTTCTAATATATTAATAGATTGATTCTCAATAGCATTATAAAGAACATCAAGGTCATCTATAACATCATCGAAAGTATCATGAATCTCATCGATGAACACATCTTTAAGCATGACATTCTTTGTTATAGGATCTTCATCGTCCTTAGTGATTTCCTCTATCTTCTTAGCTATTTCACGTTCTGTAGGTATCTTAGGAACACCGTACACTCCTGTGGTAAAGTTAAGAAATATCTTCTCGTATAAAAGTTCTATCTTTATGCTCATTATTCAACCCTCATGAATGAATTACGATCTGTCACATGACATTCGTAATAGTCTATAGCTGGAGATATAAAGTTGTTAGTCTCCATGAACGACATATCTATCTCTATTCTAATCCTAAACGAGTAAACAGGAAAGTCGTACTTTAGCTCTGTTAACTGTGTAGATATATGTCCTATATTAAGGTCATCTAGAACAAAGAACTTTGGTAAAAAGTTCCCGTCATCATCTACCTCATTTAGTCTTGTTACAGGAGAGAATCTTACCCAATCCTGGTTATTAAACTGTACGTAGTACCTAACAATACTGTACCCGTCAGTTTCAGGAAGAGTTTCCCCTGCTTTCATATAAAATGTATACAATGGATCGTCTAGGTTATAGTACTCTGACACGTATACTCCTTCTTTAGAGTATAACTCGTTCATTATACCTAGATCTTCTACTCCTACAGCCAGTCTTTTCTTTAGAACAACGTCTTTCTTTATAGGTATTTCTTCTACCTTTTCAGCTTTAACATCTAAGAAAGATTCTATCTCTCCTACGTCGAAAAGGTCTGAACTTTCGTTGATCTTATCAGTATCAAATGTTATCGCCGGTGTCTGATCACCATCTTGATCATAGTAAGTCATAGATATCTCATAAGTTCTCTTCTTAGAACTACCTATATCTCCTGAAACAAAAGGAAGAGTAAGAAACATACCACTTAAAGAGTCTTCGAAGAAGTTGTTAGCTGTTGCCTGGCCAGGAGACGGTATAGGTGTGCCATCTGGCTCGTAGTAAAGATTAGTTTCTTTACCCCAGATATAAACCTTGTAAGGATCTGGATCTGATAACCAGAAGTTGTTAATTTCTCGCTTATGGTATAAAGATAACTGTATATCTGACACTTCAGGATTCTCTGACAGTACCTGTGCTTCTACCGATATGTTATTAGGGTTAGGAACAGCAGGCTTTGTAAGAACTACACCTGGAACCTCGGCTATAACCTCCTGAAATATAGAAGTTTCACCTATGGCACTTGCTGAGTAAGCTAGGAAGTAGTAATCATTCTGGTCATCATGAGCTATTACATGGTCATACTTATACTTTCTAAGATTATCATAGAAATGTTGTACATTAAAATAGTACCCAGAGTTCCGTACGTATCCTAACAAGATGTTAGTATTATCTCTATCTAGTAAGTACTGTATAGTAGCACTAGATAACCCAGCACCTGATGGATACAGTAATGTTCTTAACTCTATATTCTCAGGAACAAGACCAGAAGATTCAACATGAACAATAGAGTTACCTTCGTTACTCCACTTCGACAGCATTGTCATTGGAACAGGATCAATCCCTTGATCCATAATTTTGATAAAAATATCACTATATTTTGGCATTAGTTCTCCTATTCAAACTTGAATCTTGTAGGCGAGTCGAAGTAGTTATCTTTTGGATTAGTAAGACAGTAAGCTGTTGCCCATCCTGTACTATCTTGTACAATAACAAACAATGCATATTTTCCGCCACCTAGTTTAACACTCATAGTATAATCATTTGAATCAAAACTACCGTCATTGTGATTGTCATACCATATACTAGCGTCGTACCTGGTCCATACTATACCATCAGCGTTCTCTACATTCTGACCACCTGTGCAGTCATCTATCATATCATTAGCTTTACTACTTGTTATATTAGGATAAGCTAACTGATATCCATTTTTAACCCTGTCCTTGTTAACAAAGTTTTCTGTTATTCTCATCCATGTGTTCTTTGTATTTGCACTGGCGTCGAATATCTTATCGTAGTTAACGCCTACTAACCATATGTACTTAGGGTAAGGTATATATCCTACTGTCTTGCCTTGTATATTTCTAGCATTTCCGTCTAAAGTAAACTCTGCCTCAGCGTATACATCTGTAACAGTGAAGAACGTAGAGCCCATAGAGTTAACCTGTACCTGTTCACCAACACTCTGTATCCATGTCTGATAGTAAGGAACATTAGAAGCTGCTTGTTTATCATATTTAACACCACTTAACGCTACAGTTATCTCACTTATATCAAAGTAGTTATCGTAAGAAGGACATACTTCCTTAGAGTATCTATAAACGTTACCGCCCATGAACTCATATCCAACCTTAGCTCGTACAGGAGACCCTAGAATCTGCTTAGCAGAGTCATCTGTATCGAATCTATAATGTCTATCAGGTTTACTCTCTAAATCTATCCATGTTCCATCTGTATCTTTCCATTGTAACCAAGTACCTATATATTCAGGAGTCTCATACTCTCCTGATACAACAAGTTCTGACACTGATACATATCCTGATTGCTCTACTCCACCGTATGTAAGAATAGGATCTTGAGAGAAAGGAGGTATAAACGTATAGCTAACGTATAACTCAGTTGAAGCCAACGGTGCACCAGAATTCCACTTGTAAAGAGTAGGATTTATCCATCCTGTTAATGTATAGTTATTCTCAGATATATGTGGACCGGTGTAGTTCTCACCAGTATAATCTTTGTACTCTTTATCTTCCCACGTGACAGTAAACTTCACTTGTTCATCACTAATGCTCGTAACATGATCCATTCTAGGACTAGCTCCGTACAAATGAGGAAGTATCACTTCATTCCCACCGTCTCCTGCTGATTGACCATCATACTCATCGTCCATGTAGTTAGGTTGTACGTTAAAATATCCTTTTATAGAGATATCTCGTAACGTATCTGATGCAGAATCTAAATCTTTTAGTTTTACTATCAGATTATTACCAAGATCATCATTATCAAACTCAGGATAACCAAAGTATACACCTGAGTAGTTAGTAAGAATATCAATAGGTTGAACTACGTAGTTATATCCTGGTTGAGACTGACTATTGTATGTTCTAGAGTTAATATAAACAATACTATCTGTCTTATCTGTTCCGGGTCCTTGGATCTTATTAATAAACATCCCTTGTTCATGATCTATACTATCTAAATATTCTTGGTGTCCGTGAGTCAGAGGTGTAAAATTACCATAAGATACATCGTACCATCCTTGTCCAAAGAAATCGTCTTCTATCTTATAGTTATTCTCATAGTAAGATCTCACATTATGTATAAAAACATTACCTAGATAGATAGTAGGGTATGTGGTAAGATAGTAAGTCTTATCGTGTTTCGATGTCCATGTATTTGAACATTGGTCATATCTTAATCTTTTCTTACCAGACTTTAGGTGATAAGCTTCATCGACAGTTTTGCCATTAAAATCAAAGTTAGAAGGTAATGGATCGACTTGTTTTATACGTTTTTTATTCCATTCTTTATCGTATTTATCACTCCTATCAGATACAAGTGTCATAGATGTACTACCTATATCGTCCATTGTATATAAACGTAGTCTTCCATCTTCATCTAAGCAAGTTATAAGTAACTCGTTCCAATATGCCATTACGTTGCCCATCCTTCTGTTAAACCTTGTATACCAGCAAATCCGGAGTTTTTAATCTTAGTGTAATACTCTATATCACTCTCGTTATAACTAGTACCAACAGGCATTTTTAATAATACGGTCTGAAGAGAAGTAGCCGTACCGTTATCATAAGAAACAGATATAATATAGTTATCCTGCCACTTAGTAATATCTATATAAGATACGTTAGTGTCGTTACCATAATGAGATCCACCACCAGATTTTATAACTGATAAAAGATCTATATATTTCATTCTATCAGGAAGAGGATCTATCTCACTTGTAGTATCATATCTACTGACGTATAGTCTATGTTCAGGAAAAGATGTATCACTCTTCCCTCCCTCATATGTAGTTATAATCATAAGATGTTCTTCTTCGTAATCAAGGTAAGACGACGTAAGACATCTATTATTACTAGGAAGATATAGATCTCCATCGCATTGGGTACTACTTCCGCCTAATAAAGGTTTCTCGTACCTTTTCCATGGAATAAGGTTAAAGTTATGTGCGTAATCACCAACACTTGCCGCAATCTTATTATTAGTATCAGCAACAGGAGATGCTACAGCTTTGAACTTCATCTTTTGATCTTCGTACCTTAATTCCATTATAACAGGTACATAATATTTAGCAGAAATATCTCGTTTATATCTACTCCTACCTTTTTGATAAGAATTCTCAGAATATAAAGGTGTCTTATTAAAATAATCGCTTATCTTACCGTTTATACTATAACAAAAGTAAGCTTTAGGAAGTATAAGTGTGTGTTCCATAACATATACAAGATATACTCTACGTTTGCTTCCATCTTTAAAAGATTGTATACTTACATTAAATGGATTCCCACCGAGTTGATCTGTTCTATTACCTTTAAGAGTATTTCTCTTAGAAATAATATATAACCCGTTACTATCATCACCGTACGAATCAGAATCGACTATATAGTTAAAGTCATTATCGTAATGGATATCGTTAGCAAGATTATCTTCTAACAATTTTTGATATTCATAGTGTTGATTCTGATCTATCCACATCTCTGGAATCTTTTCTACTACCCATAGATCATTCTTACCACTAAACTCGTCTATGTCATTATCCCATTTAGCAACATTCACCTTTTTTAAAACTCTATGATAGTAAGATTGCATCCCAAATATTCTTGCTCGAAGTGGAGTATTAATTTCGTGCTTTTCCCACGCGGCAACATCGGTTGTCTTATTCCTATCAAGTCTGGTATCAGTTTCTTTAACATATATACTTAAACCTTTAAACTCCGCATTAGAATTTCCTGTTGTTATCTCATCATCTATCGCAGCTATATATGTGTACTTTGTATCTCTTGTTGTGCCTTTATTAGTTCCTGGTAGTCCTGTTAACATTTACTTAACTCCTTTAAACTGCATTACGTCGTTAGCTCTACGTCTTTCATTTAAAAGATCACTTTCAGCATCAACGAACACGTATGCTTTCTTTCTTAAAATAGTTTCTATATTACCTAGATTAGTCTGTAAAGTTATCTTTTTAATTTTCTCGAATAAATATTCAGAAATCATATATTCTGTTATATCAGCCCAAGCATTAGAGTTAAAGAAACATATAAGTTCCATCCTTGTAGGTCTTAATGGTTCGTTAAAGACTAACTCATATCTACCTGTCTTACCGTACTCATCCACTTTAGAATCAGGTATCTTTTGAAATTTAACTTTCCTATTATTTTCGTCGTAAACAAAAGACTTAGCAACATCAATCGTAGGAATAACATTAGCATCGTTACCTTCTAAGTCTACTATAAACGTTGTACCAACCGGAGCTTCTCCTTTAAAAGGTACTACAAGTTTAATACTAGGGTTAATAACTTCCTCTATACCTTCCATTGACTTCTGAGTAATATAAGTTCTACGAATAGATATAGCATCGTCTATCATTATAAAGCTAGGATGAAGATTAAGATAATTACCTAACTCGCGTTCAACTCTATCTCTGATACTAAGATTAGATGCTTGTTCGTACGTATAAACAGCTTCGAATTGAGTGCTACCGACGTTAACTCCATCGTTCTCATCTACCATATAAGTCTTGTATCTTCCTTCGTCGTTTTTAGCAGTGAAATGAATATCACTGGTACCGCGCTTCCAGAATGATCCTAAAGCTAAGTTTCTATTATTAGGATAAAGTTTGAAACCCTCGTCTGGTAACTCCGTAAAATATATATCAACCTTATCTTTATGAACAGACTTTCTATCTACAAAACTTTCTTCTACTTTAAGTGTAAGATTCTCTTTGTTAAGATTTATCTGTACACCATTAGATTCAGCATACAACCTATCATCTCTAAAGTCTTCTCTTATAACAGTTGCACCATCTAAACCCATCTTAGACTTTATATATACATTATAAACTTTCTTCTGAGCGTCTGCTAGATTTCTTCTAGCTTTTTCTCTTTCAAGAGAGTTAAAATTAACGACATTCTGAACATCGTTAGAGACTAACTCTTGAGCAGTAAATACTTTATCAAGATCTATATCTATATCAGATATAAAACTGTTAAACTTGTCAGCATCAGGGAATCTATCAGGCATAGGAATGTCTAATCTTGAAACAAGTCTTCCTGACATTATTCTAAAAAGTCTATTAACCTCTTGTAATATAACTTTTAAAACTGTAGCATCTGTACTACGGACAAGCTCTGCTATACCAGATTGTATTCTAAATTTAAAATCAGATATATACTTCTCATTTATTTTTCTTACGTAACTATTCATTATAGATTTTGTCCTGTTAGTTTATTACCCTTCTTAAAATTCTCTTTAGCTGAAAGGATTTGTAAGTTAGACCAGTTAAAACACTGTCTTTGTTCTTCTTCATCTTTAAGATTAAAAGAAGAACATGGACGTATATGGTCTATGTGATATTCATGTCCTAAGTAGCTATTAATATCGAAGTCTTTATAACCATTAACAATAGCTGTAGACTGAAGATGCGTTTTGAGTTCATCTATTGTACAACCTAAAAGTTCTTTAGTTGAAGCAGATTTATTCTTACCAGCAAGAACATTACATAATCTACTTCTTATATTACATTCTATTCTGTATCCAGTATCATTGATATAACGTTGTTTCCTGCTAGCATTTATATGAGATCTATTATTACATTGATACTGTTTATTATACTTCTTAATACACTTTCTGCATATAGTCACTTTTATAGAATGAAAGTTGTCTATAGTTAATGTATTACCACATTCTCTACACTCTTTCTTACCTTCTATAATAGGATATAGTCTTTTATTTGTGTCTATACCTATACCGTTAAGTCTTCTAGCTAATGTCTTTCTTGAACAACTATATATTTTTTCTAACTGTGTTAAATTTCTACATTCATCCCAATCAAGTTTTAACTGTTGTATATCTATTTTATGCATTTAAACTCCTAAAGGTTCTGGCTAGACAGTTTTATTATGTAGTAATCTACCACCGGTGTGTAAGATGAGAGATTTGTAACATTAGTATTCAGTCTTCCATAGATCTGAACACTATCAATGTTCTTAAAATAAGTAATCTCTATATTATCATCTTCAAAAAGATCGAAATCTTGGTTAGTATATATAGTGTTCTTCATATCGTAGTAAAACTGTTTATTAGTAGAAGGATCTATATTGTCTAACTTAGGTATAATATTTCTATCTCCTGCGTAGTTACTTACATCCTCTAGTTCAACTCCGTTAACTCTCACAGATATAGGTCTAAACTGTTGTATATTAAAGTCTTCTAACTTTAAAGATGTTACAGTCCATAGATCACCATCAAGTAATCCTTCTATACTTTGATAAACATTATATGTGAAGTCTTCTGGCCAAAATGATTGCTCTTGTTCTATCCAGTCTCCTGGGAGAAATACTCTCCATCTATTATCAAACTGATCTGTCCAGAAAAAACGCTTCCTTAGGTGATCATATTTAGATATATCAATATAAGGTATATCTCTTACTGATATGATAGATGATAGTCCGTTAACATCTTGTTCTATAGTATAATTATCATCCTTAATAAGAGTACTATCTATTGTTGATACCTTCTTTGGCTCAAAGTAATAAGGTATAAATGTCGATGTTAGTAAAGCACTCTCAGGATAAAGAGTCTGTTTTTCATCCATTATGTAATGTCCCTTTCGATGATTATAGGCATCATTGGTGGTAAGTCCATATTACTATCTATATCTCTAGACACTATGAGGTCTTTACTAGATCTAGTACCTGTGATAACATTTAAAGTCGGTCTCATAGCAGGAGGTATCTTATCACTGTATAACATTTCTACAGCCTTCGTGATACATAAAGTGTGTCTATTAGTTCTAAACCATAGCTCAGCCTCTAACGTAGTAGCTCTCGTCGTCTTTATGACGTACTCATTAGTCTTATCTATCGAACTAAGGAAGTACCTTAACATAGATTTTCTAGACGCTACAACCTCATAAGGTAGAAGATCTCCTTCTTCTTCCTCTCCTAATTTCTCTAGAGTATACATATATACTGCATCTAATGACGCTGGCACATATTGTATAACATAATCATTCTTATAAATATCCTGTATATCTTCTATGTGTATAAGAGTAGAATTAAGTCTTATCCAAGTAAAAGCTGTTAAAGGATAAGGTTCTCCACCGTTCTCCCTTCCGCCATTTATCCATATCTTTGTATTATCAGCAAAGTCTATATTAGAAGAAGGTAAGTCTAAGTGAATAAATGTACCTTGAGTATAATCTGTAAAATAATCAGGATTTATAATATAAGCAGGTTCTTTTCTAACTCTCCTATCATTTTCTATAATAGGTATATGTTTATTATATCCTCGGTTACTAACGAACCAGTTACAAGTATTATATTTTATATCTTCTTGCTTTGTAAGTAAGTTAACGGAGATCAGTGACCTATCACGTATAGGATAATCTCCTGAGTTAAACTTACCTGTTCCTGAGTAAGATTGGTACCTTGGTTCTATAGACCAAGCGCCAACTTCATACTTAAGTGTCTTTTTAAAGTCGATAGACTGAAGCTTAGGTGTCGGTTCCAATATATTTATAATTTTAGTTATAGTCTCCTCTAAACTTCTAGTATCTTCTATTACGTCAGTTACCTGTGAATATAGAGAGTCATTATCATAACTCTTTGGGATCGCTGGGCGATCATCAGATCCTCCATCTAACTTAACAACCTCATAACGTCTTTCAGAGAGATCATTATTAATCTTATCCTCTAGATCTTTAATAGAAAACTCACTGCTATCAAGGATGTCGTAGTTGTTCTGGTTGAATACTAGTCTCATAAATCTAGCATTGGTACGTTCAATATTCTTGATAGAAAGTACGTCGAAAGCCGTCTCTTCTTTTGAGTTATCATAAGTCTGATACCCATTATCAACTTCAATACTATCAAGCTTCTTTACTGGTTGCCAAACACCATCGCTTTCACTCTTACACATTATAGAAACTAACGTTATAGGGTAGTCACCGAATAAGTCAATCTCTATGTCGTTAAATTGAATAGGTTGTGTAAACTCTATGTCTACAAACGATAGAATACCGTTAACAGACTTAAAGAGTTGGTCTATCTCTGTTAGATCATCTTTGATATCGTACTTGATATCAGGAATATCATTACAAAGTATCTGTTCTTTCCATAATCCGTTCTCTAACATGTCACGCTGTCCATCTCTTCTATAAGACGATGCAAAACTATTAAGATAACTAGTAGTATGGATAACTCCACCTTCTTTGTTATGAACAGGATATGTTTTGGTCTGTATATCTTTTATTAAGTATTTCTTATTATGAATAAAACTTTCTCTTGGTTCTAGAGTCATTACGCCAGATTTCTTGTCTATTAAAACTCCTACATATCTATGTTTAGAATTAATAGTAGAGAATGCTTCAAAGTATGATTCGTCAAACTGAGAACTATCTGTAATATTAAGTCTTGTAAGAACTAACTTATTCCATAACTCTCTCATCCTTTTCTTAAGAACATTAAAGAACTTTCTATTTCTATGAAGATTAAGGGATAAGACTTCATCAACATAGTCTATGTGTTGATACAAGGTCTTGATATCAATGTAAAGACTATTAAACAGATCATTGAACTTATCTTTAGATATTATATCTTTAGAATTAACAAGATGTTGAGATAACTTTGTAAGTTTATCACCTGTTGCATTCATTTTATCTGAGTACGATTGTAGAACATTTCTTATAGCTTCCTCTGATTTGAGTAACTGTAGATTAGAACGTTCTTTTATAGACTCACTAACAAGTACACTTTGTATACTCTTTATATTGTTTTTTATATCGTATTGCTTTACCATTATAAATCCAATTTTATTTGATTAAAGTTCTCATCTAATAGTATATACTGCGTTCCTGCTGGTATATACTTCTTTATAAGTTGATCTAAGTAATGAGATGCTTCCTTCTTAGCCCATGAAGTTAACATAGTCTCGTAAGGATCTTTTACTTTCTCGTTATTAACAGAGTAACCCTCTAGAAGTTTACTATAATATTCATCATAATCTTCTCCACTAGCTGCAGCTAGTTGTTCTATCTCTTCTTTTGTTATATCTGTATACATGTCAGGATTAAATAGACCTGACTCTTTCCACTTGGTTATAAGATTAGGATATATAGTGCTAGGTAAGTGAATAACTATAAGTCCAGCGTGAGGTAATGGTTCACCATCCCAATAGCCTATATCTGTGTATGAATTCTTTTGTTCGTTATTAAGCCTTTTCTGTTCTTGTGATGTGAAACCGCCTGCTATGATCCTAGCATCTCTCACTGTAAGTATATCTGGAAACATTCTATTAACAGAAACATGTGATAAAGGTATAAACTGTCCCGTAGAACTTTCTTTTCCGTCGAAAGGATTCCATCTTAAGTATCCTACCTCACTATATGTACTTAGCCCCGGAATTTGGTTACCCCTGTAGAAAGTGACCTGACCGTCATCAGCAACAGCTTCATAATCAAAGAAATAAAGACTATGATATCTTAGTCTATTAGTATAAGAATCTCCGACACCAACTTCTGGGGACTCTCTTACTGCAACACCTATATTCTTTATAGTATTCTCACATATATGTGATATACCATACTCTCCACTAATTCTAGGATTAAGTTCTAGATTATATATATAAGACTTACTAGAACAATCAGTATAAAAGAAGAAATCTACATCTTCTTGTGGATTAAATTGCTTATTAAACAGTATGTATCCCTTTTGTCTGTCTATAGATGAGATCTTTATTCTTGAAACATCAACACCATCTACGTCTATACCGAATGTTCCAATAGGTATAATATTATCAAACGACTCTTTAGGAAAGATAGTCACGTCATAGTAAGGATATACATATCCAGATGGCGAACCTAAATCGTCTACTGTGGTAATATGAATAGGAGCATCTTCGATTCTAACGATGTTACCACCGAGAAGCTTTGGATTAACGTACGTTATCAACTGGTATTTCTCTTGAGGGTTATCGACGTCTATCGGTACAAACTTAGCTTGATAAAATCTTTCATCGAGGTTAGTAAGAAATGAACCGTGTGATATGCGTGCGTTCCACGATGACTCAGCGTCACTTTGATATCCTTCAGCGTTCATACTTATAACACCTTCGACGGCTATGTGTGCATTAGGATCTTTTGTTATGTAGAGCTGCTTAGTGTTAACGTTAGATATAAAGGATGTCGTCGGTAAGACTACCTTATCTTCCTGTATATCCCAGTCTATTGTCTCTGTATACAGTGTTGTTAACTCTACTAACTCAAAATGAGCAGGATAACTGATGTTAAACAGGCTCTTATTGTATCTAACAGTGTAAAAATCACTTCTATTAACAACATCTATAGGCAGTAAAACTCTAACCCTATGTATATTCTTAGATCCATCTATAGGACCCCATACTATATCCCTTCCATACCTATCTAATCCTGCATCCTTGGTACCATAGTAGTTATCTGTAAGAGATACATGTCCAAACTGTAGCTTAAACTGATCAGGTCTTAAAGGTGTAGTATTATTCTTTAATACTTCTATTATATCTGTATCTGTAACGCCGTTTACATCAAACTTTAACTCGTAAGAAAAGTATAAAGGATCATTGTTATCGTTAACTTTATCTGTTACAAAGAATGTAGACTTATATCTGAATGTTGTCTCATAATATGTAAGAGGAAATCCTGAGATAGGAGTAGTATCTTCTGCTCCATCTCTATCAGCTAATATTATTTGTGTCTGTACATAGTTTTCACTATTCTCGTGGACATCATTAGAGTAATCTATGAGTTTAGTTATCTTTGTAGGACTAAATCCATCTAATCGTACTGTAGCTATAGGACACATACTTATATCGTATCCATCTTTCTTCTTAAGGAAGTTTACTGACATTATATCCAAGGCCTTTCTATAACAGTAATATTATTTAATCCTGATTCTGTTATTCTATATCCATCAAATTCATCAAAGTCATATCTTGTTCCAAGATCATTAAAGTCTCCACAAGTACCAGCTGTTATAATAATACCGCTTAGTTGATCTATGTATATATAGTCTGCTCTTGCTATACAAGAATTAACATCTAGTCCCCAATTTTCATGAACTCCAGAAGCCCAAAACTTAGCAGTATTTATATTCCTATCTTCTATTAAGTCGGTATTATATAAGAAGTCACATTGACCAAACTTGTCAGTCACAAATAGACCCATATTAATAGTAGCGCCACTAACTCCTATATTACCATATACGTATCCACTAATACCAGCAACATAACTTTGCTGTTGATCATCGCGATATATAATCTTGAATTTCATAGTATCACCATCTATATTATATGGAAGTACACTACGATTAGTTATTATAAGATTTGGTCTTCTTTTACGTCTCATTACTCATCTCCTATAACAAAGAAATACTTACTAAAGTCTACATTGTCTCCATTTAAAGGATTAAGATCAGCATAATCGTTACTACATATACGTCCACTAGGAACGGTAACCTCATCCCATACAATGTTTAACTCTGTATTATGCACCCCACTAACATGTATAACAGGAGGTGATTGATCAAAGTCGATATTATATTCACCAGAACCTAGATCTAATTGATATCCCATTGCAGCTGTAATATAAGGTCTTTTTCTGTATATCAAAGTGTTAAAGTTATATAGACCTGATGCGTCATTAGGATCATATTGTCTATATGGTATCTTATAATTGTAGTCTTCAAACACAAAACTTTCACCAGAAGGATTACTATTAAAGTGTGTTATAATCTTATACCATCTTTCTATACCAGATGGTAGAACTCCTGAACCACAAGTACCATATATATCCGAGTAACTATCTAATAACTCAATAGTAGAAAACTGTGGATTCTCCATTAGGTAATATTGTTGACCACCTATATAGAACTTGCCAGGATACATGATAGGATACCATCTCTCTACAGAGTCTTCTTCTGATATATATATATCTGATATATTAAGTACTGGATCTTGATACTCTATACCGCCGGTAAAAAGATCTTCTACATCTAATGCTTCTCCTGAATTCTCTGGAGAAACAACAGTAGGTATATCATAGAAACTTTGTATAGTACCTTTACTGTAATCTTTATGTACATCCCATATAGATTGTTTATCTCTTACATTCTTCCATTTATGTTGAAAGTTATTATCTATGATGTCTCTTAACTTATAAAGCATCCCTGTAGGTAGACCGCCAGACGTATAGTAAAGACCAGATGCAAAACTTTGTACCTCATCTAGATGATAAGCTATAACTGAATTATAGTAATCGCCTGATTGAACAACATAAGGTATTCTATATATGAGTCTATCGTCATCTACATCATACTCGTTGGGCATATCAGTGTAAAGATAAGTAGAAGAATTATTATCTTTATCATAAAGTCTTACATTGTATATAATCTTTATGAGACTCTTATCAACAAGAGGAACTTCGAGATTAGGATTAGGAAGCACACTTAGTAAAGTACTATACGTACTAGTCTTAGTAGTAACTCCTAACGAATCTTTATAGTAAGATTCTTCCCACACTATAAATCCAGAAGACTGTGTCTCGCTAGCTTCATAGTCAGTATAATAGCCAGATCCCCATAATTGTGGAGCTATCTCGTACCATTCTCCACTACCAGGTGGCTTGTAGAAAAGCCATATATCTTGAATCCCAACATCTCCTGATGGAAATGGTGTTCGTATAAGATCAAACGTAGTCTTTGATTCTATATCATATGTAGTAAGATTTAACTCGTTAGAAAGACCTCGAATAAGACTTTGTAAAGACGTATCTTCAGCTGGATTTGAATGACTATTATAAATTTTTTGTCTTAGTTCTATATTACTTTCACCAGGTATACGAACATACTTAAGATTAAGATAATTCTTATCCCAAGTACTTATACCGTTAAGTAATGCGAACGCATCTACGTTAGTCCATCTATTCTTTTTTACAGGCTTAGCCATTTATACTCCTTATAATGAGATCATTACTACACCAGATGACTCATACAACGCACCTGATACAGATGGATCAGATGATGGTAGTCCACCTTCTATGATTATATTAGTATTGTATCCTAACAGTAAGTTTTGTAGTGCGCCTAATCTTAAGTGATTTCTTCCGTATATCTCTATTGTATCAGGTTCTGTTTCTTCAAATTTTAAAGTCATGTAGCTTGTAGTACCTGAACCTACAAGAATATTTCCTGCTGCTACAGACGTATAAGCTTGTTGTGATAAAGATATCAAAGGATTTTGTCTAAGCATTATATTGTTATCCCCATCACTATACAATGTACCACTTATATATACTTCACCTTCTAAGAACATTCTATCAGCTTGAATATATATATTCTCACCACTCATAGTAAGATAAGATTCATTGAAAGATCCTCGTTCTGAGTTAAGTATAATAGGACCGTTACCGTTCAAAGCAAAATTATTAAATCCGTATATAGATGCATTTTGTGTCATCTGTATTGAACTAGGAAATAGTTGTGTATTATTGCCTGTAGAATAGTTATTAAGTGCGAATGTGGCTCCGTCCATAAATAATTGATTATTACCGAAGTCATTATGTATAGTCATTGTAGCATTAACTGTAGGGAGGGAAAGATTACCACTTATTATTACCTCTGATGTGTAAGGATCTGGACCAGTATCTAAGATGATATCTCCTGTAGATTTCATTATAAAACTAGAAAAGTTAGAACTATCGTTACCATATCCTGCAACCATTTTTAAAAGTCCAGAGCCCCATTGTGACCATGTACCATCTGTTGCGTAGTCGTTTAATTGGATCCAACTACCATTTGCTTTACTTTGATAAGTTCTTGTTCCTATTGTTCTATAAGAGTTAATATCACTCTCACTTATAGTTACCCCACTTGTAGAAGTATCGTATACATACTTCGTCATTAGGATACCAGGTTCAGCATAAGTATAAGAACCTGTACCTGTTGGATCTATACCGTAATGTATATTACTATACTGACCACCTCTTAGATAGTTTATATATCCACTACCAACAGGACTAGATAGACGTCCTAAATATTGCTCACATACAAAATTTTGTAGCAACGAAATTTGGTTACCTAATGAATTACGTAATCCTAACTTATTTACAGTTGTATGATTATCTACTATACCAGCTACGGTTATATCAGGACTAAAGTCAGACGAGTAAATCCCTAAGTCCATATTTTGAGATGCGTTACCTTGTGGATATGCCATCTTAATCTCCTTATGGTGTATCAGGCTCTTCTAATGCCTGTTCTAATGTTACTTCGTCATAAGCCTCACGAAGTATAAGTTTTGTATTCATATAGTTATTATTTTCTTTTAAAGCATAGTCAAAGCATGGCTTATAGTGAAATATATTCACATAGTTAGCAATTCCGGATGACATAACATCGTAGTTGCTAATAAGAATGCTTCCGTCTTCATAAACAGTTATGCCTCTTGGATCATTGTTATCATCGTGTAATTCTAACTTTGTAGGATCAGGACATTGATAATCAGCATAGTAACCTCTACTAGGATATATTAGAACGTAAGGAGTTGTAGATGCTTGGTCAGCAAAAGATGCTGTTACATACATAGTTCCCTTATGAGTTAAAATACCTTTTAAATCCCACTTCCTATGTTTCTCTGTAGATAACCATTCAAACGAACCGTCATCATTTACACTTTCTAGGATAGTATCAGGATCATCCTCTGTCACATATTTATTAACTCCATAAGGTATAAGTCCAGAAGGTTTAATAAATAATTTCTCACCAGAAGGATGAATAGGAGGAACAAGTGGATACTTATCTATAACGTTTCCGTTCCAAAAGTCTGTCTTTGTTAACATCTGATCTCCATCCAAAGACCATACGATTTTACTTGTATTGTTAGAAGAGTCATAGTCATAACTAATGCCTCTATTATCTATATTCTTAAATGCTCTTACGCTTATATTAGATTTATTCTTACCGTAGTCTATATTCTGTAAGATATTTGTAATATCTATAATAGACTTAGGAATGATCCTAGGATTATTCTCGATACCAGGACTGTTCATTATCTCATAGTCCCATTCGTACATCCAATCGTTTAAAGAAGGTTCTCTAGAAAATGCAGGAATAGTAACAACACCAGACAATACTACTGTAGTAGTATGATTATAAACATACGATAACGTACCATTATTATCTCTAAATGTGGCCATAGGAATCTCTTTCATATGATCTGACCATACGACGGTCTCGTCGCTCTTATGTAAGAACATATCATATCCTTCTACACTTGAATCTGATAATCTAAATCCTTTGGAGTCAGACAATTGTATACTTCTTCCTATCTCTGTATAAGATCCCACATTAAGACCATCAGATGATACTCTATCGTCAGCAGTACCTATTCCAAGACTGAAGTCACCTTTTGTTACATCTATATACTTAGGATCTCCATAGACTATACCTGTTCCAGGAACAAATCCGTAACCACTGGGAGTAGTATCTAATAAAGTGTACTCTGTAGTAAGAGTAAGAGAACCGTCTCCGTAGATCATTTCGCCGGACATTATAGAATCTGTTATCTGTATAAGACCTGTTATCATAGGAGATATAGAGAATGAATAAGGTGTATATAATGTACAGTTACCTATCTCTCCGTTTAATCCACCTGATATAGTAGTATCTTTAAATAAGAAAGATTTATCTGTATCGTATATAACGATATTATTGGTACGCAATGTACCACTACCGCCCACTGATTGATAAACTATACCATTAGATGCCTGCTTTATAAGTACGTCGTCTATAATACATTCATTGTCGTTGATACCATTAAATACTATAGTGTTATAGTAACCTATCATTGAGGAATTATTAACTACTGTCTCTTCTCCGACACTATTAATAAATATGTTGCCAGACAATGCGTCCGAATATCCAGACTCTGCTATGTAAGAACCTCCAAATCCATATGTATACTCCTGAGGAGTATACGATATAGCATTTATGAACTCACATCTAAGATTACCACTAGTATCAATACCGTAGTCTGTTTCAAAGTTAACTTTCTTCAGAAGTATGTCAGTAAGATCTTCACCTTGGATAGCGTAGCCTCCAGAAGAGTTAATAAACCTAACAGAATCTGTTATAAATACACCACTTTGTACGTACACTGAGTCTTCTAGGTAAACAATACTTTTAAAAGTTGTACCAACAGGTATCTCATTATATCCAGACACAACAACGTCAGCAGTAAGAATATTACCACCATACAGATTAATTGAGTTATGACTGACTGTAAGAGAAGCCAACGTGTAAATATCATCATCAACATATACGTTAACTGTGTTAGCTGCAGGCTCAGCCATTGCCTCTGTAAGAGCATCTTGTAATGTAGTATAAGCATTATACCAGTCGAGACCTGTTCCGTCTCCTGATGCTACTGCTCTAACAAATATATCTTTATTGGCCATCTACGAACTCCCTTGATTCTTCATAAATTTGTACATATTCTATGTCAGTACATGTATTGTAAAATAACTTAGTAAAGTCGTACACATCACCAACAATTCCAGAAGGATCATTTGCGTTAACGCTTAAGTCAAATCCATGTTGAGTAAATATATCTTTTCTACTATCTGCTACTCTTTGATTAGTATCTGTTGATCTTGTATAAAGTCGGTAAGGATATAAACCTGGACCATAATCATAATCAGTATCGCGCTCAAGAATAAGTTCTCTTTCAAAGTTATCTCCTTCTTCAAATATACCGTCATAACTTATAAGTGTATTAAGATTATCCCTAACTCTAAATCTTCCATTAGGAAGTAGATCTAGTGCCCAAAACTCTCCGCTTGAATTACATGACATTGCTAGCATTTGCTCACCTACATCACCAACTCTCTTTGTTACCTTAAATCCCATCTTAACATATCTATTAGAATTAGTAGAAGTTTCTGTTATAAGATCCATATAACCAGAATACTGACCTATTGTTTCATAGTAAGTATTCTCGCTAGTGTCAACGTGTATAAGCGATACACCTTTATATGTACCATATGGTACACTAGAAACTATATCATTTGTAGCTTGATGAAGATCTACTACTCCAGAAAGATCAACATCTCCCCAATGTTTATTAAACATATAAGTTCGTTTATCATGTATAATAGGTTTTATCTCGCTGTAAGATGTTCCAACTTTAGGTGCTCTTGCGTAAATATTTATACTAGAGTCCTGAAGATCTAATGGATCTGATGCAACGTCGAAAGTAACGTTTAATTGATCAATAGTACTAAATGGTCTTACAAGAAGTCCATGAAAGCAAGCTGCTTTCCTATCTGTAGGATCTTTGGATAAAGATACATCAAACTCTTGTCTATTGTTAGTAATATCTTGTATAGAGAAAGTATAGTTACCATTACCATAACGTATATACTTGGTAGAATCTAATGTTGTTAGGTAACCTATCTTATTAGCTATCTTATAAAAGTACTCTGCTATATACCTACTCTGGCCATTCTTAATCTTAAGCATATTAGTAATAGGTTCTGTATCGTCGTCTTGCCATGTAAAATCGTCTCCTACTCTTGCACCTTCGTGTTGTAACTCCCAAGATACTTCTTGGTAAGGAATCGCAGGAAGAACTCCTGTAGGATTTAACTCTTTGTAACCATTAGGAATAAATTCATGAGGAACATTTTCATCATAACCTTTGTAAGGAGAGAACCATTCATCTCTATCATCGAACTGACTAAAGTCATACATACCACTATGTATGTACAATGTAGTTCCTGATGCATCTATATTGACGAGCTGTCCACTTTGAAGTATATCTAGATCATAAAGTTTAAACGTCCCACTAATAGGAACATACTTTAAAGGCATATACGTTTCATTATAATTACCTGTACCATGTGGATTGTTAAGAAACGTACGATAGTACACCTTGTTATTATTCATATCAAGATAATAATCTTCTGAATATCCGCGCGCTTCCCAAGTTTTTAAAGTGTCATTCCACACTGCTCCATTGTTAGGAGTATAATGATCAACCCAATAGTTATAAGAAAACTCACTTACACCAGACTGGGCCCATATCTTTTTTTGTTCAGGATATAACTGTAAGAGTTCTTGCCTTGTAGGAGGGACTATTATCTCATCATTACCTGCTACATCGTAAGACTGTTCTCTTACCAAAAAGTTATAACCAGATAAAGGTGAACCATACACACCTCTTCCGACAGGATCTATATTGATTGATATAGTTTGATAACCAGAAGGAAATATTTCAGAAGCGTCTACGTCAGTATTAATAAGAAGAACACCAGAACCCTCAGCTGTTTTTCTTACGTACTCTATTCCTAACGCGCCATAACTTACTCCACTTACTGGTATAATAGATTCAATATTAAATCGCGTAGGAAATCCGTCATTAAACTCTTGTTGTGTAGTTATCTTAATAGGTATATTGTCACCATAAACAGTATCACTAATAACATTCTCGTTAAGAGTAACCTCGAAATAATCATAGTCTGTTCCGTAGTCAAAATATTCAAGACTATTACTATACCTAGCGTCATCTAGATAATCGTACAGTAAATCTACTTCTATAGTGTAGAGAAGATTTACATACTTGTACCCATTAGAGGTCTTGTCACTGGCCATCTTAAAGTGTTCAGGAACAACAGCATTGATAATCCTACCAGTGTTATTAGAAAAATATACATTCTTACCGTTCATTCATTAACCCTGCTCCCTAACACAGATGGAACACAATCCCGCATCAATATAAAATTTCTCGTTATAATTAGCACCTTGATTAGAAGGTCTTAATACTATTTGGTTAAGGTTTATCTTGTTAAAGATGTCATATTCTCCGAACTTGTAGTAAGATAGAACAAAGTCTATAACGCCCTCTCTTATAATAATATCTACTAATTGGTTCCATATAAGTCTTCCGCCTATAGTAGTATCATTTATATATGATATAATATCATTTCTAACAGTCTCTCTTAACAGATCAGTATCTGTACCTACCTCTGTAATAAGATCTAAGTTCAGTTCAACGCCTATGTACTCAGGTCTGTGAACATATACTGAGTCTCCACCTACGATACTTTGGACTCTCTCTTTTACTGTAGTAACAAGACCTTCTGATACAAGAGGACTAACACCTTCTACTATAAGATTAAATGTACCATTACCAAATCTTGCGCGCTCAAACAGAACGTTTCTAACACCTGGTACAGAAAGAGCGGCTTGTCGTATAGCTACCTCGTTCGCACCAAGGTTTATTCTACTAATAGACATATTATATCTATAGTCATCATCACTTACAGTATTCGATCCGTTTGTAATAGGGAATCTATTAGTACAAAGTATATACTTAGATAGATCTTTTATAATATTAACCTCGTTAAGAGAATGCTTTATAATAACATTAGCTCCAACATTCTGTCCGGATCCTGTAGCGGTTGCTATGACAGGAACGTATACCTCGTTAGAATCATTTGTTAGATAAGCGTCTTCAACTGTAGTATAAAGTATACGTCTATCGTCGCTGGACACGTACATACCTCTAGGAAGTTTTAACTGAGTAGGAACATCTTTATTATCTATATAACCTTGATCTTCTAATCTTTGTCTAATATTATAGTGAGTACTTGTAGGATAAACTCTATCGATTAACGTACCTATATCTATTCCTAACCTCGTGTCAAGATAAAAATAGAAATTAGTATATGTCATATCATTAGATGTGGTAGCATCCCCTCGTTCGGATCCTATAATCCTTCCTATATTATCGAGATCTCTACCATAAGCTCTTGTTATATCATTTATACTGAAAAGATACTCAGCTTCATCATACAACTTCTCTGTCTCGTTACTAAGTATATTTATAAGAGTCATAGAAGTACTTAGATTCTCGAAAGATGTTACAGGTGTGAAGTTCTCTAACCTATACTTTGCGTCATTCTGTACGTCTATGAAGTTTCTGCGTGTTGCCATTATTGTCTCCTTATTCTATCTAGATACGGATTAGGATTTGTGAGCGAACGATTATCGTTCGGTCTGTGCTCTTTAGATGCGACTACCGTATCTACTGTCTCGTCAAAGTCTTCATACTTTATACCGTTAATATAATCAAGCATAAATGGAACTTGTGCAATAGTAAGACCTAATATAATAATATCAACGTAACACTTTACTGAGTCATGAGATATAGGAACTACTCTGGCTTCTACTGTAGCTGGTAAAACGTATTCTGATAATGACGATACTAAATGTCCTTCTAGTAACTTAGCTGTATCCCTAGTGTTTTGTTCACCTAAGAATACTACAGGACTTCCACCTTCTTGAGGATATATTTTCCAATCACCTTTTTCTGTTGTAAGAACCTTGTATATAAGATGCTTTATATAATCTATACCACGTACCAACTTGATATCGCCTTGTTCAAACTCTAGATCTCCATCATAAGACATATGTACATCTACTCGTCCTCCGAATAAATCCATTATTTTCTCCTTATAAAGTTAGTAACATTCTTGGTAACCTTACCTATTGTAGCCATCCCTTTATTAAGTCGTTGACATGCACTTCCTATACTCAGAATATAGTTAAAGTTAGGTATGTACTCTATACCTAACGGTATAGTCATTATCGTAGATGGGAACCATCCACAGAAAGGATTGTCTGCCATCATGCCTTTCCCGCCTTTTGTATTACTTTCAAATTTCGGTCCTAGTAAAGACATACCGTCTGGTCCTAATACTAGAGAAGCTTCAGAAGACTTTAATGTGACAGAATTATCAGTAATAAATAGACCTATATTCTCGTTATTATAGTTGTCTCTTGAACTACCTCGTGTAGTAGTATAGTCTCTAGCTAACGATGGAGATATCGAATACTTAAGTTTGGATGTATCTGTTGTAGAGGATGCGTTCTGATTATGCATACCCGCACTACCATCATTAGAACCTGTTGTAGAAGTTTTAAGTCTCTTATTAATTAACCATACAAACCCGAACGTTATCTGTTCGTTTAGTGTCTGTTGATCTTTATAACCAGGCATTAATTCTAGTCTATCGTCTCCATCTAATATAGCATTCTTTAAGCCTGTTATAACATCAGGATTTGTAGCAACTAAGGCGTGATGATCGTCCGGGTTAGGGAAATCGACACTTTGAATAAAGTACATATCAAAGTACTTATATGTTGTATCATCTATAGGCAGTTTTATACGTATAACATTCTGCTCTTGATTATAGTAGTTACTAGAAGCTATCTCTGCTACAAAGAACTTCAGTTGACTATTTTCTAAATATTCCATTTCTTACCTTTCTATTGTCCCCATGAATCGTTTCCAAAGAATTTCATTATATAGTATAACGGTTTACCAACAACTGGTACATCTTCCTGAAGAAGATATTTAAATACTGGTAAATCTTTAGAGAATGTTGAGTTTTCAATCCACTTACCTTCTACATCATTAGATGTTGCTAATCTTTCTATAACCCCAAGACCTTGCCATTGGTGATTTATTAATGTCTTTATATTAGTGTAGTCTACACCACCAAAACCTGTCATATAAGGTTTATCTTTGTAGTGTAAAGCTGAGAAGTTTATACAATCACGTCCGAACACATTTGCCATATGATCGTATATGAACTTGTTATATCTTTTCTCTACACCTACAACCATATTCCACAACGAAGATGCCATAGCAGGAACAGTACCTATAAGTGTCATAATACCACCTATTTTTGTTCCACCTACTATGTCAGCAATAGCGAACGTCGAAGCTATACCAGCCGCAGTTGCTTGTGCGAATGCCCACATCCTTGTAGAACTTCTCTTACTTTCAGCAGTTGTAAGTATTCTATGTATAACACTAAGATCACTCATAGCTATAGGATCTCTATCGTATGTTATTAACGAAGGAGTAAGTGTAGTCGTGTACCCGGTTGTGGGAGAGAATGAATGTATAACTTCTTCTATCTCTATAGGTCCATCCATGTTATTCATAGAATCTTCTATATGAACAATGTCCATCGGTTCTATAGCTGGATTTCCTATAATAGTTATATTACCTCTATACATCTTTTCAACTTCTCGTATAAGAAGATTAATACCAACTTTCTTGTAAGATGGTAATTCGTTCATTGTAATCTTATAGTTCTTATTATTTTGATTATCTGACTCTCTATTCTTCTTATACATAGTACTATATTTACCAAGAACTTCCTCATTGTACTTTCGTATCTCATACCAGTTTGTATCTATGTTCTTCTGATAAGTTTCTAGAAGTCGTACGTCTGTATCTCTTGTATCTCCAAAAGCTTTAACAGTGTCCCATGATAACTTCTCTTGATCATCAGCACTTATACTTCCTAAGTCTGTATAAAACTTAGGTTCTGATAAATAGTATACCTTCACGGCGTTGTTAAAATCTTCAGATAAGACTATCTCGTTAGATATAATATCACTAGTATCTGTTATTAAATGTTGACGTTGAATCTTTCTATATCTTGGATCGTTAACAAATTTATCTTGATTATTATCTAACTCCTTAGCAGACACACCTAAGAATTGATAAGGCTTAAGATCATTAAGTCTTTGTACAAAATTCTCATATCGTCGAGGCACACTACCAAAGTTAAGTATAACATCAAATATAGAATGTCTTATAGTAACAGTTGGTGTGCCTGGACTAGAATTAGCTCTTTGAAATACTCTACTTTCCATGACGATAACTTCGTCAGCTTTTCTATCACTTATAGCTTCATTGAATCCTACTTTTAATATAGAAGTTCTTAGTTTGTTAGCTGTAGTTTCCCATATACCTGGAACAACTCTAGCTACAGTGTCTACGAGTAATTGCATAGTACCAAGATTTCTAGTGTCTACCTGAGGAGCATTATCTTCTATAGCTTTAGTAACTACGAGAGCTAACTGTTTACTAGACAGACCTACAAGTAAATTCTTTAACTTGCCTCTTGGATAGTAATTAGTAATAGTAACAGTAACATCAATACCAGTCTTCCTTACTTCTTGAACTTCCTTCTTCATTAATCCTTCTTGAACAAGGTACTCGGCAAGAATTACATCTTTTGGAGCTGCTTGGCCAGATGGTGCATCTATTAGTAAAGTTCTAGTTTTCTGTATCTTCTGTCTTAATTCCATTAAGAACTTCCAGTACTTAGTGTTCCAATCATCTATAAGGTTACCTAGTTTATCGATATCTCTTGTAGTATATCTGAATGCATCTGTGTGTTTATACCACCCACTCTTCTTACCTACTACAATAGTTTCTCTTGCGTCATCCAACGTAGAGAACATACCATCATTATAAGGTCTTATAATAGGAATAGTATTATCGTGATAAAGACTTAACTCATGTAAAGCTTGCCATACTGTTTGATTATAAACTATCCAGTCGAATGTAACGTTCTTTGTAATATCAGGTATCAGATCCACCGGAAGGTATATGTTCTCATCTCTAGGATTATCTTCTTGAAACAACGTGGTATTAACTCTTGTAGTTATATTAGACATTAAGAATCTATCAAACAATGTTCCATCATAGAAAGCGCTACGTCTTCCACTATAATTAACTGGATTTAATCCTAAGAGTGATGGTTTACCTAGACCATCTAATGATGGTATAGCGTCTAAAACAGCTGATGCTATATCTCCATGTTCTTTTCTAGAGTTAAGAACTCCAAAGTGCATCTTAGTAATCTCATGTGATAATTGTGCACCGTAAGATTGAGCTACTAACTCAGTGATAGGACCAGCACTCATCTCTACTACCTTACCGATAAAAACTATCTTAAGATCTCTATCATTAGCTCCGTATCCCATTTTTACTATTATCTTAACACCTGGCTTAATATCTAGACTTCCTAAGAATATTCTATTATCTCTTTGGTTAAGAAGTATGTCTAGAATCTGATCAGATTCTTTCATTAAAGATATCTTATTAGTAAGATTACCGTATACGTTACCTAATTTTATAACAGCGGTAGAAGATGCTGAATACTTATTCTTAATAATGTCTATAGACTGTACAGCGTTATAAGCGTAGTAGTCATCTACGCTTATAGTCTTACCATCTTCTTCTACAAAGAATACCTTAAATGTAGGAAACATTTTTTGGTTATACCCACGAGTTCTATTAGTGTCTTCTTCTAAGAAGTCACTCATTAAAGATATTTTCTTATCATTGATATCATCTATATTTCTCCAGTTATACCAATCTAGTAATCCCATCTCAGGTATGTCGGTTAATAATGACGTAACAGTAAGATTACCAGATTCGAACTCAGCTATAGCATCTCCTAAGATTATTAACTGTGTAACAAGAGTGTATACAGTCTCTTCGAAAAAACGTATACTTGGTGTATCTTTATTGATAACTTCTTCGTGTTTCATTTGTTCTTCGTTAGTATAATGTCTAAAGTATTTTCTTATAAGATCTGCCATCTTCCTTAGTTGTTGATACGACGCGCCTTCTAAGGAACTTCTTAGCCTTGTATCACTTATCAACGATTTGTCGTCTGATAAATAAGCTGGTTGATTAGTTCCTGAATACTTATCTTTACCATGATCTGTGTCTAATTTTGATCCAGCAAGAGCGAGATTGATAGCTGTTTGAATAACTTTTAACTCTAATACTCTCTTATTCCTAGCAGATCTCATTAGGTTTAATTTCTGTGCATCAGGATTAACTTTATTATTTCTTTGATCAAGAGCAAGATGAACATATACGTCCTTGAGTTCTTCTAACTTATTATTTATGTCGCTTTCAATAGTCTGATTAGTTTGTGTATTAGTTCCACCATCTGTTGTCATTGATACTTCATCGTAAAGTTGACGCTTAACAACACTATCTAGTTCTGATGCATCGAATATTAATTCTTCTACTTGCTTTAACTTTTCTATAACTTCTTTATTTTCTTCAAGAGTTAACTGTAAAGCGAGCTTGGCCATCCTAGATGTAGTGTCTATGAACTGATTAACATAAGAATACTTTTCTATACCAGTAAAGTCTTTATCGAAAAGATAGAAGTCTGGTGAAAACTTTATACCTAATGGATCATTATTAGCATCTGTGTAACCAGCAAGAAAATTTGTAGGTATATCAAAGTCTTCGTAACAGTTCATACCATCGCTAGAATATATCTCACCGACAATATCTTCATATTTATTATCAAAGAACTTTCTTCTAGCAACAGGATCTCTAATAATATTATTTACCATATCTTGTACAACAGAAGATTTAATACCGTTCATTAATGAAGGTAATGACTCTGATAAAATGTCAAACGTGGCTGCTACAGCAGCTTCTTTACCTGTCTTGACTCCAGGTATACCGAATCCTAGTAAGCTTGCTATACCGGTGAATACAGTCCATACAAACGTTCCTGCTCCTGCTAGATAACATAGTAATGCACCGAATATTGTTCCTGCTATAAAACCTGAACTATTATTTCTAAGATCATACCATAGTATTTCCCAGTAACCTCTTGCTCTTTCGGCACCTTGCATTAAAACACCAGCGTGTTGATAATGTAGATTGTCCATATCATTTACAATACCTTTGTATATAGTCTTTATCTTTAGATCACCTAATGACTTATTAAGTCTAACCGTGTCAGATTCATTCTTAACCTCTTGTATTATCCATTTATCATTGTTAGATCCAGGATTAAATAATAAGGTCATATATTGTAAAGCTTTACCTATCCTTGAGTTCCTATCCTCTTTATCAGGACTATTCTTATGAGCACCATCGAAGTTATCATCTACTTCAAATCCTGCTTCTTGTTCAGAATCCTTTTGTGTACCACGCCATTGTTCATAAGCTTCTTGGATAAAACGTTTATAGAAAGTCATAGACATGATCATATTATTAATACGTCTTGTCTGCTCACCACTTAATGAGGCATCTCCGAATATATTAGTATTATCTGGAGAACCTATAACATACTCTTTTGGAATAACTAGATCCTTAGTACTATTAGGTATCATAGACTTTGCCCAATCTCCAAAGTACTTACCCACAAATCCTTTTGTAGCTTCAGGTGATACAGAATCTAAATCTTTTAATCTGTCAGTATTAACCTTGTAATCTATTACCTCTATACCTCCATCTGGAGTTATTCTAGATCTAAGTAGTAAGTTAGCGACCTCATCTTCTATTCCGGATATAGACTTCTTTACTACGATAGACTGATAATCTTTTAAAGTAAAGTTAGCCTGGGTAAGATTAAGATTAATAGACCAACAATCAGGTTTACCTTCCACACTTGATACATTACTACCATTATAAACAACTTTTCTTATACCGAATACATTAAATATATGTCCAAGATCATTACCTTGTACACTAACACTTAATCTTGGATCTAAGTGAGTTATTAACTCAGGCGCATTGTATGTAACAATCTTTGTTGTAGTATGTAATCTTTCATTTAATAAAGACAGTCTCTCTTTAAGACCTTGATCTCGGCCTCCTTGTATAGACTTTATATTAAGAAAGATATTGACATCATCGCATCCAACGTGTTGATAATAAGGAAATTGAAAACCGTTAAGATGTATAGGAACAAGCTTATTAGAAAACTGTAGTCCCCAACCATTAACCACATCGTTAACATTGTCTATCTCTATAATATCTCTCTCTGTCTTAAAAGCTACGATCTCTTGACCTGCAGATAAATTTCTTATAATAGATGGATCTACAAACGCTTTAAAGAAACGATCAAAGAACTGTGCCCACTTTTCTTTTTCAGACTCACCGTTTTCTTTAGAGTCAGATACTGCATCAAGATAATCTAATATCTGGTCAGATATAATATCCGATAAAGTATTAGCATCCACAGCACCTAACCGTCGTGTTTCGTCAGGCCCTTCATACCATGTCATAACACCATTTAAAATATTTAGTAATTCTTCTCCACTTGTATTACCAAGTGAATAGTTACCATCTGATACATTCTTTATAAGATCGGCAGTGGTAGATACTACTCCTCTTCCTGTTCCTGTTACCCATGCGGTTACTGGAAACTGATGAGCACCCACTTCTAGTAGTAACTCTAGGAGATTAGTAATCTCTGGACCAGGACTTGAATCAATATTAATTCTATGAAAACCTAAGAAATCATGTATATACCTCTCAGCTTTTTTAAAATGATTTCCTATCTGATCGTAGAATGTTTGTCTATTAATAAGCGCTTCTCTCATGAAGTTTTTAAACTTAGAATCTCTACTAGTAATAATCTTTAACATCTCCGCTGTCTCACTACCTAGAGTAGTTATCTCTTGTTTTCTTAATGCACGAAGATCATCTGAAAACTCTCTAAGATTCTGAGGTATAAACTCATATGTGAAAGTCATATTCTTCTTATTAGCCTGAGCCGAATAGTAATGTAACTGATTCTCTATATGTTTAGGTCTGAACGTAGAAAGAGGGATAGAACTACCATCTGTTTTATATACTATCTCACCTAGGTCATTTTCTACATACTTTCTTTCTGCTATTAACGATTGATAAAAAGCTCTGAAAGGTTCACTTTTCTCGAAGTTATCAGACGAGTGTATAACATTTGTAAGCATATTGTTAGAGTGTGGTGTAGCTTCTCTGTTCTCTAATCTTGCTTCAATTTGTTCTACTACCCTACCTTCTGATATATCTCGCTTTAAGTATTGTTGAGATTTTACATCTCCAAATGTCTTTAACGCTTCAAATGTTTCTCCTACACCTTTGTGTTGGAAAGGTAAGACAGTTATATTAGCTTGTAGAGTATTAGGAAATCCAGTAACAGATTCTACTGTGATAGATTCAAGAGCTACAGGTATATACTTAGTATCTCTATTTCTTATAGTACTGTAAAATTCAGATATATCTCTGTTATAAAGATTCACGAACGGAGTCCTTTTAAACATAGCATATAAAGGAACCAACTGATTATTAATAGCTTCTGTATTAGGGAATATTAACGTAAAATTTAAAGACTTAGTCTCTGCTAACGTAGGAAGTTTAGGATTACCTTTAGTTCTAACAGTAGGAAAGTGTTGATAACCGTTCTGTGTAGTAAAACTCATTTGAGTAGGAGCTATTAAGAATTTAATATCACCTATCTGTAATAATCCACGAGGTTCTTCTGTGTACACAGGAACATTTATATCGACAGACATTCTCGGTTTCGGAAGGATAGCTGCGTCTTCAATTGTTTGATTCATCTTAGATATAATCTCTGCTGCATTATCATCTGAGAGAATATCGAATCTATAAACATGAGTAACATATCGTAGATCTACTTCTGATGTAGCTGGAAACGTATACACGCGTCCACCACTATCAATCGATGTAATAATAGTGTATTGTTTACTAGTATCAGGATTTGATTTATTTATAATAAGTACATCACCAGGAAGAGGAGCATCGAGCATCGATAAAGTTTCTCTACCACTATTAAGACTAGGCGGTTTTGTTATCTCAAGATCTTCGAATAAAGTCTTTCTTATCTCTTTTAGAATTTCTACATTATACTGTGATAACCATACAGGATTTGGATCTTGACTAAGGTCTTCCATTACCACAGTATGATTACTTTCTTTCTCAGAAGTCTTTTCTACTTCGTGTAACTTTAACTTAAGATACTTTGATAATTGGTTATAAGACACTTCTGATAGGTCTGATGTTGCTGAACTATTAAAATGATATCTTTCTACTGCCATGAAGTCTCCTACTTATTACTTTTTTTAAGGTTTTCTTCAGCAGAAAGAATCTGAAGATTAGTATAATGGAAACACTTTTGTTGTTCTTCTTCGTCTTCAAGATTAAAAGATGAACATGGACGTACATGATCTATATGATAATCTTGTCCTAAGTAGCTATTAATATCGAAGTCTTTGTAACCATTAACAATAGCTGTAGACTGAAGATGCGTTTTGAGTTCATCTATTGTACAACCTATTAGTTCTCTTGTAGATGTGAATTTATTTAATCCATTCAATGATCCAAAGATTCTACTTCTTATATTACATTCTATTCTGTATCCAGTATCATTGATATAACGTTGTTTCCTGCTAGCATTTATATGAGATCTATTATTTTTTTGCATCAGTTTTAACCTATCTTTATTAGATTCATAGTATTCTTTTGATCTTTTATTACACAAAGACTTATTATTTATATAATAAAGTTTATCATAAGACTTAAACTTATCAATATTATTAAGTCTGTAGTTACGACATTGTGATGCGTTCTTTTCCTTATTATAGTTCCTTTTTCTATAATCTCTTCTACACATTCTACACATAGTTTGGACACCAAACTTACCATCTTTCTTTTTATTAAACTCACTTAACTCTTTTACCTCTCCACACTTAGAGCATTGTTTGAACATTTTCATCTATATAACCTTTGATAAATTTACAGGATTAGTACTTATAGGGTCATCAACTTCTATAATGTGAACATCTGTATCCATGTCGTTAGTACGACTTAGTATTGCTTTTATTTGTTGTATAATAGGCGTAATATCTACGCCGTCGGGTACATCTATTGTAATGTTAGCTTCTATAAACATATATACTCCTTACCTATCTAGTATAGCTATATACTGCCAATTCTTCGTGCTCTTCTTTGCGTCTCACCAGAACCGAAGATACCTATGTTAGAGGTTAGATTACTATATGTAGTACTTCCTCCACTATTAAACTGTGAGTGAACCATTGTAGGAGTCATGTACCTAGATTTAATAGCGTCCATACCCATATTACCTTGTGCTCTCTTAATAGTTGCACTATTATTATTCTGCATTTCTATGAAAGCTTTTTTAGAAAACGATGCGTTAACAAGATCTAATGGTACTTCTTTTCCTAACTGTAATTCATTAGTAGAATTATTACCATGTATATCTATTCCTAGATCTACAAAGGCATCTAATGGATTAGAACTACTAGACATCTGATTAGGTCTAAACATGTTAAGCGCAAGGAATGCTAGTCCGGCGATTGCTGCTCCTTTGCCTCCGCGTTTTATTCCAAATTTAGCCTTAGTAATAGCATCACCAAATACTTCATTAAATCTCTTATCTAAAGAAGTCTCTGCTAGTTCACGTTGTAACTTAGTAGCCCATGCTTGTTGTGCATCTTTAGGATTAATACCGCCACGCATCTTATCGTTAAGATTCATAACATTCTCGTAAGCCATTCTCCACGCATTATCTAACTTAGCTTGAACTTTACTTTCTCCTATCATCTTGTAAGATACGTAGTCCATAAAGTTAGTGCCTTGTTTACCCATCATTATACCTTGTTCTCGTTGAGCAAACTTAGCTGCTTCTGGATCATATTTATCTAACAGACTAAACACTGAAGATCTCTTAGTCCATACTCTAAAGATATCTCCCATAGCTTCCTGCTTCTCTACAGGGAACTGATCTACCCATGTACTATAAGCCATATTATAATCTTCTACTCTAGACTTAGTAGGATTTGTTATCCATGATAACATCTTTGTCATATCCATCACTGATTCTAGATCGCCATGCTTTGTAGCTTTAATAGGACTCTGTGCTATAGAAGCTAGTCCATGGTTAAGATCGCCTATCATGTCCATTAAGACAGTAGACTTTGTAGCCATAGCACCGTTCGCCATAAATAGTTCATGAACTTTCTTTTGTATAGTATTAGTCCATAGACCAATCTGATTCTTAGAGAATCCTCCCATAGCAGATGTTGCTATATGGTCACCTAGTGCCTTAGTAGATGTATGGAGGTTAGATCTTGCTACAAATTCTGTACTAGATAAAGGAGCTAGTGCTCCCCCTAACTTACCAGTTTCTCGCACCATACCTTGAGCGTTAGATACAAAATCTAATGCGTCGTACCTCACTTTATTGACTACGAATTTACCAGATGAATCTAACTTAGACACTCGCGCCATACGTTCACCTTTATCGTAATAAGTACTTAATACATAGTTAGCGTCGTTGTAAGCTTTCTGATATCCTCCACCTTGTAGTCTCGACATTAACTTATTAAGACTATACCTAGATTCACTAGACGCTCTATCTATATCTTCTATAGTACTAAAAGACTTCATTACTACCGCCATTAAGTCTACATCATTATCAGCTTTCACGAGTTCTCCGATAGGTTCTACCATGTACATATGATTATTACTCATGCCTAGTAAACCTGTACCTATTTCATCTGGCATAGCAAACAGAGGACCTTCGAATCCAGGATTAACACCATTAGGCAGCATTGGAAATCTTACTGCAACTCCTCCAGGTAATGTTCTTCTTCCTAGTTTCATTTCTGCTACCATCTCTTGAAACTCTTTAGTACCTTTCTGAATCATGTCAGCTATCATTTCTTGTTTGCCTGTAGTAAAATTTACTGCAACTTGTTTCTCATCGAATAACGTACTTGTCATAGCAGTCATAGTATTAAGTTTCATCTGAGTAAATCTGTTAAGTACCCCTGTGACATCTTTTTTTGTCCATTGTTTATTAGTAGCAAACCACTTTTTTATATAAGGAGCGTCTGATGCAATATCTTGAATTACCTGATGAGCTGAAGCTATATGTGTATCTACCGACTTATAAACAGCTTGAAATCCTTGCATAACTCCAGTTTGTGTAGACTTAAACATAGCAGACATTTTGTCCATTGAAAGAGCATGTGTATACATCTTCATCTGATCAGTGAAAAGTCTTGTTGAATGAGCACCTAGATTATCAGTTCTACCTTCTATCATATCTTTGGCATACATATAATATCCTTCCATCATGTCAAAAGACATCTTAGTAGTCTGTGTACCTATACCGTATTGTTGTGAATCCATCATATCGGCAATATTACCCACGTGTCCATGTGCTGGCATTAGAAAACCTCCTAAGTGTATCTCATGTTTCCCATTACCTAGATCGACAATATCGAATAGTTGTTGATTAGTTTTAGACAATGTCTTATACTTCTCACCTTTTTGGACTAGTCGTAACATAGAAAGAAAGGCGTTTGAATCTAATGGTTCAGTAGGTAAAACTTTTTTGTTAAAAGCTTCAGCAGCATCCTCTAATGTTATAGTAAGTCTTTCGTTACCGTATATCTTATCCTTATGTTTAAATTTACTAGGAAGGAAGAATATATCTTTCTTCTTAACAGCAAGGTCAGCCCATTCTTGTATCTCTGTTTGATGTAGATAGTTATTTCTCTTAGCAACAGTTTCTAATATCTCTCGTCTTTCACCAGTAGTCTTCTGGAATATTGAATGAGCAACTGCGTCCTTATTAATAGACTCTGCCTTGTTAACATCTTTAAGCATATCATCTAGAGAATCACTAATAGCTGCTATCTCGTGTGTATTCTTATTATCGGCCAGAGATTCTAAGTCTCTTTCAAAAGCTTTCATTGTAGTTCTTCTGTGAATAATAGCATCTATATTATCTAAGGTTAACATATGTTCAGATGCTAAGTCAGCAACCCCTTTGTTCTGTATAGCCTCTGACAGTCTAAAGAACTTCTTAGCTACATCTAACTGTTTACTACCGCCTGAACCAGGTCTCCTATAACCCATCGAGGATCTTAAAAGTCTTCTTGTTCTTGTAGAGAATAGCGAGTCTTTTACATGTGTTTGTTCAAAGTAAGACTTTTGCCACTTCACGTCATGCATATACTTTATATCTCTTCCAGCGTTATTATTATAAATAGCTGAAGGTTGATACCCGCCATAGAATCCTAAGAAACTACCACCTCCTTGTAAATCTGGTAACTCTTGTAAGAAAGGAGTTATACGTGCTCCTTTTATAAGTTGCTCTTGTTTATCTCTAGTCAATGTCTTATAATGCGATTCTATACTTCCACCAACTAGTTCATCTCGTTGTCTCAGATTATCTTCTATCATTCCTAAAGGATCTAATAATTTGATAAGAGTACGTTGATCAGCAGTAGTCATTACTTGTTGAGTTCTTTTTTCTATCTTACTAGCAGCACTATCTAGACCTAATAAAAGATCAGCCACTTCATTTCTAATCTTATCTCGCCCTCTCCACATATCACCGCCACCTCTAAGATTATAGTAAGATTCCATCGTCTTACGAGTCCAAGACGCTTCATGTCCTACGGCTCCTAGTTCGTAAACTATGTCGTTCATACGTATAGCTGACATTTTTTTCATTATTTCTTTAGGATCTTCTGAAAGATTTCTTGGTCCAAAACGAACACTACCATCTTTATTCTGTGTAACAGGAAAAGAACCTCTTATTAAGTTAGCTATTCTCTTGTAAGATTTAACAGCATAAGCTCGTTGCTCTGCTGTAGCTGCATGTTTAGCGTTATACATAGACACACCCAAACCTTTCCTAATCATCATCTCTTTCATTGATCCCCAATATTTCTTGTCTAAGAAATCAAAGTTCATAATAGCATAGTTATCGGGAAGTACATTAAACTTACCATATGCTAGTTCGGCAGATTTAACATTAAGTCTTGTGACAATACTCTTAGTTCCCATATGATTAACTGCAGCATTATTAAGATCGTTACCTGATGCCTCAAACATTATATCCGCTATAAATCCCGGTGTTCCTTTCTCACCGGGACGTCCATCAACGCGTAACGATGTTACTCGTCCGTTTAGTTGAGAGTTAAATACATGATCTTCACCACCTATAGAAACCTTCATTGGAACATTAGCATCTCTTGTAAAAGTAGGCAATGTAACACCTTCCTTAGCTAAGACAAGAGAACAAGCTTCTTTCCACATCTCGCCACTGATAGTGTGATTAGGATCACCGTGTAAAGTCTTAGACAAGTCTTTAACTTTCTTTGTAATTTTAGAGTATATGTTTGTTAACTCGTTAGCAAGTTTAGAGTCAGCAGGCAAATCCCCTGCCCTTACACTTGTAGTAGAATGAACTGTAAAGTCTAATGTATCAGCCGCTGTCTTGAAAAGACCGTTCTTACTACCTGTCATATTAACAGCGTAAGCCATATTAAACTGTAACTCATTAGCATAGTACCTCATGTCAAAGTCTGACACTCTTGTCATCCAGTGTTCTACCTTAGTAACAACATTAGATCTCAAAGGATTCTTCATCATGTACTCACGATGAGGATTCTTAATAGTATCTTTCCTTACCATGTCGTGTCTAGCGAACTGGTGTAAATCTTTGTTACCAGGATTAAGAGATAGTCCAGGCCACATATGAGCTATATGTACCATACTTCCTATCTTCTTAGAAGCAGCATTAGACGACATTAGTCCATAAGAAAACCATTGTTGTTGTCCAGGAAGTCTTCCTAACTCTAATTCTAAGTGAGATTTAAGGTTTTTATTAACATCATAACCAGATGCGTTCTGTACAAAATCTTCTATATTTCTAGCTGTCTGAAACCCATCTTTCTCAAAGAACTCCATTTGCATATGCATTATACCTAGGGCATTAACATTATCGTATACAGAAGATGAGTGCCCAGCCGCTATAGCCCACTTACCATACTTAGATAATTCTCCGTTTACCATCATATCTAGAGCACGCCTGGTACCTACATGAGCAGTAGGTGTTACTCCAGTACTTATAGCTTTAACAGTTCCTACAGGATCTTTAGATAAAGACAACATAGAAAGACCTGGTCTTCCAGTTTTAGATGCATACCACGGCATTAGATTCTCAGCAGACATAGCAGGTTGGTCGTACAACCCTAATGTCATAGCTCTTGTCATAGTCTGTACATCAAGGTGATCAAACTTAGAAGCATACGCTGAATCTCCTAATAGATTACCAATGATACTTAAGTCAAAATCTCCATTAGCAGTACCTATTATAAGTTTCTTACCCTCTTTAGCAGCTCTCATCTGTGCATTTCTTAACTCACTGTCTATCACTCTCGCGAAATCATTAGATGTTCTAATAGGATTTTTGTACAAAGAATTAACGTATCTATTATCAACATTAGCTTGAGCTTTTATCATCTCTCTCATTCTTAGTAAAGCGTCTAGATCATCTGAACCACCTACTGTTCTCTGTGCATACTCTGCCATAGATCTAAGGTTCTTACCTGTATTACCATTGTCTTTTAATGCATTCTTTAAAGTACCATCTTTAATATGTTTATCTATTAACATATACTGTTCATTAAGAACATGATCAGAAGCTATCTGTTTAACTCTTCTTATATTACCAGTACCCATGTCTTGCTCTACAATACCATATTGCCATATTCCTGTAAAAGGATCGCCTTTTTGTAACTGTGGAGAATTTGTCATTAAGTTAATAGTCTCTATATCGAGGAACATCGTAACGTATTCATGAGGATTATTCTTTATTAACTGCATGTTTCTTAAACTCTTACCGCCACTTCTTAACTGTTTAAAAAAACCTTTTCTTGATTCACCCTTCCTTTTCATAATAGTATCATTAGTTATTACTTTCACCTGGTGAGCACTAAAGAAATCTCTAGTTTCATTAGCAAGAGGTTTAACTCCATTTTCTATTCTGTTACTAATACGATCCACTATTCTACGTTGAAACTTAGAGGTATCTACTTCCATCTCATTCATCATAGAACTTGTAAGTGAATTATGTAATTCTTCGAAAGCCATTTGTGTAGTATTAACAACCTGTCTTGAACCAAGACCGAATGGATTAGCAGACACATAATTAACGTTAGCTCGTAGTCTTCCATTAATACCTTTAATACTAGGAACAGTGTTATTCTCAGCCATAGGTATAGGTATTGTAACGTGCTTCTTCGTGGTACCAACGTTAACATCCCATTCGACCACAGCGTAAGATACTTGCCTATTAGATCCTACTGAGTAAACTTGATCAGATATTTGTATATCAGATATGACGTGAGAACCGCGCCTACCGTGAAGTTGAGTCTGAATCTCTTCTAGTCTTCCTTGAATCCTCTTTAACTGAGGCATATACTTTTGATACTTTATCCTTGTAGAGTTATCCATCTTTAGTTCAAAAGACGTAGGTTTAGCTACTATCTCATCAGACGAAAATCCAGCCTGACCAGTTATATGTAACATAACACTTTTATCAGGTTCTAACGTATAAGCATTTGCGCCCTCTATATCGAGAATACTAGACCACATATTCTTTACTGAACCCATAGACTTAGGTACACTATTAGTACCAAATATCCCATTCTTCTGTAGAGTAGGATTAGCTATAGTAGATGTTGCAGTAGAAATTTTAATCTCTTTTAAAGAAGCATGTAATGCTTTGTTATATTTTCTAGCATACACCTTATCGTTCTTCATATAATGTTGATGTAACTTATCTATCTCTTCAGACTTAGCAAAAGGATCTCTAACGATATCAGGATCTGTAAGATCTATATCTGGCACTCCTTCCATGCCAACATAAGATGTTCTATGATAATCAGTTATGGTCTGATGTTTTAGTTTAGAAACTACCATATCTCTTCTCATCTCAGCATCTGTTGGAGCTTTATGGTAACGTCTAAACTCTTTTAACTTCATTAACTTATCAGTAGCATGACCATGGATATCCTGATTAAACGCTGCTTCTATATCAGCTTCCATTCTAGCAGCTTTATTAAACAGTTGATCATCTGTTATCTGGTGTCTCTTAAACTCTTTATCTATAGCTTCGTTCATCATTTCATCTGTAGGAGGTCCGCCTGCTAGCATAGTATCGCCTCTTGATGAAGTAACAATTTTAGCCTGTAGATCTTTAACATCTTCAGGAGCAACACTTTTCCTTGACCACTTAAGATACTTATCTGCTGCATCTTTCTCTACAAGTTCATCTCTTATATTATCTAATAGTCTTCCTGTAGGACCGCCCATCTTATAAGCTACTACACCAATACTAGCAAGACCGATAGATCCTACAGCTACTCTATTATACCAGTTAGGTTTTGGTTTATCTTTATCATAGTTAGACATTTCTCATCCACCTATTCCTTGAATTAAAACTTCGCTTTAAAGTTTGTAATCTGTCTCGTTGAACAGTCAACGTTACTTTGTTATTATTAGTACTATGATTATTAACATATAATTGTACACGTCCACTAAGTCCCATCTGATTAAGCATCTCGTATATAGCTGCTTTCATACCAGCTGTATTAACATTTACAGGTTCTAAAGGTCTGGCTGATATCTCAGCTATCTGCATATCATCTATCTGATTCTGTACCCTAAGCATTTGTTCTTGCCATCCAAGACCAAAATCGTGTTGATTAAGACCTTGATTTTGTATAGTTTTAAGTTTTATATCCTCTAGTTCTACAGTAGGATCTAACATATTCATACTATAAGGCGTGGTCTTTCTTCCGTTAGCCAAGTCAGCACTAGTAGATTCTAAGAAATCTCTTGTAGACATCTTGTTATCAGTTGAATGCCAAAATGTTCTCATTGCATGACCCATCTTCTCAGGTAAGAATCTAGCTATCTCATCTCTACGTTCTGGATTAGTTTCATCTAACCATGCAGCTAGATATGGTTTCTCGCTAGACTGAGCAGCTCTAAACATATCTGTATACTTACCACCTTGAGATAGTATACTTGTCATTGTAGATCTTGCTTGATTACTATATTCTTTCCTAGTAAGACCTTCTGATAAAGACGCCATTCTCATGTTCCTGTCGAATTTTAACTGATCGAAATAGTCATTTATCTGGCGCTCTTTCTGCATATGTTCTGGTGTATAAATTGTTCCAGAAGCTTTTCTTACCATACCATGAATAGCACCATATGCACCTCCTGCAACTGCTCCATATATACCTCCAGCTCTTCCACCTAATAGATAAGGAAGTCCAAAACCCCAATTAATTGCAGCACTTATAGGATTCTCTTGAGCCATCATAGTTCTAGTTTGAGGAGCTATAAAACTTCCATAAGGATCTGTCCATGGTGTATATTCTTGACCGTACAATTGATACTGTTTGTAATGCTCTAACGGATCTTTGTAAGCAAAGAACTTGTTGACAAGAAACGTATTAGTGTTAGTGAAGTTTTCCCAAGCAGCCCCAATACTGTTATGAACAGCCAAACCATTAGCTATATATGAATTAGAATCAATAACATCGATATTATATACTTCATCTATTGATATGTTTTTTTTAGATAATACTCGTGTATAATAATAATCATCATGTATATATCTATCTTTTGTACATTTTGGATTCTCAATCCACTCAACAGTCCAACAGTCACTAATAACTGACTCTTTATTATTACGATATATCTTTTTTTTCTTTCCACCTTTAATAAAGTTAACACTCGGCATATATCCTAATGTTAATAACAAGTTATTTATATCGTATATTAAAGAAGATGATATAACTTTTATTATTTTTCTATTCTTATTATAACAACCATCACCTAACCATACAGCGTTAATCATAGATTTAAGATTATCTTCAGATGTATTATATATAAGTGATGGAATATATTTATTATTTGAGCCATGTTTAAATAACTTCTGAAACACTAACGAAACCAGAGATGAATATATTCTTACATTTATTCCATTATCTGATACATTCTTAATAGAGAAAGAACGAACTCCAAAGATACGATTAAATAAGTAACATATTCGTTGTGCTATATTCTCTTCTGATGAATTAAGAGCGAAGTTTAAGCCATTATATGGGTATTTTGCAGAATTTCTTGATCCTTCAGCAAGATACCATCCAAATAACTCATATAGTTCTGGTGTTCGTTCTATATATCTTGGTATCTGAATCCCTTGTTTTTTTCCTTTAACATTATAATTTGAGAATCGTATAATATTATCAACTGTTTCTATATTTGTATATTCTTTTAATAATGAATACACATCGATAGGTTCTGAGTTTTCAGTTATATCCAATATTGGAGTTGCTACAAAGTGGTTATTAGTTAGGTCTTTAACTGGTATCCATTGATGTTCATATTCTTTATAATATGTGTGTTTACATTTACTACATTTCTTATTATTCTTTAGAACGCAAACAGAATCTTTATGAGACCAATTATGACATTGTTTAGATTCTATTACATAGAATGGATGCTCTTCTGTAACTTTAACTTTTTCTCTTGATTGAACTTTAACTTCATACACCTTTTCATTATGATCAACATTCCTATTAGAAGTGTTATATACTTGTTTCCACTTGTTATCATGTGTTCTCACATAGTCACCAATCAATACATCACATATACGCTTTATTCCTTTATCAGTTTCAATATTGGTATCTTTATCGAAACATCTTTCAGGAAGACTGTACTCTGCTCCAGCTTTTATATTATCATTGATAGACATTATATTAGCTTCTGTATCAGGAGACATGACTCTTCCTTTAAATCTTAGAGGATACAATTCGTACTTTCTAACAGTAGCATCTCTGTGTTTCTTAGCTCTGTGATACTTAGCTATTCCATCAGGATCTAGCATACCAGCTTTTATCTGTCTTTCTACTATGAACTTAGCTTCTTTATATTCTTTAGAGGTAGGAGCTACGTCAGATAAGATATAAAGTCTGTCTAACCAAGAATAAGAAAATCCATACCCGTCACCTTCTATACTCTTAGCAAGCATTTGAGAAGATACAGATCTAGCTTTATGAAGTTTCTCTAAGTCTTTCTCTAGTCTATTATGACTATAGTTAACATCAAACATCTTAAAGTTAGCAGGATTGTCTCTAGACACATATAGGATGCCACCCTTCTTAAGCTTTAACTGGTTCATATAAAAGTTTATCTGTCCAACGTGTTGCCACTTAGGACCGTCTAATCTCTTAAGGCCTTCTTCACTTATAGTTTTAATTTCAAGAGCTTTCTTACCTCTACCACCCATACCGTCTTTAATGATAGCATCGACGTGACCAGAGATATTATTCTTCTCGTCATACACTAGAGCTTCAGCTTGTACTAAAAGATTTTCGGCTGCTAACCATTGTTGTATTTGTTCATGGTATCTAGTTCCTGTCTCAAGAATATCGTACTGTTCTTTTAAATGAGGAGGTAACAATCCAGTAAAGTACTGAATACTATGTTCAGTAGGACTTCCCAACATAGACGCTCTAGCGGGCATTGACTTATCTACACCAGCGTGTGTCTTCTCGTATGCAGGACCAGGAAGTCTTAACTCTCCATTATTTATCTTTGTGTTATGAGTAGCTATCCCAGCTGTACAAAATGAGTCATCTGTGTCCACTTGAAAACCATAAACATTTTCATTCTTAATAACTATGTTATCAAATACCCTCATCCATACGTATCCATCTTTTATATACGTGTGTCTACAAGTATAAGATGAGTCCTTTGTGTCCTTATATTTGGTTGTATTAATAAACAAAGCGCATTCTTTAGCTGCTTGACCTCTAATTATTAAATTATTATCATTTATATATCCAACATACCCATAACTTAATAATATTTGTCTTATCTGATATAGTAGTTGGTGATTCTCTAACTTCAATGATAGTCTTGGTTTTCCTCTATCAAAATAATAAGATCCATCGCCATTTATCAAGGTTCTAACTGTTTCTTTTATAGAATCAATATGCTGCAAACCTATATGTTTTTCATCAAAGTATCTGCCGAACAAACCACATAGTATATGTGGGATTGCTAAATTATTAACTATTACACTACAACCATTGGTTCCTTTCGCTTGATATAACTTAGAATGAATATTAAATACTGATTTTAAACACGACATTACTTCATCATGATATTCTTTCTCATTAATATTAAAAGCGAATCCTACCCCAATAAACTTATCATCTTTTATATTTATACATCCTTCAGACAAATAATAACCAATCAGCGATCCCCATTCTGGCGAACTTATATCTATATAGCGAGGAATACGTCTATTTATATTATTTCTCACTGCAACTTGTGCTCTTTCGAACTTTCTACGATCCCAGTTATTCTTAAATAGAAGATTTTTAAGTTCTCCTCTTTTGAATGAAGATTGAATAGTTTCGATATAACTTATCATATCTACGAATTCTTGATCACAACCAGACGTATATATATATTTATGATCAAATGGATATGGTGTGAGTTTAGAACAGTCTAATATCTTATCAGTTGTAGTAAGATCGTTAATATCAGAAATAGGATATCCTACATATTCGCCGATATTAATATCCTTAATATGTTTCCACCCAGATTCGGTCCATATAGGATGCTCTTCAGATGCTTCTATTGGAAACGAACTTAACGATGATACTTTTAATCTATATAATGATTCACTATTTTTCATACTTCTTTTCTTTATAAAAGATGGTTTTACTAGTTTACCAGTGTGCGTTCTTATAAGATCGTCTGTTGTAACATCTTCCGCTCGCTTAAGATTATTACCATTGACTTCTATCATAGTTGACGCTGTTACACAAAAAGGATCACCCTTTAAGAACTTTCCAGGAAGCCAGTTAGGCATCAAATTAGGAATAGGATTAACTCCGTATTCTCTCCAATCAGGTTTAGTAACAAACCTTCTTAATGCTTCAGAGTTATGAAGTAGTAAATAGTTTCCTATGAAACAATGAGATTCTTCTACTTCTATATCATATACCTTTGTTCCTGAACAATCAAGAGAAGATATATTTGATATCTTAATGTATAAGTTTCCATCTCTAGTAAACACTCTACCAGTTGAGACATCTTTAGATTTTTTATGATTTAGAACAACATCACTATAATTGGTATAACCACCTCTAGACATCTGAAGTTCAGATCTTACATGATCTTTTCTAACTTTTCCATTTAACAATCTGCCATTAGCTTTTTCGAGATAATCTATAGTTATAGATGATTGAATACCAAGTCTAAATAACGATAACCACACATCTCTAACAAGTTTAGATGATGCACTCTTAAATCCTCCTCGCTGTAACTTATGATTTATCCAACCATCACCTTGAATTATTCCATCGATTAAAGCTCTAAGTTTATTATCAGATAGATGAACTAGTGAGTTCATAGATTTAGTATAAACGTTACCAAACGACTTAAGATAAGATGCTAATACTTTATTCTTTATAACTAACACACATATTGTTCTATCTGGATACTCATATATTCTAAACTTTCCACCGAACGATTCAGCATATATCTTCCCCAGAGTTTTAGCTATATGTAGTTCATTAATATTTAATGAAAACATCACTTCTTCATTCCTAATGTTAGATGATCCCTCAGCTAACCACCATCCTATAAACCAAGCAATATTATGTGTAATATCTAAATATCTACCGTATCTAGTAGGTATTTTATTTTTTCTAATAGAATATAGTGCTTCTTTAGCATCTTTATCATCTACATACTCTCTTAGTTGTTTTCTTGTTAATGATGGATTATGTTCTAGCATCTCTAATGCAGTTATATATCCGTTACCTGCTCTCGTATATATATATTTATCAGAAAAAGAATAGTCTGAATAAGCACTAAGATCAACAGTTTCAACACTAGTATCTGATTTAGGCAGAGGCATCACTGCGTAATCACCGACTTTAACATCTTGAGCTTGGACCCAATCCCAATAAACTTCTTTATCTTGTTTCGTACATATAGTGCAATGTTTTTTACTATTAGGTATACATGGTTTTACTTTACCGTCATGACATGTTTCTTTCCTATATATAGCTAATGGATGATTCCATGTACAATCAATTTGCGTTTTGCCAGCGTTTAAAGTAAAGGTATACATTCGCTCATCATCATCACATATACGTGAGAATGTATTCGTTACCTTTTTTTTACTATAACATTGATCGTAAACTATGTCACCACTATTAATCTCACCTATATTAGTTAGTCCGTTAGGTGTTAGAACCTTACCATCATAAGGTAAACAGTATACACCGAGACCACCAAGATTCATATCATAGTAAGACCTTGACTGTGAAGCTATTCTACCAGCAGTTTCAACAGTCGGAATAATAGCAGCGTCCGAGGTAAGACCTTGTCTAATAGAATGACCTGCGAAACCTACAAGACCCATTGCACTTTCAAAGTTATCTAGTACTTGGTCAGCCATACGTTGTCCATATAGTTTTGTTCCACCATATCTAGCTGTTCCCATAAATGATGATCTGCTGCCAATACTATTAGAATTCCATGTACCAGTCTTCATCATACCTCTCATCTCTTTATACGTAGGAGGCGGATTGGCCGCGAAGTCTGAGTCACCTATAACATCGTCACCTTCCATGAACTCTCTATGCATCTGTTTCTTAGGTTTAATAACTTGTCCTAATGTAGCACTAACTATAGGTCCTAATCCTAACGGTATATCTGCACCAAAGTCTGCAGAATTATGTATACAATGAGATAATAAAGTGAAACTTTGCTTTGGTGAATCTGTTACTATATCGTATAGTTTATCTTTATACTCTATAATATCATTAGATAATACCCGTCTTAGTATTGATCCATTACGAAAATATATTCTATTAGATCGCCCTTTAGGAGTTTGTATACATTTATTTTTATAGTTAGAATCATACTTCATTCTATACTCATCTAGATACGAATATGGGAATGAAGTTCTATATGATTGTTTTCCGTTATTACAATGTTTTTTAATACATATTGGAATCATATCATTTTCAAGAACAGTTGTAACATATCCATGAATATTTAATGATGTATTAGTTAAGACAACATTTGATATATCATAATGACCATCACCGAATATAATTCCAGCCACTATTTTTCTATCTATTTCCTTAGTAAAATGAATACATTTTTTATCAGATGCTTTATTAAATAGACCAAATATTAATTCAGCTAACAGAACATTATGTATATGAAATGTTACATAGTTATCATGTTTTTCCTCTGAGTAACTACATTTGAATACTGAACACATATGTGTAATATATGTTTTAACATAATCATATTCTTTCATATTATGAACAGTATTAACTGTATGAGGTTTGTTTCTTCCAAAGTTTATCCAACCTTCAGCAAGATACAATCCAAAATAATAAGCTATTTTGTCATCAATACGGAATGTATTTTGTGCATTTGTTTTTGTTTTTTTATTATTCTTATCGATAATATAACATATATCTTTTTCAACAACATAGTTACGAAAGTTGATATATTTTGATAATTGTATAACATCACCATTATACACTGGTCTAACTATAGGTTTAACTAGAAAATCACCAACATTTATATCTTTTGTTTCAACCCAATCAATTTCAAACGAGGTTCTTTTACTTTTACATTTTTTACATATCCCTTTGTGTTCTCCTACACATGATTTATTCGATGCTGACTTATACTTACATTTAATATCTTTTATAATTGGTTGTTTATGATCTTCGCTTATTATTAATGGTTCATGAATACCTACCAAATTAACAGAGTGAATATTCTCATTATTTTTAACATTTCTACTAGTAACATCTTTAACATTATAAATCACACCATCCACATCGTATATCTTATCACCTTTTACAATATCCTTAACCATTTTAATACCATTATGTATTTGAACAAATGCTTGCGGATAAATACATTCCGCATAAGGCCTTGAGAAGTAGTGTTTTCGTTCCATGTAGTAAGGGTCGATAATGTCTCCAACACTTATTCCAACCGGGAATATAGGCTCATGTAAAAGCTTTCTTAATTCACTACCGTATAAACTATCAGAAGCTTTCCATCTCGAATGCATACGTTGATACCAGTTAGGTCTCCATCCAATAACTCTTTTACCTTGCCATGGAGTAGTACCCATGAGCCACATTCTACCTTCGATGATAGGAACTTCTTCTTTACCTGAGTACTCGGCTTCTAACTGATCGTAAGTTTTAGTCATATCAGGCATTAATGGCGAAAGAACTCTATTAGAGATAGCACCTTTAACAGCTCCTACAGCTGTCTCAGTTATTCCTCGTCGCCAGTTTAGAGCAGCTCCGACAATAGCCCCAGGAGCACTAGATACAAACCCTGGCATTAAACCGTCTAAGTATCTACCTACGCCAGCTATACCTGTCATATTAGCTATTCTTGATGATAGTAAATGAGTCTTAGCTACATTATCGGCGATAAATCCTGTTATACCTTGATCAAGAGCTGTCTCGTCGAGCATAGGATTATCTGCTATGAGCGCATCTAACGCTTTATAAGCAAGTCCTGCTGCAGCTAACTGTCCACCTCTTGTACTAATAAATCTGGCTGCACCGCGTACACCGTCACCGTACTTAAAAGGATCTCTCCTAAGACCTGTTGTCATCTTAATAAGGTTAGTAAGACGCTCTGCTCCAATATCTAATGCTTTCTTAATGCCGGTTTGAAACTTACCAGATCCGTTATCGCCTACACTTAAAGCAAAGAAAGGACTCTTATCATAAACTTGTTCTCTTACACTAGGAAGAAGTCTAGGATCTAAGATTGTCTCTTTCAAAGTTTGAAACAACTTACCATCTCTACTAGGAGTTCTAAACTCTGTTCTACTAATGTAGTCCATAGCGTGCTCTAGTTCAATATTGTGTCTCTTTTTAAAAGTATTAATAACAGCACCTAAGGCTGTCTTATCTTGAGGTGTAGGAGTTCCTTTAGCGAAGTTATCTAGATTGCCATCAGCGAATAACGTACTAACAAAACCATACATCTTCATAGCAGTAGATTGAGTACCAGATATATGTCCTTGTTTAAACAAAGTATCAGCTGCATCTACGAATGGATGCATATTAGTCATAGAATAGTCAACATTAAGACCTTCTGTCACAAACTGAGTCTTCAGTACATTCATTGAGTTATAATCAGATAATCGTCCTTGTCTCTTAAAAGGAATAGCATCCTTGGCTTTTTTAGGATTCCATAATGCTGTCTCGTAAATAGCTTTAGAATCAGGGTTCTTCATTAGTTTCCAGAAGACATCATTTTGATCTAATGCACTCTCTTGCATATTGAAAAGTTTTGTCATAAACTTCTCATCGCTATGAAATATAGCTGAGTCCATTTGATTAGCTTGAAGGTATCTGCTATTATGAGCAATCTCTTGGTATATAGTAGGAGATTGCATCAACATACCGACTTCTTGCCCAGTATGTTCCATAGAGTCACGCATAATAGGTATATGTGCTTTAAGTTTATCGTAATCGATTCTTTTACTTAATAAATTTTCCCACATTTCTGCCTGTAGATCTTGAGAGTGATTCAAGTTCTTACCAGCATGACGTATACGTCCTGGTGTTAGTATTTCTTTGAGTTTTCTCCACGCATTAGGAATAGCTTCTGGTACTCCCCAATCAAGTTTCTTCATTGCCCATTGAAAAGGATTAGACGCAGTATTTCTATTAGCGTCTGTTAACCACTTATTAGCTTCCATGATACTACCAGGTTCTCTAGAGCTATGATAAATCCATTCTTTAATATTAGAAAGTTTTGCTTCTCCTGCTTTACCAAAGATCTCAGGATGAGAATATTTAAGAACAGTATTCATTGAATTAAGATTGGTAAGGTTGACTCCATCAGCAGCATAGAACTTCCCATTAATAAGAGATACGTTTAGGTTATCACTCATGTTCTCACCTAAAGTATCGGCAGCTAGTTGTTGTAATGTTCTAGGAGTTCCACGTTGTACAAGATTGCCTCTAGTATCTGTTACTCCACCAGACTTAACTATGAGACCTAGTCCTGTCGTATCTTTATTAAAAGGAGTAGATCTTACACTACCGCCCATTAATGAGTTCCAACCAGTTATGTTACCTAGAGATAGATCTCTTCCTACAGGAGGTAGTCCGATCATAAAAGAAAGATTAAGACCCATTATCTTATTAGTAACCCTCTTTAACTGATGTAGAGGACTAAGCATTGATAAGTCTACATTGAACTTACCTCTTGAATAATAATCATTACCCATTCTAACATTACTCATAGCCTGATCAACAACATGAGCTTTGCTCTTAGGAAAGTACTTAGCGAAGTTACTACCTACTCTACTGATATAGTCGGTATTCATAACATCACCAGTAACAGTAGGTCTAAGACTTAGGACTTGTGCTAAAAAATTCTTAGGTTTTAACTGATCGTCACGTATAGAGTTAATGAGATTCATGTTGGTATTCTTAGCTGTAGTCTGTTCTAATGCTTGTCCGGCTGTACTTTCAATGTTACCTAAGTGTTCAAAGGTCTTCATTGTGCGCATACCTTCGGACTCAAGAACACCTACAGTTCTTCCATACCTTGCTTGCTCGCGATGCATTTGCCAATGATCAGTTATATTCTTCTTAAACCTTGATAAGAAAGATGTAACACTTCCTTTTGTAGGTTTATGAATATTATGAGAACCATGTCTACCAGCTTCGGCGAACATTGTTCTAGCATTCTCTATAAACGCAGAGTAAAACGTTTTACCAGCAGCCTTTGTTGCATCTATAGCTTTATTAAAGACATTATAAGAATTAGCAGTATTAAAATTATTAACATCTTCTTTGAATATAGAATTAGTAGCTTTTGTAGGAGCTTGAACTGACGAGTATCTAGGTCTTGTAATCTTAGCTAAGTTACCTAAAATCTTATCTCTAAACGCAGTATTCTTCTCCATTACGTTTCTTAGACCTAGACCTATAGTACCCCTAGCACCTTTATATATAGGACCGATAGCGCCAAACGCGCTAAATGTAATGATATTATCCTTCATATATTTAGCGTAATTCATTACGTGTCCAGGAACATTCCAAGCAGCCTTTTCTTCTAAGCCATACATAGGAAGGTTACCGGCTACACTATCCCAAGCATATCCTGCTACAGATCCTTTGATTCCATGTTTATATAAAAGATTTCCTGCTGTTGCTGCTAATGTCTTACCGTTTCTAAAAGCACTAGTAAATCTTGCTTTATCTCCTAATAACGAATCTTTCCTATTAACTCGTTCGAGAAGTCTAGCTCTCTTTTTATAGGCTTGTCTTAAAGGACGCGTGGCCATCCTCACTCTTGTAGCAGCGTGACGCACAGGTGTGAATTGCTTAGCTATCTTACCTAAGGTAGGAGCCTTTAGGGCAGATATTCTTTTAGCTATAGTACCTGTACCTTTAAGAGCTTGCGTTTTAGCTATATTACCTATGAACTTACTAGTGACGCCACCCGCGAACGTCATAGCAGAGTACATAACCATGTATCCTACAGCATTTTTAGCAAATGAACCTATACCAGACGTGACGCTACTAGTAAGACTACCACTAGTATTCCTATGAGGATCATAGTATCTTTCGTCACTTGTTCTTGGATCGTAATAAGCCATAGTTAATCCTTAAAGAATTTTTGATCTTCCTTCATCTTATCGACAAGAGACTTCTCTTTATCTTCATGAAGATACTTCTTCCCGTCGAACTCTTGGATAGGAGAAAGTGTATGATCTACGCCTTGTAGATTTAATGTTTTACTACTATTATCCTGAAAAGGATCTGCTGGCATCGGTGGTTGTGTAAACGATTTACGTTGAAAGATTTTCTTACCACTTACGTTCTCACAAAAACATACTAACTCTATCAGATCTGCGTATGTCTGATCTAAAAGATATTGTATCGAAAGATTAGGCATCACAGTAAGTATATGTTTTATTAACTCTAATGTAGTATCGTCTTGAACAGATGCTCTGTAAGTATCTACTACTATATCGAACAAATCTTTGTCGGTCATTATTTCTGTAGACTTATTAAGTATATCTATACCTATCTGATTAATAGCAGTGTAATGTAAGTCTGTAGAGTATCCTTCTGTTATTCCAAGCTTTGCAGTAAGTTCATTTTTATAAGCAGGATTTTGTATACCATTTACAATACCTAACTCTTTAACAGTAAGAGTTCTGTATATAATAGTATCGTCTGAACCTTCTACTTTAGCTTTATAGAACTTTGTATTTTTTGTCATGTTTCCTCCATACAAAAAAAGGGGAAGGGAATATAACTCCCGTCCCCTTATTACCTAATTAATATTTGGTCGTTATAGTTCTTCAGATTCTACTACAACAAAACCGCTCTTTACCATGATATGTTCATGGACAACAGTCGCGATTCCGCCTTTATTATCAAGAGCACCATCTGGTAGTTCATTTAGAACGCATATCTTCACAGTCTCTACCTCTGGATCGAATGTAGGAATTGTATTTTGTCTACCCATGATCTCTACGTAGTTCTCTCTAGTTAGAGTAGTAAAGTATATATCTATATCTCCAACTGGAACTCTAAAAACACTACCGTGTTGAACTTTCCATTCATTAATCATGTCTTGTGTAACTTCTTTTCCCATAGTTTCTCCTTGTTAATTCATCAGGGACACATATAGTATATGTCTATTGTGATGATTGTTTATAATACTCTTTCCATGCTTCAACATTTGATAACCAATTAACTGTATTAGGGTCTGCTGTATTAATCTGACCTTGTCTTTGTAACTTACCATATGGTCCTGAGTGATGAAAAGAATTCCTTACCTGTTGATAAGCTTTAGGATTAGAGTACTTAAGATCTTCCAACCACTTCTTATCTCCATTGCGTTGTAGATAAGTAGCTATAGCTGGAATAGCTTTATTAGGATCATACCAATCTGCATAAACTTCTCTATCCCACTCTGTTGTACCTTTCCTATAGTTAGAAGGTCTTTTCTCAAAACCTACATCTTTACCTGTTCCTTCTTTAAACTGACCAACACCTCTTGAGCTTGATAAGAATTTACCAGTTCTAGGATCTTGCGGTCTAGCATATCTAAAACCTTTAGACTCTTGGTATATAATAGCTAGTAAAGTTTCTTTATCTATGTCTGGATAGTTTTGTGCAGTTCTATCTGCTATTTCTCCGTAGTCTTCTCTTACCTTATCTAACTGAGGTAAATGTTTATCTATAGGTGATGTTCTAGGAACAAATCCTGGAGCATCGGTACCTGGAGTCTCTGAGTAAGTACCATTATACTCTTGCTTATTACTTATCCCTTCAAGTTGATAACTATCAGGTAATATTTGTTGAACATCTGAAGGATCTGGATTATTACCTCTTGTTTGTGATTCTATAATCTCTTTATTACGTTTTTGTAGAGAAGTTTCATAGCTTCCTGGACCGTATATAGCTTCAAAAGATGCTTTCTCTTTTGCTGTCCTGTCCCCTAGAAGTTGTCCTCTTGATTCTGGAGTACTACCTAAATCTTGTATTAACTTCTTATCAGCTTCTAATGCATTAACCTGAGATTGTAGTAATGCTTGATTACTAATCTGTAGAGCTTTAATCCTAGCATCATACTCAGCTTGTGTGAGACCTTCACTCTTAACTTGTTGATTAAGTGTTTGCACTTGTTGATCTAGAAGTTGTTGTTGTTCATTTATAATATCTTGTTGTGTCTTATCTAACGGAGACACTGGATCTGTATTATCTACTTTACCTGTATCAGCAAACGTTGAGACGTTAGGTCCTGTATCAATATCTTCTTGTGAACCGGCAGATGTGAAAACTTCTCCAGTCTTAGGATCTGTAACAGTTGTCTCACTATTAAGATCAGGTGACTGTATAGGTTCTAAGATTGGTTCAGGTGGAGCAGGATTAAAAAAGAAGTCTTCACGTTGTACAAGATTAACAGCGTAGAAGTCATTCTTAGTAGGAACAGTTACAACGTATAAAGATGAGAAGTCTGATCCTTTATCTAAGATAAAGTGCATAGTCTCTGTGCCTTGTATATCGTTGCTTTCTGCTTCTATCTTTACTAATAGTTTCTCTGGTAAATCTGTTTGTCCTAACGCTTTCTCTGTAACAGTTTGTTCTACAAACTTTGTTAACTGAGGAACATAAGGTATATCGTCTCTTCTAGTAAAACCTACTTGATTATTTTTACTAGCTTTATCTTCGAAGAATAACGGTATATCATTAGTCCATACTCCGCCTCTAAAAGCAGAAACTACGTTGATCTTAAAGAATTGTTCAGGTCTACCTATAAAGTCATTTAGGTATTCCATGTCTTCTTTTCTAGGAAGAGTAATATCCTCATTCTTTGTTCCTACGTTTAACTTGATACCGTTAACATTAAAAGTTTGTGTAGATAAAGACTTGTTCATATCATGAAAGAAAAAGTTATACGTTTCTCCTATAGGATCACCGGTTGGACCCATAACCATTGAATGTGAGTTAAAGTGTACATCGTTTAATAAAACAAATGTATGCTCCGCTTTGAAGTCGTTTATATCGCCAAAAATTACCATTATATTTAAAGTATCTCTGTAGTTATTTCTGTTACCAGCTTTGATACCTATCTTACCGCTACGACCATACCTGTAATCGAACTCATCTGCTCTCTTTAACTCTACATCTTTTAGATCAAATGGTTTACCATTGTGATCTCCCCAGATAGTATCTTCTAAGAGTTCTGCCATATCGTCAAAGTCTTGAGCACCTGTAGTAATAGTGCCATCTTCTCTACCGCGAACTTTAAAAGGAGATATATCTTTCTCTTTTAGATCGTCTAGAATCTTCTCGATATTCTCTGATCTTCTTACAAGAGAAGGAGTAAGGTTAGGAGCCATCACTGCTGATAAAGTAGACGTATTCTGTATCTCTTGTGAAATGTTTCTTTCTCTACCACTTGTTAGTCGTCTGATAACATTATCTTTCGCGAGATCTATACCTTCTCTTTGGTTTTCTAAGTAAGACTGTATAACATTAAGATAACCTACCTCTTTAAAAGCTATAGTAAGTGAACCCTCTCCTATTACAGTTCCCATAGCAACCGCATCGTACCTTTGAGAAGCATAACCGTATATGGGTTCTTTAGTCTGTCTCATTGCATAACTAAGCGTAACAATATCGTCCACTAGTACATCACCGAAAAACACTTTAGCCTGTGCTCCACTAAAGTAATCATATCTATATGTATTATAGTTATGACGTATATCGTTAACGTCTGGGGCTAATAGATCTCCTCGTGTCTGTCCATTCTTGTGTTGTTGTTGAAGATTTGCTAACTTTTCTTCATTTTTTCTTATATCGTAAGGCATTTAGGTCTCCTATTGAGATGGATAACGTTGATCCCCTCTACGAGGTGGACGTCTTTGATCTACATAAGGTCTAGGCTTATAACCGCCCTTCTTATAGTACGGAGGATTACTACCTTTAGCTCCTCCTTGATATTGGAGAGGTGATTCATCTTCAGGTTTATTAGTAACAATGTCATCATAGTCTCCATAAGGTTGATATCCTGGAGCTATAGTTCCGTCGACATTATTAGTGGTATACGGTTTAATATACCTTTCCGACCTAGTCATACCATATAGGTTAGCGTCCATGTCCCAAGTCATATTAGATTGTTCGTAAGCCGCGATAGATGCATCTACTTTAGATATCTCTGCTACCAATCTATCTATCTTACTTTGTTTTATATTAGCTTGTTTGGTAAGTGCGTTTCTTCTTTGTGTGATACCCGGATCAGAGTTAACCATATTTGTACGAGCCATAGTTCCTATGCCGTTCACGTCGGTATTTCTTGTACCTAACTCTATTATTTGTTTATCAATAGTCTGTATCTCCGCAGAGAGTCTTGATACATCATTTTCTAGTTTCTGTCTATATCTAAGCATAGCAGTAAACTGTTCATCTACAACCTTACCTTCTAGTTGCTTCTGAAATAAAAGTGCTTTCCAAGAACCTACTTCGCCTTCAGATATCATAGGATCCATATCTTTACATACCCACTGCATTGTATTCTCAGAGTATATATCATTGATACTTACAACTCCACCTTCATCAGCTATATCTATTGCGTAGAATCTCATTATAGATCCAGCACCAGCTTCGTTAGAAAAGTATAGTATAATATCAAAAGGAGGGATATCGTCTGATAATGGCGAACTATATCGTGTATTCTTAGCGGTACGTTCATTAAGGAACTGAAAAAGACCGTATAAAGGATGCTCGTCAAACTGTACAAAAACTATAGAACCAGCTATTGTCCTGGATCCATACGTATAATTCTTAGCGTTAGTATCACCTAATCTTCTCACAGGAACCTTCTCTCTATGAATAGACCAAGCGAATGTCTCAACATTATTAAGTAAAAGTATATGCTCGTTATATACTATAGCTACAGTAACATCTGTACCACTATATGTATGTAACATATCTTCTTGAAAAGGAACACGACTCTGTAGAGGACCGTCTTGCATATTACCTGCTACAGTCTGTCCGCCCAGATTTTGTACATCCTTAGCTTGTTGTATAGGAGAATACTCACCTATAGTTTTTGTAGCTATAGGACCTCCAGCCACTACATTTGTTCCGCGAAGCTCTACATTTTTTAGTAAATCTTCAGCAGGATCTAAGAAATTCTTTGTGTAGAACTTTCTTGCCATATCTGTTCCTTTGGAGAAAAAGTAGCCCAGTTACCCGGGCTATTATGATTAGTTACCTTGTTGTTCTTGTACTCTTCGTGCTGCCCATGCTGCTCTAACTGCTGCTAGAGGAGATGATGGTCCTACTGTAGCAGGATCAAAAGCTCTTAGATCTCCACCTACCACACGTCTCCAAGGTATAATACCACGAGCCACAAACGTCATTTGTGTCTCTGTGACGATGTCGTCTATACTCATACCAGAACCTTCGTTTATAAGTTCTACACCTAAGATTGCCATCACAGATGTATTACCGTATTCGTTTTGTCCTGTTAAAGTTATAGTAAACGGTGGAAGTTGGTCAGCGTAGTTCGGTCTTGCAAGTTTAGAATGTCCGAATGCTCGTAGATCACCTTCGTCGATTTGTTGTCCTAGTAAGAAGCTTCTGCCTCCAGCTGGAACATCACTACCTTTAGCGTAATAATGAAGTGGTCTTCCGCTCTTTTCTGCTTCGTCCATTATGTCAGTTAAAGGAGATGCGTCGAAATTAGTGAAGATTAACGAGCCAGCATGACCACGTTTACCTCTACCAAAAGCTACAGCATCTACATTACCCATCGTATAGATAGGTGCCTTTTCTCTAGTAGATGAATAAGATATACCATTCAGGTTACCAACCACAACTCCATTGATTGTAGCAACTATGTCACACCCTGAGAACGCGTTATACGTTCTTGTAAGTGTATCACTTAAAGTGTTAGCGCCACCTATTCCATTTGCCATTTTTTACCTCCAAGTAAATGGAAGTGGGATCTCTCCCACTACCTTATTATTCGTTAGTTGGTAAACTCTTACGGAGTTTAACAGTAGTACGAATCTTCTTCATGGGGAAGATAGGTACTAGGATTATATCGATTTCTACAATTCCACGAACTTGTTGTTCGATTGTTGAAGTAATGACATGATTAGACGCTTGTAGTCCAGACATATTGTTTAAAGTTTGAGCAATCTCTTGGTCCATTGCGTTTCTAAGAACAACACTATTAGGTTGACCTAGATAAGCGTCAGCGATTCTCTTTACTCTATCAGCAGCTTCGGCTGTTATACTGTAAGTACTCCAAGTCACAAAGTCACTTCCATAAGGAGCTGCTGTAACGTCATTGACTATTACAGGTCTTGTTGCTCTGGTTTTCATAGCAACATATCTCATATTATTAAGCGCTTCGTACTGTCTCATAGAGAACTCTTTACGTAATGCTGTTACATTAGCAAGCTCTTTATTTGTTGGACTTATATCGTAAGGTAATGAAGCAAGCATACCAGCGTAAGCAGCTTGACCATTTGCTGCATAGGGATTACCTCTTCCAAGATTAAGGAAGATAGGTTCAAACGCTGACACAGATACAAACTTACTTTGTATATTTATCATCACGTTCGCTGCTCTTGTACCATCATTAAGATCTACTTCTGTAAGATTCTTCACCCAATTATCTCTATCACCTAATGTATTACCAACAATAGGTGTAACACCAAACACTGCATGTGGTTGTATAGAGTTAATAGATAGTTCTTCTAAGAAGTCCTGCATATCTTGAGCATATGTTGTACTCAATTGTTCTTTAAGTCCTGTTATAGCATTGTAATCTTCTTTGATATCATCTATATAAGCTTCCATAGGAACCCATAAAGTTGCTTCAAAGTCTCTTAGATATTCATATACCTTTTTAAATTCTTCTTCTTTCTCTTTTGGTGTAAGTTTAGCACCATTAGTACCATGCTTTAAAGAGATAGCTGCTGTTGTAATAGCAGGGAAGTTAGGCAGGTATTTATACCTAAGTCTTATATGTGAATCTTTATCACTAGCTAGTGGTCCACCACCTGGTCCAGGAAGTAGCTCAGGATTAGTGAAAGCTATTTCGCCGTTAAGTGCATCACTTATAGCAACATTACTATCTAGTTCATAAGTTATACGTGTTCCATAGTTACATTGTATAGGATACTGAGGTGGTGTATTCATTAACAACTCAGGTCCTCTCGTGAAATAGTGAGTAAGAGAAGCACTTGTATTCGCTTCTAGTTGTGGTAAAGTTTCTACTTCGTTTATGAAACCTTTTACTGTACTACCAGTAATACGTACATATCTATTCTCGCGAATATCATTATTACCATCAACAAGTATAGCCATATTAGTAAACTTGATATAGTCACCTGTTCCTGTCTTACCTGAGTATTGAGTTGCGTATCCACCTGAATTCGCAAGGTAAGCATTAGGACCAATACCAAAAGTTATAACACCTGGATCGATTCCATCAGGATCTGTATAAGACTTCATGTAAACACCAGACACATTATCGTAAGGTACTTCTACCCAATTTCCGTTAGGATCTAAATCTTCACTAACGTATACATGTATATGTCCGGAAGGTCTTACTTCTATACCATTTACTGTCTTTGTTTCTACATACTGATTTGTTGCCCAAAGATAACCAGATAGTGCTGTATCGTAATAGTCTGCGTATGTTGCGCCGTTAGTAGATAACCAAGCTTCTGTAACCCCGCTATTAACTAACTCTTCAGTTTCATCTAAAGGAAGGTCGCATTTAATTGTAAATTCATTAGCGCCATCTTTACCAGCTGGATCAGTCGGTACCTCATCTATTAGTACGTTACCTAAGTAATAAGTATACTCAGATTTAACATTACCTGAAGGTGAATGCATGTACTTAGAGTCTGGTGTTCCAAGTTTTGTATCGCCAGGTATAACATTTTCTCCATCACCATAGTCATACATACATTGTATAGTATCCCACCGGCTTGTTCCCTTACCGTCTAATGGTGTATAGTCAAACTTACCTGTTGTTCCAGTAAAGTCTATCTTTTCCCATTCAGAATAAGAAACTGATTCAATAGCTTCTACGTCTAAAAGGTTATTTGTTACTGTTAAGATCTTTAACTTACCGTTACCTATTTCTCCAGACCCGTAAGGGAGTATAGGAGAAGGTACTAAGAACGCGTCGTTCTCTGTAGCTATGATCTCTGATTCCTGTATAATAGTATTAAGATCAAGCTTAACTCCATTATCAGTAACATTAACACCAGGGGTAGTACTTCTTACTTTTAGTTCGTAATCAGTTAGTACTCCAGATGTTGAAGCTGTTAACACACTGTTAAGATTAGGATCTGCGTTTATAGCATCTACTAGCTCTTGAACATTATGCGTATCAACACTTGTGTTATTAGGGTTATTTATATCAACTGTAAATACCGATGTTAGTCCTGTCTTAGGGTTATATATAGCAACGTTACGTCTATCGTCGTAACGTACTGTTATTTGATTATAGATTCCACCTGGAAAGCGAGCATCTAATCGTAATGAACTAACGCCATCACCATTATTATCTGGCTGTTCCTCATGAACCCCATACGAATCTGTTTCTAGTATATCAACATACGCGTTAACGCCGTTACCTATTCTAAGTCCAACCACATCAGGACTTCCTGCTTGCGCTTCCCAACATTCGAATATTCCACGAACTAATGTTCCTGCGCCGCTGCGTCCCCATATGATTTCAGAATCTTCTGGTTTATCCACTAAGACTGGTTCATACATTGGACCGTCTTCGCCAGTTCCGATTATTACAACACGTCTGTTCTTAGTAACAGGTTGTGGTGTAACATTCAGTCCAAAGTCCTGGATGAACGTAGAAGTACTCGGTATTGCATGTTCTCTTGCCATGTTGTACTCCTCTATATTTTATTATTAACGTGAAGAAAGTATTCACCATGCCACTTTCTTAACAGTTTGTCGTCAAAATTATTTGCGACATATTCATAAGAATCAAGGAAAGGTCCTCCGTCACCACCTGCGTCAACGTGAAACTTGGCCTCAATCCGCTTAATAGGATTAATAGTGTTTATATCAATACGTTCAGTTCTAACATAGTATAGGAACGAACGTATATGGTACTTGTTTTTTATTTGTACAAGTCTATCGTCTCGTACACGTCTATCAAACCACATCTGTACTATTCCTGCTTCCCTGAACATTCCTGTATATTTCTTCATATATTCTTCAAACCAATCAGTAAGTTCTTCTGCTTCCCATCCACTCTGGGCCCACATATTAAACTGTACAAGATTATCAAAAGTCTGACCTTCTATCTGATAGTATCCTACTTTATCTCCATACTTACTAATAAGTTCTTGTCGCCCATCATCGTATATCTTATAAGTCGGTTCATATCTTCCTATAAAATTACGTTGTCTAGGTTTTCTTTCTTGTGTACCTCTAAAAGGTTCTGTTCCTCCAGCCTCTTGTCTAACAGTTGCCCATGTTATATGAGGAGCAGGAATTCTATCTACCGTCTTATACTCATCGTAGTTCCTCTGGAACATATCTGTTCTATGATGAGGAAGCTTTCCCACATCAGTTGTCTGTATAATAGGGTAATCTTTTAGATACTTAGGATCATCTCTGTCTAACATATAGTCGGGAAAGTCTGGACTAAAAACAACACTAGGATTAACTATTCTTATAGACTTCTCTAGTAAGCACATCATCTCAAACACTGATTGTAAATTACCTACACTTGTGAGTCTATTATTAGTGTCACGATTATACTCGTATATCTTATTACTAATAGGTTCATATAACGTAAACTTAAGGTCCGGAGTAACCTCCGGTAAAAGTATTTGTGGTGATGCTGATGTATTAGTTACTACCATATTTCCTCCTAGTAGTCAATATGATCAAGTTCGCAGAGAGCAGCATAGTATTGTACATTACCATTCTCTAATCTGTAAGGATGTAATCTTTTAACATTATACTTCTCGTCGAACTTGTAAGAAGTAGGTTCGACTTTATGATCTACAACATTTAACTCGAATATTTGATCGCCAGCGTGAATATTAACAGTATACTCTATCCAGTAAATAAACTTATCACTAAAGATATCACCGACTTTAGTGTAATCACTCGTATCAGTCATAGGATAAGGCATACGTCTTGATCTAACAAGGTAATCCGTATAAGGGTGAGCAGGTCCTCCTACACCTTCTTTAGAAAACTTATTCCAATACTTAGACTTTTCAGTTCTATTGAAGTGTCTTACTACTACCCAATGACCTTTAGGTTTGTTAACGCCATCTCCGTAAAGTAACCAATTCATCTCTACTCTAAGATCGATACCATCGGCTTCTGAAGTAGTAGAGTACATACTTTCACGTATAAACTCGTTGGTTGTTATAACTTGGTCTGTGAATACTCCCATTAGAATGTTCCTCTTCCAGTTCTATAATACCTAGATCTAGAATGTATACGTGAACCACCTTTATCTACATACCTCCACCCTAGTCCATTAAATCCTGGTCCAGAAGATGATTCTAGCCATGGATCTATTCCTTTAATAACTCTGTTATGTCCTACATCTAATACAGGATGAGGATAACCTTTAGAACAATCGTATATACCTTTAATAGCTATTGATACTCCTCTAGAGAAGTAATCTATAATAGAGTTAAAGCAATCAAACAATCTTTTCTTTATATCAGGAGCAGTAAGTTCTTTAGATCCACTTGATCCTGGAGTTCCTGTATACTTGATATCAAGATCACCTAAGTGTTTAGTCTGACCAACTGTATTAGATACACCTACATAGTTCTCTGCTATATTAAGAAGATCATAAGTAGTCTTACATTCTACATATCTTCTCATTAAGAATGGTACGTTCTGAGGCGTGCATCCCCAATAACTATAAGGATAACTTGTTCCATTACCTAGATTATAAATATCTATCACGTCTATAGAATTCTTATGTATCATTCTATAAACAGTATCTTCAGAGAAATTCTCTATAGTAGGTCCACCCATTAACTCTATTGTAGTTATAGTAGCAAATAACGGACAGTACTGTGAAGTAAACCAGAACTTATCACTCTCTTCCATATATCCATTGTAAACACCTGAAAGACCAGCTAGTATATTAACATGATATTCGTGATTATAAATAAACGTGTGATTTAAGTCAGGAACAATGTATAAATTTCTATCATAGATAGAGTGTTGAAATCTATAGTAAAAGTCTTCGTATACATTAGGATAGTTCGTTTCATCTACATATAGATATGTTGTTCTATCATACGAGTTACCAGCATTAGTTGTAACTTCACTCTTTATATAGTATCCTGATTCATGGACACCGCTCGCTATTGTAAATACGAGACTTGTAGCGTCGTATTTAGCGTAGTTGTATACCATACCACTAGAGTATAATCCTGACGCTGCCGCGTCTACAGGATCTACATCATCTATATATATATTAAATGATTGTATAACTTCACCAGGATTGAATTGATACTGATAGTTGTGGACTAATGAGTATATTCCACTTTCTTGCTTTATAAATGTGTCCATTATATCTCCTAACTAAGAACGTTACGTTTAACTACTGAGATGTATCGTTCGAATGCAATACCTGACGAATAAATTACATCATTAAATCCTAGTTTTATAAACTTAAGATTAGTCAAGGAAACATTTCCTTGTCCGTTAGTAGGATAGGAAGAAGTTAACGCTAGGTCTTCTATTACTTCTGGTACAGGTTGTCCACTTATAACAGGTTCAGTCGGAAGAACTCCGCTTTCGTCAACACTATCTAGTAACGCCTGTATTTGTGCAGCTAACTCCCAATCTTCTAGATCTATAGCTCGTTGAAGGTCTAGTTCTAATTGTTCTTCTCGTGTAAGATGTTGACCTTCTATACTACCACTTCCTGTTATAAAAGAGAATGTATAAGAATCATCTAACTGATCATCATACATACTTATAACAGAATCTGGTTTTCTATGAACATATACAGTATATCTTGTATTAGAAGCTAACAAGATAGAAGGTGTAAAAGTTAAGATGTTAGCCATACCACTCGATGTGCCGCGACTAGTATAGTCCCATCCTTCTGTACCAGGTATAGTAGTGTAAAGATCATCATGAACACTAATAGTTCTATAGTCTATAGAACTCGTTCTTAATGCCTTGTTAAAAATAACCCTTATCTCAGGGTTACGAGGAATAGCCTCTTGATTTATATTAGGATAATGTCCAGATACATAGAAGTTTGCCATTGTTACAACCTTTAATCTTCATCTACACGTATAGATGATATTCCGCTACCAAAAGAATTAAGTTTCTTTCTTATATATCTAAGAACTTCATCTCTTGGTCTTGATAGAGGATTATAACCCTTTTGTTCATATTCGAGCATATCTTGTAAGTGTTCTCTAGACCTTGGTGTGCAATCGTCTATAAACTTACAAAGTTTCTCATAACTAAGAGTTTGAAGCTTACTAAATATTTCCTTATTATTTCCTTCGAACACTATGTCTCCATCATGTCTATAAGCGAAGTCTTTTTGTTGTGTAGGAAATATTTCGCGATCTTTTTCATCTTCTGATCTAATTTTAGTCGCTTTCTTAGGATCATACTTAACAAGTATTCCATTTTGATAAGCAGTAAGTATATGACCTAACTTCGTATTAGGTATATTTGTTGTACAAAAATATGATCTATCTTTTTGTAATTTAACGTATCCATACTGACCATCTTCTGAATTCTTATTATCGTTAAGATCGTTAACCACAGGTTTCACCGACATATAACCATCTTGTTTGTACTTATTCCATTCAGAATCAGTGTTATATCCTCTTCCAACAAATTGCTCATCTGTTGCTATAAGTTGAACGCCACTTGCGTTCTCGCCATCTATATCAAACCACATTAATCCCTTTGCTAGTTTAAGATACTTAGGCAACTTTATTGTTTTTGCTTTTCCCATATTATCTCCAATGTTTATAGTATACTTCGTATATAGGTGTAGAGCACCTAATGAATTAGTATAGTAACTTTAGATCATAAGTAATAAGACAACAAAAAAGGGACGTACTATTGTACGCCCCTCTTATATATATTTAACTAACTACTTCTATTTTACAGAGAGTTACCTAAGTTAGGTATGATACCACTATCCTTAGTTATTTCACTAAGAGTTTGATTATTACTATTTTCAAAGTTGTAGTTACGTTCTGTACTTACATTACGAGCTACTGCTATACTCTTACCTTGTTCAAGTACTGCAAATCCATACGCTTCTCTTAACTTAACGTTTTCGATATCGCGTTCTGGGTCTGTCCACTTATCTACTGTTACTGGCATTGATTGTCCGATTATACCACAGTTGCTTGAATCAACCATGACAAGGTTAGACATTGAACCTCTTGTAGATTCATTACCTGCACTAGCATCGCCTCTGTTACCAACTCTGAAAGGAATGTATGGTGTAACAATCACTTCTACTGGAGAAGGTAAGTATGATGGGGCTATATTAAATGTAGCACCTAGAGGGTTAAGTGTTTGTGTCCAAGCGTTTCCACCCTTAACTTGGTTGCCAGATGTTTCACTATAACCTGTTGCAGTTGTTCTTAGACCATATCCTTCATGTGATGTTCCCCAGTTTTCAGCGTATGATCCAGCAGGATTTCTTACACTTGTTACTGTTGATCCTTGGAGAACGACTTCACGCATTTCTGTGTCAGTCATAAATGTTTTCCAAGCAAATGGGTGCATCATAAGTACATTAGGATTGAATCCACGGTGTAGTAAGTATGTATACATACCGAATACATCGTTTACAGTCATTGTACCATTAGGTGTACCAGAGATATCTCTACCTGTAGTATTACCTAGATATGAATTTAGAGGATCCATATTATCGTATACGTCATAACCTATTTCATTTATAATCTTCGCACCTTGACGTTCTTTGTGACGAGCTAATGCTCTACCAGCTGCTCTAAGCCAGATTCCAACGACATCGAAAAGGTTATCATCTAAGACTTCTTGAGTCATAGAGATCTTAAGACCATGTTTATGAGTTGTGAGTCCGATCATGTTCCCACCGTCTAAGTCCATGAACTTTTCCTTGTATTCACCACCTTGATCAACTCTTGCTGCTTCCATTGCTCCGACCGCACCGATTTGGATACGTGTTCCACGAGGAATGTGAACAGGTTGAAAGAGTCTATCAACGATGAATAGATTAGGTTCTAAAGCTTCTCTTACAACTACTTCTATACTTTGTGGTATAAAACGTGTAAGACCTTGCTGAGTAACTAAATCTCGAAGTTCAAAGTAATCAGCATCGCCTTTGTCATCTTTCATAAGTCCGCGATTAGTAAAAGCATTGTATACATTATAAAATGCATTTCTTTCTTTTGCTTTCGGAAAAGCCTTTATCGCTACTTCGTCTCTAATATACATACTCATCATAACTCCTTATGCTATTGAAAGTTGAATCTTGGCTACGCCATAGTAACCAGCTTGCACGTAGTTAAGGATTTCCTCAACTGTTGGCGCTGTGCCAGTTAATGATTGACAAGCATACACGAATTCGAATAAGAATCCAGGTAAACCTGCTGTTTGTGTTCCTGGCATATCACTGCCTGGATATGTTTGTACATCTTCCATACCATTTTTAGGGTATCTATTATCGATACTCATAAGCCTTCCGACTGTTTGTACAGTTTTATTGCCAACACCTTGATAAGTATAGTTACCTATAAGGTCAGACTGAATGAAAACACCTGGTCTGAATGTATCGGTGTCAATGTTAACTGCGAGGTATGTGAACTTCTTATTTATATTATACTTAGCATTGTAATCTGTAAGATTATAAGCTTCTGCTACTGGTGTTATACCAGATCCAAGTGGAGTCCAATTAGCACCATCTGTAACTTTAACAAAAGGAACTTCTACGTACCAGTCGCAAAGTACATGACCACCATCTGGCCACATTTGATAGTTAAGGTCTCTACCACGTATATCTTGATACCAATCATGATAGATTGTACCTATAGGATAGTTAGCAGGTATAACAATGCCGTCGCCAGCTGCTGCTACTGTACCGGAATTTGTTATAGTTTCGTTAGTAGCATCATTAGCACTATAGTATGCTAAGTGATCTGTTCCACCATTACATGGAACGATTAATCCATTTATATCTTCGTCATATCCCCAGAAAGAATTATCTATAGAACGTGTTTTAAGTGTTCCATCGATAGCACTAGTAAAAGAGTATATTGTTCCTTCACCCGATGGAGTTACCATTCCACCTGTTGGTGTTGAATCTTCAGAGCTTATTGCTGAGACTATTCTACCTTTAGGAAGAACAATGTAATCTTCTGTAGTAACATCTTTTTGCATTACTGGTAGATACTTATAAACGCCTAGAAATTCGGCAGGACGTACACCTTCACTTACTTCAAAGCGAAATCTTTCCGCTAAAGGAGTCTGTGCGTATCTATCCGGTCTATTTCTGATAGGTTGTTCTTGGATATTATGGATATTGAACGGCAAACTAAAATTTCCTACTGCCATTTTTAAATCCTCCTAGTTTCGTTTTGTGTAAAAAACACCGAACTTTGGATCAAGAGTTTCAGGTGGTGTGAGTTCTTCACTATCCTCTTGTTCTTCTGGTTTTGTGCCTTTGTTATCTCCTTGGCCATCATCTGTAATAGTTGGATCATCAACCTTTTCAGATGGGCTATCTAGATTAAGACTTCGTAGATCGTTAATAGTATCAATTAAACTATCGAATCCACGCGCCATATATTTATTTTCTAACTCATCTTTCTTATCTTCTACATCTAGTTCTTTAAGATCTAGAATAGTTGAAACAAGAGTTTTCTTATACTTATTTTCTAAAACTGCATTATCGTCTAATAGCTTACTAATTTCATCCTCTTTAGCATTTAGTATACTATCTTTGTCAGATAATTCAGTACTTAATCTTTCTTTTTCAGTCTTAAGATCTGTTACTTCTTTAGTATACGTACTTACTGCATCATTATGTTCTTTTATAATGTTTTCTGTATATGCTACGATTTCATCTTTATTTTTCTTCTTGATGTCGTCGAAACTGATTTCGTCTTTAACTTCTTCATCTTTTACTTCTGGTATAGTATCTTCTACTACAGGAAGATCTGCTTCAGGATTTGCCTTAAAGTAATCTTCTAAAGATGTCTTTTCTTCATCACTGAAGTCTTCATCTTTACGATACATTAGAAGTTCTGGATTAGTTGTTAGTTCTTCATCTGTTGGAGTGACATTAAACCTCTTACCTTTACGATACAAGGTTCCTTTTATCTTATTCTTTGTTTCATCAGATAGTTCTAATGAATCTATTAGTTTAAGACCACTCTTCACATGTGCTTCGTCATGTGATGGAAAAGTGCGTCCCGGACCGCAAAAAATAGACTCAGGAAGTTTCTTTCTTGCCGCAGCAGTGAGTTTTGCATCTTTAATCATCGAATCCTCCGTGATTATTCCTTTTATTATTACTTCCCGGTTGTCCAGGAAATCGTTATAAGGAGTAAAGCCGTTACCAAGATTAATATCTACTATTCTACTGAACGAGTCAGCAGGAGTATTAACGAACGAGTTCTCCCTATATGTTATATTATCTATAATCCAATATATAGTTTGTCCCTTATCATTAAGGGTACCTTTATCGTGTTCACAAAGTCCTTCTTCAGTAATGACCTGTCCGCATTCACTACATATAACTTTATCAGCAGAACTACCTACTGATCCAGTATTATATAGTCCACGTAAAACATTTGCCATAGCTTTCTTGTCACTTATACGCACAGTAAGTTCAACGAAGTTCTCTGGTTCGCCGTCTAATGGATTAGTATCTTTCTTTGTATTCTTTATCTTGTAGTCGATAATTCGACCAACAGGATCTTTACGTTTATCATGATGAAGTAACTGCGGAAGATTGTAAGGCGAAACCCATGACTTACCGCATCTCTTAGCAGCTTTCAATGTATACCATAAACTATTACTATTAATAAACTCTAAGTGAGTAGCTCTCATCTTAATATCTATAAAGTCTTTTGTGTCACAAAATGTTTCTATGTTAGCTATTGCCATCTGTATGATCCTTTATTATACAACCACATCCATACTTTAATGGAGGTACTGTGCCTATAGACACATTCTCTATATCTATATTATAGTCAGAATGTAATATACAATCGTCAGAATTATATAGTATACTTGTGTAACCCATACTTCTTAAGAAATATGCTCTAACATAGTTATCTATACGTTCTTCACAATCTACTTCGTCTTTAATAGAATCTAACGTATATCTTACTATAGCTAATGAATCTACTTTAGCAAGTCTTTTAACCTTATCTTCTACTCGAAGCATTATGTAGTCTGTTATCTCATCTCTGACCTTACATTTATCTATGTCACTGTCTGTATGATAATACTCTGAATAGTCTTTAATAGTATAGTTCAAATACTCTGTAACATTAGATTTTATATTGTTTCTAACCTTCTTAAGGTATGTACTACGGTTAATGTCTGACTTATGTCCGTTACCGTCTATGAAGATACCACCGATAGTATCTGTGTAATCAGTCATACTGTCTATAAAGTCTCTCTTAATCTTAGGTCTAGATAACTGTTTACCTGATTGATTAGAAGGTTGACTTTTAGATGTAGTACTATTTGTAGACTTCGTTGTCTTAGACTTAGCCTTAGCTCCTATACTAGATGATCTACCGGTTGACGTTGTTGGCTTAGCGGCAGCACCCATACGTGCTATCTTTTCTTGTGTCTTAAGAGCAGGTTCTTGTATACCCATCTTAGCTTTAGCTTCTGCTTCTATAAGAGGTATCTGAACATTTTCTAAGTGAAAGTCTTGTTCGTTTATCTTAGATTCCATATCTATTTGTAATCTTGCTTCTTCTCTTGATATAAGGTTACCTTGATATTTTTGTAGAACATGTGTCTCATGCTTTATCTGTGCTTCTAGATCTATCTCTGGGAATCTTATCTCTAGGTCGAAGTTCATTGGATTAGCGCCAGCATCAAGTATTATCTCTTTGAATAACTCTAGGTCTAACTTGTTCTTTATAATTTGTTGGTAAGACTTTGTAATAGTCTGCATTGATAAATCTTGTATCTCTGATGTATTCCTATTAGAAGTATCTGACTGTCCCATAGCAACAGATGATATACCAAGACCAGCGTTTATTCTATTCTTGTAATGATCTATAAACGGCATTATATCAATATTAGCATTAGATTGAGATACGGCTTCCATATCGTGTGTATGAGGTACACACATCATACCATAGGTAGGCATATGATTAATAGTAGTACTTACAGCGTCTACTTCACCAGGTGCAGCAGGATGGGAGTCTGTTCCTACTTTATATAAGTATAAAGGTATAGCATATTGAAAACCTAAGATCTCTACTTCTTCTTCTAGTTTTCTTAACGCTCTTACATCGTCTAACACTTGATTAATATTAGATCTTCCAGTTAACTGTCCTGGAACTTTATTATAAGTAAACTGAATAACATCGTCTACCATAAAAGTATTCCATTGTCCATTAAGATTTTGTCTGTAATGAGTAACCTTTTGTTTAGCGTTAAGACCAACTTCCATGGTAGTAGCGTCAGCAACAAATACTCCTACTACAGGTTTAACTTTTCTATTATACAACTTATAAGTTTTCCCTATCTTAGAGTTTTTCCTTACTTTAATAAGATAAGCAGTACCGTATGTAACTAACTGGTTAGCAATCGTAGACACTATCTCGGTAAGTTTAATATTAGTACCTAGTTCTATCTCACGTATACGTTTGTTAGCATGATTCTGCATTCTGTCTGACGTTGATACATATTCAAACCCGTTCTTCATAATCTGTTCTACATATATAGCTACCGATCTATTAAGTATACCATCTAAGGCGACTGCGTTTGCTATAGTAGGAAGATCATACTCTGGTCTATAAAACTGAACCCCTTCAGGACGATACTGGGTACTTTGTCTTTTAATATACACAGGACGAGAAAACTTTATAACAGGATCTCCTATCTTAGCAGCGTCTGCTAGCGGTTGTCCATACATATCGTAATCTTGCTCTCTTATGGTATTGTTATACTTAAGGTCTTCAAACATTACACTAATCCATTACTTCTTAATAGTTTACGAATCTGCGAATCAAGGTCAGAAACACTTAGAACATAACCGCAATCGTTATTCGTCGTATGTGGATCACTACTAAGGCTACCTTGAACATTGTCTCTATCGGTTAAACCTGTTAGTTGATCAGCCAAATCTTTTGATATTCCCATATGATTGACTAGAAAGGTGTTTACTTCACTGTTAGACGGAGGTCTAAAGTCACCGATCTTATCTTTATTAATTTGATTCTCTATATCTCCGTTTATTAGTATAGTATTGTTATCGCCTAATGTCGTGTTTATATTATCATCTGGCTTTCCTGTTATCTTTTTCTTGAAATCATCTTTAAGAATCTCTATACCTATATTCTTTTGCACTTCTGTCTTTTCATCTGCATCGGTAGGATCAAAATTTAAGTCTACACAGAATTCCCAACTAATAGCAGCATTCCTAATCTTTATAAGAACATCTCTTAACCACTTCAAGAACTCCATATCTTTAACATTTTTTGGATACTTAGCCTCTAAATATTTCTTAAACTTTGCATGCTTACCGCCTACAAATCCTTCTATTAACTTGAACAACTTATCTAGAAGACCATAGTCGTGTATATATTCTTTCAGAATCTGTATAAGACCCATATAAGGGAAGCACTTAATCCATGCCTGGTTACCAACATTCTTTGTTAAAGCGTCTACTATCCATGCAATAGCGCTATCTCTTAACGTGAATATAATTTCTTGTAACGCTATACATATCATTCCAACAATAGAATCAGATAGTAACTTAGAAAAATCTAAAGGTGGGATCATTATGTCTGTGATATTTGTTCCCATAATAGCCAAGATAGTATCTATTATAAATATAAGTTGATCTATTGTATCTATAAAGCCTAACTCTGCTACACTAAAAGTTAATAAGGTAACAGGATCAGAAGCTGTACCTACTACAATTGCAGCTTTCTCTTTATCAGACAGTCTATCTAACTCATCTTTTAACTTCTTCTTAGCGTCCTCTATAGCTTGTCCTAATTTAGTGGTAACAAGTAGATTCTTTATTAAACAACACAATACTTCTTCTGATGTATAAAATGAACCTAAAACTTCTATTAAGTCATTAGCAAGAGGTTGTAAGACGGGAACATTAACGTCGTTAGTAAGTCTTTTCAAGAAACCTATAGCGTCTAACTTAGAGTCTGTAGCAAGACCTATCAAGTCCACAACACCCTTAGCTCCTGCTGGACCTAAGTGGTCAGCAAAGTTACTAATCTTGTCTTGTATCTCTTTCTGTTTATTCGCTTGATTGTTCGGTAGTGGCATCTAATACCTCTTTCTTACCTTCGGCTGTATGTGCATTAACAAGTTTATTATTATACTTAAATCTATACTTAGACTGAGGATGTTCATCTGTTCTTTTCTTGAACTCTCTTGTAGTCTCGTTATCTATTATAGTTCTCGCTAGGAATTTTTGATACTCTATATAGTCTCTCATCTCTTTGATCACATTATTAAACATGACAGCTGCTGGGGTATACCCGTGTTTATTCTTAACCATTCTTTGACTCCTTAATCGCATCTTTAATACTACCATCTAAGGTAGACTTTATCTGATCTATAGCACTATCATCTAGACCATCATACTCACCGAATTTTATAGCATCTTCGTATACAGCATCTAGAACTTTCTTAGCTGCTTCTACGCAGTTAGGAGGAAGTCCTGGACCTTCTACAGCTTCTTCTTTTAGTAACTCCATGAACTTCATAGGAGCACATGTAGCATCTGTTGATGATGTTTCTCTATTAATAGTATCACGTATACCTTCTTGCATGTCTCTGGCTTTCTTCTGATCTTTAGGCCATCCATCTTCATCACCTTCAGCGTTACTATTAAAAGACTTAGGTGCATGTGCATCATTTTCTAAGCATTCTTTAACAGGCTTAGCTATACTACACATATCTACAACAGGTGTTATCTTATCGTTGTAAAAGACTTTTATCTCTTTTCTAGGATCGTAGTCTTTGAATATAGCTCTAGGAAGAGAACATAGTAAGAATATTTTCAACTTATTAAGAAGTCTGTGTACAGGTCCGTACTTGTAGAAGTTTTTCTTAGTGAACTTCTTAAAGAATCGTAGGATAAGGAAAGGTATATCGATAGGAACTGCTACAAGTTTCTCTGTCATCTCTATGTGAAAGAGTACAACACGTGGCCATATCTCATTCCACCATAACATTCTGAAGATGTATACGAACATATCCCATAACTTCTTATCGTACTTTTTCTTAGCTTTTTGAACAGTATTCTTAACCTTATGTTTATCACCTTCTACGTTAGTACCAGTGTCTTGGCCTGTTATCTCCCAGTTATCCGCTATACCTTGTGTAACCTCACTACAAGCAACAAAGTCGCCTGTTATGTTACTATCACCGATAAGCGCTCCTATGTCAGGGGCTACACCTATCTGATTAGGTATAAATATATCAGGATCAAGGATAGCTTCAGCTGTATCAAAAACTTTCTTTGTAATAGTACCATCTTCTGAGCCTAACTTTTTAGCCGCATCTGCTATATCGTCATTAGCAGGAGGAATCTTCATACCTTGCAGCATATCGTCTCTCATGTCTTCTAAAAGTTTTATCTGATCTTCGTTGTTAAGAATACCATCTATATACTGTTCAATATTCCCATCATCGTCTGATTGATCTCCTGGAATAGACACGGCTGCTGTTGTGGTAGGTTTAAAAGGGAAGCTTATCCTTCCCTCTATCATCATCTCATTAAGAAACTCGGGTGTTACCTCTGAACCAACAAGATTATCTAACTGTGTTAACTTCTTATTATCTGCCATTAAAACTGTCTCCTAAAACCTTTTTGTAGACCAACCGATCGCTTACCCCACGAAGGAAGATTAAATTGTCTCTTTTTTGGTCCATCTTTAACAACTGGTAACTCGGGATCCCTAAGTACCGTCATTGAATCACTTAGTATAGGACTCTGAGGTTTTTGTTGTCGTACAGGTGCTCTATCTAGTAGAGGATTTGCCATGAATCTTACTTTGTTATCATAGTTACTTGTTAGTAGAAGACTATACTGATGATGGAATCCCCATATAGCTAGATTAAATGCATCTAGTACGTGGTCTTCACCTTCATATGTAAAGTCGCCTTTCATGGTAGTACTCTTAATAACGTAACCGCGCATCTGAGACACTAATCTATGATTAGAATCTTCTTCTTTAGGAAGTACAAGTCTGCCTTCTTCTAAAGATACCACACTTGTATTAATCATCATCGACTTAGCTCTCTTCTTAACTTTTTGTTTTAGGACGGGATCATAGTGTTCTATATTAGAACCTGAGTCTACAACATGAAGTTTTTGAGTTATGTTAAGTGCTGGATGATCTTTACCGTAATGTGTAAGTTCTTCTATATTAGTATCACCAGCTCCATAGTCAACGTATACGTGATCAACTTTATAGTTCTTTAAAAGTCTTATGATCTCTTTTCTTGTCTCACGTTGAGTAGCCTGTTTAGACTTAACACCTTTTCTATAAAAGAGTCTGAACTTACCAGTGAAGTCTATGTAAACATCTTCACCTTTCTCGTCGTCAAAGTAGTTAACTATTGTAGGTTCTCTACAATACTCTATCATAACGACCTGTCCGCCATTCTTGTAAGTGTTCCAGTCAACACCTATAACGTATAAGTTATGAGGATTTTGAGGAAACCCAGGATCGAATACATCTGTATTATGTGACAAGTATTCTTTACAATACCGTACCATAGATCGATCTAATAACTCATGTTTATAAACACCTTGATTCTCTTCACCGAACTCTGCACCGAACTCACGATTATATGCTTCTGTAGACATAACAGATCTGTACTGAAACTCTGTACTCTCATGTTTAGGTCTCCCTTGTCTAAGACATTCGTCGATAGAAAGCCAGTTAGGGTTATCTTCGTGCCATGAAGGATAATGTCTATGCCACCAACCTAGTTCGTCAGCCTTTGTACAATTGTGAGTACACATAAACTCAACATTATATGTGTGTGTCCTATTAGTTTCTAAATTATAAACATAATCATCATATTCTCTAACTTTTATATCTCTAACCTTGATAAAGTATGTATCATCTTCGTGTCTAACAAATCTAGATATTCTTCCTAACTGATATGAGTCAGACGCTGCGTTATAATATTTACCAACAGGCATACCAAATCTATACGCTATTGATAAAAGTTGATTAATCAAAGATTCAGATTTTGACACATACGTCCAATGAGTATCTATACTGCCTGTTCCATCTCCACGTATGGCTGTCTCGAGTAGACACTTAGTGTTCTCATGATATAATAACGAAGGATTTATACGTTTATACTTAGAATATTCTCCACATAGTTCTATGAACGCATAAGATATCCAAGACGAGTATATAAGAATAGATGTTGAATTATCTGTTCTATCCTTGGTTTGACTTATTTTGGCATCAGGAAACAAACACGTTGAAGTATCTATAACCTCATTAATATAGTCTTTCTCATTACTATTAAATGTTAGCTGAATACCGGCATAGTAGTGTCTATTTCCAGAGAAATCTTTTAGTATATTTCCTTCAGCAACATAATATCCTAGAAATCTATATAGTTTCTTACTATCTATTGTATATATGTTATCGAGAAACTTCTGAGCACGCATAATATTATCTCGTCGTCGTTTATCTATAGGCCATAGATCACTATACTCTCGTTGATTATTCTCGTATTTTAATAGTATTCGTCTCATCGACGATGATCCATATATCTCTTTTGCTGCTGTTGTCTTACAACCAATCTCTTTATATCTTTTAAAGTTTTTACATCTTTCTTTATCAAATTCATTATAGTAAACTTTTGGATCTATAATAATTCTCTCTTTAGAATATGACTCTTTAGGAATAGCTATATAATCTTTTTTAGTTATATCTTCGCATCTTTTAAAACCTTCGAACGTCTTAATTTCGTGATTAGGAGTACATTCAAACTTACCAACAGAAGTATCAACGGAATATACTTGACCTTTATATGGTTGTTTATAACGTCTAACAACAAACTCTTCTTCTCCATCTTCACCGAACACTTTATCTCCAGGTCTAATATCTTCTATGTTAATGAATCCGTTAGATGTGTTAACTTTATTACCTTTAGTGAAACACCATTCGAAGTAAAGGTCACGTTTACCTGATGGAGTAGAACAAGCTCTTATCTTACAATCAGGATTAGTATTAGAAATAGGTAGAATAGATTCTTCCATTATCTCTCTAGGTATATAGTCACACTCATCTAAAAATATATAGTCAGCATTTTGTCCACGACAAGATGTTCCTTTGTTAGCAGAAGATATACCTATAGTCATACCTTTGATAACGCTTCCATTAGAAAATGATATCTCGTTCACGTCTGATCTTCTTATCTTAGGATTTAACTCTTGTATAAAAGGCGAATCAGAGCATAGCTCTAGTAGTGTATCGAATATTAACTTAATCTGTGAGTCCATAGGAGTGAGAACGAGGACTTTTAAAGGTACCTGCTTAGTACCACTTTCGTCGTACAGTCTCGCTAAAGGTTGAGCGCACGTCCACCATAAAGCGTCTGCACAGAAAGCTACAGTGTTATGAGTTATAACATTACCTACTATATAGTTATGAGTTCTAGGAACTTCTATAGCGTAAGTTTGATTATTACCAGTAGATGTTATAGAAACTATCTCATCAAAGTAAGTATCACTATGACATATATTAACTAAGTCTTCTATGCGTTGATCTTTGGCTGCTCTGAGAAGTTTTTCTTTAGATGTATTGTAATTTTTTCGTATCTCATATTTACGAGGCGTTTTTATATCATATATATGTATAGCTTCTTTTGGCACTTGATAAAAGTATCCATTCTTTAGATCACTTCTATTTTTTAGATTATGTAAAACATTATTACATTGTTCTTCTTTTGAGAAGATACCTATGTCATTTATAAATGTAGTGATGTCTTCCTTTGTACATATAAGTATTTGAAATGCTTTTTTAAGTGTACCTTTATACTTTATATTTTTTTCTGTTATAAAGTGTTTAATACCAAATCGAACTAATATATCAGACACACCGTATATAAGATCTTCTGATACAGAACAATAACCTATCTCACAATTCCCAGACTTCCTGTTAGACTTTGAAACAGAAGCCCATCCATCACAAGCGTAAAGTCTTGATAAGAACAAAGCTTGTTGGTCTTTAGAAAGTTCGAATATTACATTAGGAACAAACTTTGTATGTGAGTTAGTACCAAACAAGCCTAACTCTCTAAGATAGTCTATAGCTTCATTATTAGTTGTACCTTTACGTACAACTCTAGAATAGTAACATCCTCGTTCTAACCAATGTCTTGTATTAATATCAAAGTATTTAGAGGATTGTTCGAACTCATTAATAATGTTTATATCTTTATTTATTAGTTCTATTCTAGACGTAATCATGCCATCGCCTAGTAAGTATCCTAAGAACTTAACAAGCCTATCGTCTATCTCTTTGGTAGTTTCGTAGTCTACCTTAGAAGGGACAAGTATCTGATCTCCTACCGTAAGATCTGCAATAGGTTGCCAACCATCTATCCTTAACAAAGGATGATTCTCGGTAACATTAATCTTTCTACCACTCTTAGTCTTTACTTCAAAAGTCTTTTTCTTACCATTGTCTTCCATTAAGATAGGCATAGAAGAAGTTATACTTAAGTCTTTCTCGAGTTGCATTAACCTTAAATCTTCACCGTTGTTGTATCTTTCCCATAATTCTTGAATAGTTAACCTAGTTCCATCGTGTAACTGCGTGATATCACTATACTTACTACACTTTCCCATGCGCCTGCCGTACCTCAAGACCATGTACTTATAGTTTCTTGACTCTTCTAAGATCTCTCGTTGATATGATCTAAGACTTAAAGCTTCTTGAGGGTTAGTAGGATCTCGTAAGAATGTCTCTGCCCACAACGCTGGATCTCCGCATACTTCAGCGAACCATTCTGATTGTTCTGTATTATGTTTCATGTGTTTTTCCTTGCCATCTAATAGAAACATTTTCTTTTAAGTAAGAGTAACCTAAGTACTCCCATTCTAGTTCATCGTTTTCTACATATACACTGTGTTCAGTATTTACATGATTAAATGTATTACTGTATACATTTGTTAGGTTTCTGTCGGTCATCCATCGTTTAAAATATGTATTAGATATTCCAGACATTGTGGATATCATACATACTCTACAATTAATAGATGTACTTGATATCGGTAATATAGTATTCTCCATTGCGTCATTAGTAATAAAGTCTGCCTCATCTACGTATATATAATCTGCGGATTGTCCAATCGCACTTGTTGGATTACCGTGTCGATAAATACCTTCTACCCTAATAACGTTATTACCATAGAACACCTCTTTAACATCACTATTTCTTATACGTGTAGCAAAACCTCTACTATAATCAAGAATCTTATCAAATAATGCATCCTTCATTCTTACCTGTGTATACATAAGTATTCTTGTAGGTCTATTAGCTGTCATAGCATTGTATATAGCGTCTAAACATATTAATGTTGACTTACTCATTCGTCTACCTAAATAGAATGCTGTATTTTATGTTCTTCTAGATTATTCAATATTTCTATCTGGTAATCTCTTAAAGGAAAATCTACCATTCCTTGTATCGTACTTATCTTACTCATGTAGACTCCTTACATTAAAGTTTATATTCGGTATTATGGTATCGACTCTAAGTATCAGCATAACTCCTTTACTGGTGATACAGTTGACCTTCATTACCCATAGCTTGTCTAGCATTAAGTCTAGACTTCTGTATAGCTTGGAGTGCTCGTTGTCTTTCTGTTGCTGCACCTCTTGTTAAATATTGCATAGGTAGGTTACCGCCTAACTCTGGGACTCCTATCTGTGTCTTAGCATTAAAAATAGAGTCAATAGTACTAATAGCTTTTCTTCCTAAAGGTTCGAATGCCATCTGTGCTGTGCTGTACATTAGTGACGCAATCTGATAATAAGCAAACCCTTTGCCAATTGCAACGCCAGCCCTCATACCTAACTTCATCCCTACCTTACCGAATCCACTTATACGTGTGTAAGTACCCTTGATATTTCTGGTTAACTCTCTACCAAAGCGTCTACTTCTATCGTACAACTCATCTGTAACTTTATAACCTTGCCTTTTTAAAGCAGAAACGTTCTCATTAACATACTGTATTCTATCTGCTCCGAACTTAGCTCTTGCTACAACACTTTCAGGAGGAGTATAAGGTCCTGGAAACTGTCTAGGAGTTGTAGGACTAAATACGTCGTCAAACGCAGCAATATTAGCTCTTCTTGATTTCTCAGCTACCACTGCTGCAAGACGCTGTTCTCTTAAAGGACCGAACTTTGTAGTCGTAGCAAATACGTTTTCAGAACTCATAGGAGCTGATCCTACCCAGATACTCTCGGATTTCATTACTCCGCCTAGCTCTTTAAGGCCAGACTTGTCTCTAATAAAGTCAACAGTACTATTACCTATAGAACCGCCCCATTTTCTAACAAAGTTAGATACACGTCTAATATTTCTTCCTGATACTAAAGGAACTTTTATTTGTCCTCTGGTTACAGACCACATAGAAGGATTATACTTATACCAATTAACAGGATTGATCATAGCTCCAGCTATGTCACCTACTCCTATCATCTCTTGTTGTGGTATCTGATCTTGGTATCCGTAAGCCATTATTTACTTCCTTTACGCATATTCTCTTCAGCAGTGAGAATTTGTAAGTTGCTCCAATGAAAACACTTTTGTTGTTCTTCTATTATAGTATTTTTGTCCATCAATTTACTCAAACTAGTGCCTCCCCTTATGTAGTGCTAACGATAATCCCACATGATTCCCTGTATTAAGCGTACTATTACCAGAAGCAGAACCAACGTTAGTATTGTTTAAAAGTCTAGAAGTATATCTAGCATCTCTCATGTATCTTTCGTACATAATATCTTGAGCCTGAGACATTCCACCATTCATTATCGCAACAGCTGCCATAGCAGCAGCACCTGCGACAAATAGTCCACCGCCCATCATCTTTCTTCCTACAGAAAAAACTTTCTTACCAAAAGATCCTACAGATTTTGCTCCCATATTTCCTGTAGCAAATAAACCTCTACCAGCAGGTGCTACCACCTTACTATTAGAAGATTGTATAAAGTTAGTAATCTTATCAACAGTTGCTCGCATGCCAGGCTTCCTTGCTGCTCTTCTAAGCATAGAAGAACCTACAGCTTTGTTTTCACTTGCTTGAAATATCTTAGCGGTTGTTCGTTGAGCCATAGTACCTCTACTGTGTACAGGTGTCGATCCCCATGGATTCATTAAAGTTTTGGTTCCGCCTATCATTAGTACCTCGTATGTTGAATAGCGTTAGAGTGAGCCCTTAACGCAATATTAGATCTTGTAATAGATCCTGTTGTTCTTATCATACCATTCCTGGTACTACTAGGAGGCGTTACATTCACCTTCATAGCAGTCTTAGATAAGTTAACTCTTGAACCGAAATCGGTCAACGATTGTTTGATAGTATCATATCCTCTTGAGTACTTTTCCGGTATATACGTACTTTCTCTTGACCATAGACCTACTCTCTGAGCTGTAGGCATTATATGTCCATATGTTCTATCAGCAAAAGAGTTAAGAAAATTAGAAGATACAACCATACCTGCGACAACAAGTCCTATCTTTAACCACTTAGAACCTCTAGCTTTCTGCATAAAAGATTTAGGATCTAACTTTCTTGGACTAGAAGATGCAGCGCTCTTAACTGTAGATTTGTTAACCGTTGTATGCGAAACACCTCGCTTAACAGATCCTCTATCTGGTTTAACTGAATCTATAGCTCCTGGAGTACTACCTTCTAATCTAGCTATACTGTCTCTTGTTCTGGCCTTAGTAGATTTATCTATATTACGTCTTCTGTAGTCTGTACGCGTTCTTAGTTCCTCTCTAGGCATTAGAGAAAACTCTTTAAATGGAGTATAAGGAACTTTATAAGGATCGAGTCTTCTTACAAACTCGTTTATACGGCCTAACTTATTAAAAGGAGAGGCTATCATTACTTATTACCCATTGCTGCTTTGATTATATTTTCGAAAGATTTATCACCACCGCCTAGACCATACTTTTTCTTAGCACGCCTTGTTGCCATAAACTCTTCCATAATAGAAGCTTTAAGTTTCTTTAAATCCATCTTTATCCTAAATTCAGGAGCAATATCTTTAGAAGTCTCTATTATCTGTCCTTCACTTAGCGACTTTATACTTTGAGTAAGAGAAGTAGATGCCATCATACCAGACGTTCTCATGTCTAGAAGTTTAGCGTCTATGAAGTCATATAGTAACTCCATCTCTATAGTATTCTGCTCATCTATCTCTAGTTCTTGTACAATAGATAATTCTAACTCGACTATAAGTTTACTCTCTATAGGACAACTATAACCATTAGGAGCCATGTCATTCTTTAAAAGTATACAGGAATTCATGTAAGGACATTCTGTTACGTTACACTTCATTACCATTACATTTTTTGCTATGCCTGCTACCTTATTACTAAACATTTCAACTATCTTTGAAAGCTTCTCTTTGTTCTTAACAAGTTTATGAACTGCTTCCTCAGGATATACACTTAATAGTTCATCAAGTGCATACTTATCCTTAAGGAGTGTTAACTCGTCTTGGGTAGTAAGGTCATGCCTTAAATTAAGATCACTCATTCTTACCTACTTTACTTTTGTGCTAGTGATGAACTTATCTAGTTCATCGTCGTATTCCTTTTCGTATTTTTTTATAGTAGTATTAGCTTTTAACTCTATATCTTTAGCTTCGTTGTATATAGATTTTACTACCTTCATAAGTTTGTCTTTAATAGTATCAGACATCTTCAGTATCACATCATTAGTATAGTACAGTAAGAGACTGTCTTCTATAATGTCGTTAATGACCTTTATCTGACCATCAACATACCTCATAAATGTGTCTCCAGTTTTCTGGTGAAATCCATTTTCTTTTATAGAGCGTCGGATCTCATCTTTAACAACATCATTTAGTATTAAACGTATACGTGTGTTAAAATCTTTTAGTTCGCTCTCTATGTCGGTCTTTTTACGAGCTTTTAGTATCTTACTAAAGTTTGTATACATGTTTCTCTTCAGATCTAATAACTCTTGCTCAGCATTGTTCATCTTGTTCTTCATGACACTAGACTCTATTCTTGTAATCTTGAAGTTAACTTTAGCTGCAGCGGACCTATGATGTAATGAACAATCCATACATGTCCTCTCTTTTACTGTTGCTTCGCGTCCTATTCCAATCTTTTTCTTTCCCCATCCTATCCATACACGACCGTATACGGCTATTATAGTCAGAAAGAACATGGCCAGAATAGGTAGGATTATCTGCCATACCAATGGCAATGCAATAAACCATGTTTCCATAGATGCCTACTTCCTGTTGCTTTGTTAAACGTTCCATTTGCCTATCTTTGGTCTTTGTACCCTAGATGGGCTTGTTGTCATGTAATCTGATTGATCACCTCTAAATATATAGTTTATTACTATCACATTTAACGCTGTTCCAGATGACGATATTACTACCTGTTCATCATACTGAAACTTAAGTTTAGCCACAATAGGTATGACTGCACCAAAATTATATTCTGTTCCTAAACTTCCACTTATGTGGATATTAACATCACTAGCAGATGGATCTGACACATCTGCTTGAACAGATAACATAGTTACCGCATGTCCAGGATGTACATATATACTTCCACTTAATCCTACAAAACTGTTTTCCATTGTTATCCCCTTCTCCTAAGGTATTCGTCTTATTAATCTAAAGTCATACCAAGATCCTCTAGATCTCCATGCTCCTAGACCGTAACCATTAGCCCCACTATATATCTCATTCGTACCAACTGGTATAGTAGGACCATTTAGATAAGTTGTATGTCCAGATATTTGTGGATCTACACCAACCTTTAAAGGTCCATCCATTATAGGTAAAAAATCGACTAGATCTATAAAAGCTGAAATAGGTAGAACTACAGTATTATTCACATTACCACCACCATCAGTTGGCGATCCAATAAAATTGTAATATGTATTCCTTATTGTATGATCAGACGTAATCGTATCTCTAAAGTCTGATAAATTATTACTAAATGTTACATTTTCATAAACTGTTGAATCTCCTAGATAAGCACTATTTCTATTCGATGCTCCAAGATTGGCACCAGTGTAATTACATATGATTGAATTTGACATTATATGTTTATCATAGTATGTTAATGCGCACCCTAATTTACTATTACCGTCAAAAACACAGTTTATAAATGTAGTAAAACCTTCTGTTTGTAGACTTCCTCTATATCCTACAGTTTTATCTATAATAGATTTAATATTAAAGTTTATAAATGTAACATTTTCGGTTTGCATTCTAATTAACTGTGAACTATAATTATCACTAACCAAATAATTCATACCGTTAAATTCAATATTAAATCCATTAATATCAAATGCATATAATGCGATTGATGATTGAGTAATATCACTTATTTGTTCTACTAAATAATCATCGGTAATAGTGCCTGTGAAATCACTATCAGCAGCACACAACGCGTAGTTCTCAAAGTGATCTTCATATTCAGCTTGTTCTGCAGGACTTAACGCATTCCATGCAGTGGTTGTTCCTACTGCATATTTTACAGGAATAGCAACTTTATTACTTCTAGCACCAACATACACATCTCCTAATACAATAGGTTCACCATCTAAATAATTTACATGTTCTGATATTTGAGGATCTACACCTTTATACAATGTATCGTCTCTTGCAAATAAATAGTTAGAGTTAGATGGGTCATTAGATGCGAATAAAAATCCTAAATTTATATTTCTATTAGCAACTTCTGGTGCAGTAGCGTCATTTGTTACTATGCCTCCGCCATCTATAACAGTACCAAAAATATCAACTGTATTGGATAAATATACATTTCTTAATGTTACATTACCGTTAGATCTAAAAACTCCCCTATTAGTATTATCAATAAAAGTAGCATTTTCAATAACTACGTCACCACTTGATGTAGTTGACATTCCTCTGTAACCATTTATTACAACACAATTAACATATGTAGCACTCGCGTTATCATATAAATATGATAAACTTCCATTATTACTATTGCCATCAAATAATACATTTTTAACATTTATTACACCTACACCCTCACAACGCAAAAATGAATGATATCCAATGCTTTTTGTTACTATATTTTGACATCTATAATTGATCCATAATGTAGAATCTATGTCAATAACTCTAATCAAATCTGAACCAGCAACATTATCATATATCCAATAATTGTTGCCATCAAAAGTAATCTCAAAACCGCCACTATTAAAATTAAATATAGCTTGACTACTTTGTGTAATATCACTTATTTGTTCTATTGTATAATTATCTGTTATAGTACCAGAAAAGTCAGGATCAGCAGCACACAACGCGTAGTTCTCAAAGTGATCTTCATACTTTGCTTGTTCTATAGGACTTAAAGCGTTCCAAGCTGTTGTTGTTCCTACTGCATAATATTTCATTGTTTTAACTCCTAAATTCGATTGATCTCCACCGAAATATGACGAATTACCACCAAAATTCATATAACCTCTTTATATTAAACTGAATCTGAAGATAAATTATCTCGTAATATAGCTCCAACTTCAAATAGATATACATTAGCATTGGTACCATACATAGCTATATTTTGCTTGTATATATTCTTATTAGTTGGTACAGTTGATTCTTTTATTGCTTTCTGTAAAGGTTCATTAGACTGGAAATGATTATTATCAATAATACATCCATTTGGCGCAAAATCTAAGATAGCATTTGACGTTTTAGCTTTATATCCGCAATTATCAAATCTATTATTAGCGATTTTTGTAAAATTACAAGTGCCTTGAATAACAGTTTGATAATGATTTAAGAATAAGTTATTAATAAGATCACTATTGTCGCATCTAAAATAATTATATTGTAAAACTCCATCAATAATATTTTCGCTAAATAATAACCTCTCAGTTTTAGTAACAACAAAGATACCGCGATTAGTATTGTATATTCTATTATGTGTAATTATACAATTTTCAGAGTCTCCACCTGATAACGATATACCTATATGAACATTTTTTATAGTATTATTTTTAACAATAATACCATTAGCAGTATTACCTACTGAAATGCCACCAGTATTTTCACCTGATAGATCTGAAACACCATAAACTTTATTATTAGTTATTAAAAGATGTTCAAAGTTTCCAGTACCAATCCCAGAATGACCTAATAAATCGTCTTTAAAATAAATTACATTACCGTCAATAGTTACATCTTCACAAGTAGTTGGTACATTAGCTATTAAGATCGCGCCTTCTTGATTTGTATTAATAAACTTATTATTATAAATTTTTAAATGTTTAAATCCATGACCTCCACCGCCTGCTATTATACCTTCGCCTACATTATCATCAAATGTACTATTAGTGATTGTAATATCTTCGGCAAATCCCTCGGTTAAGTTTGGTTCAATATCAATCCCAGCTTGAGGATTAATACCATTTTGATTTTTAAAGTAACAGTTATCGATAGAAAATCCTACTGTTGCACCTACCGTAACTCCCATTCGTCTGTTATCTTCAAAATAACAATTAGTCACATTAATATTTTCAGTTAACGGTCTTGATCTTATACCATCGCCCCATAATTCTTTAAATATTACATCTGTGACTGAAACATTTTCAACAGGATTTTCAACTTCACCATCTACTTTCACACCTTGTCCGTGAGCACCAGCACTGCCAATATGTTCGTATCTCTCACCTATTACTTGACCGCCTCTTATATGAACATTTGACGAAACAACACTAAACATTGCATAACCACGTTCTGATGAAGGTAACGCCTTAACAGTAGTATCTCTATGCATAGTAAATGTTATTGGAACATTTATATAAATACCACCTAAATCATCCACCTCTAAAGATGTATCAGCAGGATCATTTACTGATATTTTATAATAACCTGACGGTAAATGTACTTCTGGTATATTATGTTGATGAGCATATTGAATAGCAGCGTTTATTGCAGATCTATTATCGTAATCTTCATATCCACTAACAGTAGATGAATATACATTAAAGTTTTCATTTATTACTAAGATAGATGTATCATCTATTTTACGTTTAACTGAGTCCATTAGGTAATCGGCCCAATCATCTCCTGTTGATGATCCTTGTTGTCCATTAGGTAATGGTAGTTCATAACCTTTATATGTTTCTAAATCTGCCATTTATTCTCCTGGTAATTCTATGTCTTTATATGTAACATAGTCAAATATCTCTAGACCCATACCGCTAAGATCAAATATCTTACCGGTAGGCACTTGTTCGAAGTAACTATCTATAGTTTTAAGTACATCTACATTAAGAAATATATCTTGAGTTTTAAGTATAGTTTCAGCGTGTACTTTTTGTTCTTTACTGACTTGTAGTTTCCAGAAGTTAACATGGTCACTAATGTTTGTATAAGGTAGTATACATATCAACTTTCCTTTAATATCTTCTCTCATCGCATAGCACGACATATATTTATTCATACCATTTTCCTATCTCTGGTCTTATAACTCTGGACGGATGTCCAGTCATAAAAGGTGATTGATCACCTCTCTTTATGTAGTTTATTATTGTATTAATAATATTTCCACTTGTTGCCACATCTATATGTTCATCTCTCTTAAACTTAGCCTCAAGAACTATTGGTACAACCGCGTTAAACTTATAGTAAGTCCCTAAACTTCCGCTCAATGTTACATAAACATCTGTGATATTCGGATCCTCTACATCATTTTGTACACCCATAACAGTTATCCCCATAGTACAAGGACAGTATATCCTTCCTTCTAGTCCTATGAATGGACTCGATGTTGATAAATTATACAATTGTAATACAGATATAGTATAGTACGAAACATCACTATAACCATTATATATCCCAGAAATAGCAAAGTCAGAACTGCCTAATTCCTCTGGTATACCATTTACTAACCCTTCGGATGATAAGATTAGACCTGAAGGTAGTACACCGGAGTATACACTGAATATAGTTCCAGAACCTCCAGTCGATTCTATCTGCTGACTATACTCACTTAGTAATCGAGCATCTGGTAACTCGGTTGTTAGTATATCGAATGATGAATATACACTAAATGCTGATGAAAAGGCAGAAGAAAAAGATCCGCTCATGTTACACCCCTATATTGTCTGGCCAGACTCCACTATTAGTGAAGTATAGCTCTCGAAGTTCTGAATCTGTTCTAATTGCCATTATTATCTCCTTATAGAAGTGGGCCGAAGCCCACATTATTATAGTTGATGAAGTTGAAAATTCATCTTATCTATTGTAATATTACCTTATTTATCCAGCACTAACTTTAACGGTTCCACTATCATTCCACAATGCACCAGCAACTAATGGGTCACTTGTTGGTAAATTAGTCATTACTAAGTCACCGGTAAAAGTGTGATCACCTTGGTGGATATTATTGTCAGATATAGTGTTTTCTAACTTCTTACCTGAAGTCATTACTATGTTGCCTGTACTTGTACTTACTACGGCAACAAATAATCCATTACCATATGTCACACCAAGCCAATTATTATCCACCGCACTTACTCTACTAGTCCAATTGATACCATCAGGAGAAGTCATTACTCTGTTGCCTGTACCTGAATTAGCTACGGCAACAAATAACCCATTACCATAAGTGATACTTCTCCAACTATTGTCAGCCGCACTTGTCCTACTAGTCCAATTAATACCATCAGGTGAAGTCATTACCCTGTTGCCTGTACCTGTACTTGCTACGGCAACAAATAATCCATTACCATATGTTATACCAAACCAACCATTATCAGTCGCACTTGTCCTACTAGTCCAATTAATGCCATCAGGAGAAGTCATTACTCTGTTACCAGTACCTGAGTAAGCTATGGCAACAAATAACCCATTACCATATGTCACACCAAGCCAATTATTATCAGTCGCACTTACTCTACTAGTCCAATTAATGCCATCAGGAGAAGTCATTACCCTGTTGCCTGTACCTGAATTAGCTACGGCAACAAATAATCCATTACCATATGTCACACCAAGCCAACCATTATCAGTCGCACTTGTTCGGCTAGTCCAATTAATACCATCAGGTGAAGTCATTACTCTGTTGCCTGTACCTGAATTAGCTATGGCAACAAATAATCCATCACCATATGTCACACCATACCAATTATTATCCACCGCACTTACTCTACTAGTCCAATTGATACCTGCTGTAGTTAAATCGCCCGTAACATCTATATCGCCTTGTACATCTAAAAGATTTCCTGTTGTTGAGATTGTATTTCCGTTTAAGTTAATGTTATCTAACTTCAATGAATTAAGTACACCACTATTAGCAGTAATATCTTTTGTCGCTGTAAGATTATCGAATGTAGGACTTCCTGCTGTTGTCACATCTTGATCTATGTATGAGTGATCTGAACCATTATTACTTACATGTGTGATAGCTGTTCCTATAGATGTGTCCATAGCATTTATCTTATCACGTATAGCATTCTTTGTTGCTGCATCTGTGTTAGCATTCCACGATGTGGCATTATATGCTGTGTCGTCTACTGTAGGGACAGTAGGTTTATTAAGTATACCACTTGTCTCTGTTGATAAAGCGTCCCAATCTGATTGTACGTTAACTTGAGCTCCTGCTTCTATAGCATCTACCTTAGTAGCGTACGCAGTTGTCATCAGACCTTTTTGTCCTGATGTAGCATCTTGTATATCGTCTACACCGTTAGTGTGTGTGGCTGCGTGAGATGTTATCCCACCAGGTGATCCCCACTTTAAACCTGTACCTTCTGTGCTGTCAGCGGTAAGTACATATGTGTCGACTCCTGAAGCAAGTACTCCTACGTCATTCGCATTAATACCTACAAGTAGCTCACCTTTTCCAGATACAATACCAGATGGAATAGCTCCAATTTGTTCTGGTGTAACACTGTGAGGGTTACCTGTAGCTTGTGAATGGTCATATGCTGTATTAAAGTTACCAGAAGGAATAGTGTAATAAACACCAGCACCATTTCGCGCCATAAGACCATCAGCCGAGAAGTCAGAATCTTGGACTGAGTCAGTTATAGTATCATTTATCGTATCATATGTATCTAAGACACCTGCACGTAGATCAGCAGCACTTATGTCTCCGACTACATTATCAGGCCAGACTCCACTTGTTGTGAAGTATAATTCTCTTAGATCGGCATCTGTTCTAATTGCCATTATTATCTCCTAATTTAGTTTTAATGTAATCGTACATGATAGGTTCATCATACTTAACGATCACTAGTGTATACCCATTTCGTTCAGCCATCCGTTTCTTAGTTCTATCCCTAGTCTTTTGCTTTTGAAAAGCTTTCTTTGTCTTGTGGAAAAACGGAGTATACTTATAGTGCTGTGCACCATTGTATTCTATTAGTAATTTCTTTTCAGGAACATATATGTCGAATTCGTAGAGAACGCCTTTTCTATTCTTAGCCCACATAGGATGCCAAGCTGTAACAACTCGGTCCTTACTATAAATCTTTTCTACTATCTTTGTAAGTCCTATCTCAGTCTTATGATACTTAGCCTTAGTATACCGCGAACCCGCACCACGTTTTCTTAATCTAATACCTTTAAGACGTTCGTCCCACATGTATTTCTTTGCATGTCTTGGACATAGCTTATCTTCTGCTTCTTTCCTACAAATTAAACATGGCATATTGTCTCCTTGATAACCATCCAAATATAGTATAGCCAAATAGTATTGTTAAGGCAAAAAAAAAGAGCATGTCAAAGGATGACACACTCTATATCACAGGAGAGATTAAATGGAGGAGACTATCTACTTCGATTTCTTCGAAGTGCCATTTGGGTATGGACTTTTGCCCTGTTTCTTTTTAATAGGGCCGGTTTGTTTTCCTTGTTTGAAAGGATAACCGTTCTTCTTGCCTGAGTTAGGTGGAAAACCGTTAAAAAGTGTTCCGTAATCTCCGACAATAGTTGTTTGTACATTACTTGTCGCCATCTATGACCACCTTTTCTATACCTAAGTCGGTAGCTTTATCTTTTAAGCTACTTAGTGTGCGTTGATAAAGAACTTCTTTATCAGGACACTTTATTTTATTAGCGTCACAATGTTCTATGATTTTATCAATTAACTGAGCAAATACAATTGGAACATCATTGCCAATATACGTTAACGCTTTATCGTCTTTATAACAATCTTTTAATATCTTTCCTAGTGGAAGTTTGTTCTGTAGGTACTGACTTTTTCTATAAGACTTAGTCTCTACAGTCCCTTCTTCGTCTACAGTCGTAACATCTACACTAATGTAACCAAGTGAATCTTTATCATCTTTATGTGGTGATGTAGCGTATAACGAGATACCTACGACTTTTTCTTTCTTTGTAATATCCTTAGAATCTATGGACAGTTTAGTTCCTGTAATACTAAGGTTAGTTGTAATATTAATATCTGGCATATTTCCTCCATTAAAAGTAAGCCCTCTAATGAGGACTTGTGTTCTTAGTATAGGTTATTGAGCAACATTAAACGGTTTTTCTTTCTTCTGGTCAGTGGAACCGAATCCGCCATCGCCTCTTTTTGTAGCTGGTAATACTCTCTCTTCTATCTCAGGAAGTAATACCAGAGCAGGTACTAACTGTGCTATTCTTTCTCCTAACTCTATCGTCTGTGACTTTCTAGAAGTGTTTAAAATGATAACACATATCTCACCTCTATACTGTTCGTCTACCGTACCAGGATTATTAGCTGTAATTAAACCTCTCTTAAGAGCTAGAGAACTACGAGATCTTATCTGTAGTTCATACCCTGGACCTATGGTAGCTTTTATACCTGTTCCTATCAGAGCACGTTCGTTGCATTGCAACTCGAACACTCCAGGTTCTGAAAACTTTTGTTCCATCCATTCACCTTCTAAGAGTCTTTCACCATTACTACCTGTGTGAGCATATATACGTTTAACATCACATGCGTATAAATCGTATCCACTATCAGTTGGTACTCCTGGTTTCTCTGGAAGTATACCATTCTCTAGTCTTTCTATCAAAAGCTTAGGAGAAATATCTTTTGCCATCTTTACCTTCTTTAACTGTTAATATTCGTTTCTGTTCTGCTTCAATTTGCTGAAACTGTCGTTCTCTTTTTTCATGATCTACCACGATATCAAAGTCAACATCGTGTACATTCTCTTTAACTCCACCTACTGTAGTGTAGTAACGTAAGATAGGTCCATTTTCGACGTCTAACGAGAGTTTTATCTCTACAACGTTCTTAACTTCTTTACCATCTATGATAAGATGGCACTCAGCTGGATTCTTACCTACGTGGATCTCTGCCTTATTAGCTTTCATTTTTAGTCTCCTTGTATATTTCGTCTAAGAACTCCCAAGTCTCATAGTTAGTAGGTTCTATGACAAACTTGGATCCTTCTCTTAAAACTTTTATTCCTACATCTATTCCTTTGTACTTACTTATGACCTGTCCTAAGTCGTCGGCTATCTCTTCTAGTATCTCATCTGTGACAGGAACGTCTTCGTACTTCGTCACATACCCAGACCATGTCTGACGTATACGTTCTCTCATCTTTTTCTTAGCACCGAAACCTAGTTCTTTCTTCATTCCTGAGAGAGACTTTGAAAGTCTCTTCTCATATCTCATATCTTCATCGAGTATTCTTAAATTCATGATAACCTCTATATATTCTGGATCTCACATCCAGCCCCACCACACGCTACCTCACCTTTAAGATTTGTAGTATCTTGTTCTTCTACTATCTCTGATAAGTCTATACTTTTAACATGATCTAGAAGAGAATAGTATTCGTCTTTAGTACATTCTTTGAAAGGAGCCTGTATATAAGTACCACCATCGTAGTTCAGAACACTTATGCCGTTATAAGATTCTTTATTCTCCCACATCCACTTGCCTACTTCATCCCACTCATCATCTTTAATAGATACTGTTACACTTACATTATAAGTGTTAATACCTTTTATATGTCCGGGTCTTATCCATTCATCGTGAAAACGTTTTACTCTTCCTAATAACTTTAAAGGTTTTTCTGTTCTGAGTATAGAACCTTCTGGAGCTTTTACTGGTATAGAAATAACAGCTTGTTTATTAGGATTAAAGTATTCATCTTCTATTAAGTGAGGTATCTTACTCTTAAGGTAAGAATAGAGTACTTCATCTTTTCCTAGTCTTATTCTTCTAATGAAGTAAGGTGCGTGCCACGCATGAATACCTGACGCTGATCCCGCTACACAAGATGATGTACCTTCAGGTTTAACTAAAGTTACTCTGTATGCAGGATTTATTCCTATTAATTTAGCTACCCTCTTATTCTCTTCTACTGCTACATTAGCCGCTTCTTTAAGATCTAGATCAAGAACTGCTCCTGAACCTATTCCTGTCATAGAAACTCCTAACAAGGCTTGTTTATCTGTATTCTTTTTCCATATAGATCTAAGATAATGGAAATCTGTATACCCAGCTTGTAACGTTCCTATAAATGAGGCAGATTTAGTCCGTGCATTAAGATCTTTCTGATCTTTAACATCTGACACGTTTATTGTTGTAAGATTACAGAATGTGTTAGGTGGCATAGTTGCTTCTACACAAGGATTTGGTATTATATTCTTATCATTAGTAAGATATATACCTGGTTCTCCACAGCCTGATTGTTTCACTCTTTCCCATACATTATAAAAGTCTTTCTTAGTAATCTTATGTCTTACAAGTACAACACTGTTATTAGCTAACATTCTCTGAGGTTCTGTCTCTAGAATAGACCTATTTTTGCAGTTCATCATATCGTTATCATCTATACTAAATAAACTTATAATAGCAGCTCTACGAATGCCTCCTGAAAGAACTGAGTAGGCTATGAAACATATTATATCATGAGTTTCTAATGTAGTTAACGATGTCCCTCTACCTCTTGATTCTATAGCATTATCTAGTACTTTTCTTATATTATGTATACAATCTTTTAATGGTTGTGGCCCTGGAGCTTTTCCTCCTGAGGTAACAAGCAAAGAACCTTTAGGTCTTATATCTCTATAGTCAAATACCACATTTGACTTGTTATGAAAATACGATTCTATTAACATTTTTACAGCGTCTGCCCCGACGCTCTCATGTATATTTCTATACATGTCTGACTATATCTTATCATTCTTAAAAGACCATATAAATCCACCAGCACTCTTCTGCCTTTTATTACACACAGATGATATCTTTTTATAAGATACACCAGTCTGACGTTCAGCTTCGCGAGCAGTAGTAAATTCACTTATACGTGTATTATCTATAGAATATTGAACAACAGTTTTTCCTTTACGATTTCTCCAGTCAGAAACATACTTATGTGGATAAGTGTCGTACTTTATAAAAGACCAAAAGTGGTCTCCTGCTGTCTTAGAACCATAACCGTTCTGATTCTTACAACACCGTAGGATATTACAATCTTTTATGCCTGTAGATATCATAGCTTGATTAGAGTTAGAATGTCTACACACATATTTACCATCTAAAGTGTACTGATATACAGTAGTACCTGTTAACACTGTACCAAGATAATTATCTGGCATATTCTTAAGAGTATACCTTTTACCAAAAGATTTAACTAGTAAAGCTTCTATATTGATAGCTTCAATTAATGTACATTCTTTAGCATATATCTTACGCATTATAGGTTTCATGTTTCGTCTTAGTAACGAAACTATCCATCGGTCTTTCTTTGTTCTTTTATTCTTCTTAGACTCGTATATATGTTGTCTATATCTAGACGTTAGGTCTATTGTTCTTCCTACATACTTTATCAGTCCATCTCTTGGATCTTTTAGTATATAGAAATAGAATGATGCCACCTTTTCCTCATGAATTGTCTTAGTATCATGAGTACTCTCTTTCGAGATAGTCGATGATCTTTTTCCAGTTAGCATTTTACTCCTTACTATTGGAACTTAGATGCTGATTACCCAATCTACTCTTTTTTTAAACGTTCACACCTTCCCTTAACGGGATATGTTGTAGTAAGAATAGCTCTAAGGGCGTCCCAGCAGTTAAATGGCTTTTAAAAGGACAGGCTATTTTATCCTTCGATTGAGTCTGATACCAAGTACCTTCGTTGTCGTTTCTTTGGTCCTGTTAATTCTGGCAACTCTTCAACATGGTGCTTTTGTACACTTACACCAACGCCAGATCCTCCTAGTAGTAAAAACATAGCTTCATTAAAGGATGCTATATTATCACAGGCTAATGTGCTACAGTTACCTGTCACTATACCTCCGGATAAGATAAAACTATGATCTTCTTCTACTTCGAGACACCATGCTGTATCTTTACTTATGGATGGAACTATCGATTCTACTACCCAATGATTATTTATATTAGTTGTTCCAACTTTTGTACTTAATCTAAATGTCTTTGTAAAAGGTCTCGTCCCGTAATTAGTTTTCTGACCAGTTAAATCTTTTTCTGATGTTATATAAAACCCTACAGACTCAAAACATTGTTCTATAAACTTTATGTGATCTTTTTCAGATGATTGGATAGATTTATATGGACTAAGATCATTATTTATATACCAATCTGGATTTTTTGAACCGTCTGCGTCTAAATAACCAACAACAAATGCTTTTATCATATTATGATCATCTATATCTGGGTTTGGAGATGTCTTTTGATACTTCCCTGTATACACTATCGTATCACCATTGCAACTATTAGGTTCTGATGATTTAAAGCCCATCTCTTTAAATCTAGGTAAGTACTTAAAGTCATCTCCGCATAACCTTACCATAGAATACTTATTATTACCAGAAGTAACCCTGGTTCCATCACCATACACGAATCCATAACACCAATATAATTTTTCCATTGGAGATGCTTCTACCCAAGAAAAATTCTGAAATATTTTTGGTGAACCAAGGATCACATCTCCTTTTTTAAGATTAGTTGTCTCTGTACCATCTCTTAGTAGCCATTTATGATCAGAAGTTACTTCTAATTCTTTTTTAACTTTTGCTCTTACAAGAGTAACTTTATTAAAAGTTTGCGTACCATATGATCTTACTATAGCATTCTGCATCTTACCAGTATGTGATGGAACAATTATCTTATCTCCATGTTCAAAGTCTTCAAATGAAGATACCCCGTTTTTTGTTATAAATCTTGTAGATTTTTTATAGCAGTTGAACATTCTGTTAGGTGACAACTCTATAGGAAGTCCACCGAACTGCATACTATTATGTGTTGTTATCATTCTTTTTCCGGCAAGAAAACTATGATCATGTGAGTCAACATGAAAACAAGACGCATTACCAACTCCGACAGACTCTATATCTATAATATGTCGTCTTTGTGTTCTTGGATTTGTGATTACTGATCTGATATGTTTAGATTTTCTAGGCATTCTAGATACTTGTAAAGTAGTAAAGAATGATATAACAATTGCATCTTTATGGTGTTCTCGTTTTTTAGGAACTGTTACACTAGTATATTTAATTCCTAAACTAGCTAGTATCTCTTTTAACCCATTAATTATAGACATGTTAGTATTATGAAAACAACATCTACCATCTGGTGTAATATGACCGTCACTGTCCATCAAACCTTGTATAATATCTAATCGTTGTCTAATAGAAGAGTTAATATAATCATCAGGTATATGTTTATTATTAATAAGATTATACTTAGTTAGATCACATTTTAATCCATATACAGAGTGTGTCCATATATTTGACGAATCAGAAGGTTTAGTGTTATATCCAGCAAGTTTATACTCATTTGTAATAAATTCAGCATCTTCAACACTTGTAGATAATTGAACACCATTTGAATATCCATCTCCTAACCAATGTCCTAAAATATACGGATCAATATATAACTTTTTTTCTTCCATATGAATAGGATTAGGATTATGTATAACTATATTATTTTTAGAACCTTGCTTTAAATGTGTTCTTAAATATTTCGTGTCTACAACTCGTGTCTTATTATTTTTTAAATCATCATTAGTAGATATAATCCATAAATGTTCATCACATGCTGTTAATGATGATTTGTCCGAAAAACTAACTTTAAATAGTTGTTTATTCTTAAATTTACGAACACCAATAACATTTGTTTCTAATCCGTCTGAAGAATATAATACATCTCCAATCTTAATATTTCCAGCTGTAGACCATCCTTTCTTAGTCTTAATAGGGGTCGAATCTTCTAATGCTCTCATAGAAGGGAATACATTCTTTGATAATACGTACGAGTAAGCTTCTGCTATTTCGTTTGCTAAATGAGGATACTTCTTTGTATGCATCTCCATATTTCGTAAAGTTATATCTGACCATTGTTCTCTTGTCCTTTTTAACGGAAGATACTTTCCGTACTTTCCATAGACAGTTATATCTGATAAGATATCTCTTGATAAAGTCTCTTTATTTTTTTTCATTTAGTCTCCTGTTTAGATAGAAAAGGCTCTTCTAAGAGAGCCTCTTTTTGACATGTATAATATACCTCATTCGTCTAAGAATGTCAAGTTATTTTTTACGTTTTTTCATCGGTGCTTTTTTTGTCTTACCATGGTTAGAACATTTATCGAAGTTCCAGGATTTTCCTCCTGTCTTTCTTTCTATTTCTGAACCTTTGCGTTGAGAAAAAAGTCCGTCTAGTCCTTTAGGGAATTCTTTCATTACTTATCCTTTATCTCTCTTAAAAGTTCTATAATCTCTGCATTCTGCCGAATTATAGTCTTAAGGTACACACTATGTGGATCTACCATAGGTGCAGCCTCCTTCTTCTTAGGAGGACTAAATTGAATACCGTTATTCGTCGCTTTCATTACCTAGTCTTTCAATAATTTGATCTTTCTGTACTATCTCTGCTTTCAATGCAGTATTCTCGTTAGCTATACGTATAAGTTCTAGTTTCATTAGTTTTACTAGACTTAGTAAGTCTATACTTTTGTCTACAGTTTCTGTTATCAATGACATTAAGTCCATTTTGTCTCCTCTTTTAAAGTTTTTAGTACTATGTTAATCCTCCGATTTTTTCTGCAGTAAACGTGCCCCCATTTAGTACAACTCCTAGTGTACCAGAGATTTGTTTAACACTTACTTCTAGTTCATCACCAGCTGTACAAGGTATATGAGCACTTAATACAACAGGTGGACCGTACGCTTCATCTGTTCCACCATCACCATTTTCATGCCAATCTCTCATCAATGTTTTACCATACTCAACAGGAGTGCCAGATGTTTCTCTTATCATGAATTCGTACTGTGCTCTATTTTCACTTGGAGCATCGTAGTAATAATGTACTACGGCTTGAACTTTATACATTCCTGCATTATCAACATCTATGGTATTACCTGTAACATTAGCTACAAGTTTACCGTTATTTAAAGCACTTGTCCATCCTGTTAACTTTGTCCATGTATTTAGAGCTGAAATTGTTGTTCCGGTTGTACCACCAGAAACAGATAGTTCTGCTCTACTTAAACCTGCGCGAGTGCCAACAGGATCTATTAGTCCGCTTATACTTATATTAGTGTTATCAGAAGAAGATCCTGATTTAAAATCACCTTCTACATCTACTGTATAATTTGGGTCAGAGTCATCTCCGAACCTAGTACTCTTAGTAGATCCTTTCATTAACACAAAACCTGAACCTTTCCCGTCACCAAACTTAGTGTTTCTAAACTGAGTAGCTCCTTCATCATAACCAAACAGATTAACTTGAAGAGTAGCTTCTCCGTTAAATCCAGCTTCGAGAAAATTATTACCCCACAGTCTTAGTGATCCGTTATCTATTGTTCCGTTAACATCTAAAGTAACGCCTGGAGAAGGCTCTTGGTTATCACCTAATCTTAAAGAAGATGTTTGACCTTTTAAAAACATTACTCGATTAAACTTTCCATCGTACCATCCACAGTTTCTGTACTGTGAAGAACCATCATTGTATCCTGTCACATTAAACTGTAAGTTAGCCTCTGCATCAGTAGCATCTTCTATGATATTGTTACCCCAAATTCTTATCTTAGCACCTCTAATAACACCGTTTACGTCTAAGGTAACACTAGGAGAAGAAGTGTTTACCCCTAGTCTATCATTATCATAATCCCATACAAAGTCAGAAAATCCTGCTATGAAGCCATTACTGTTAACCTGAACCTGCTTATCAGATCCACCAACAACCTCTTGGCCTGACAAAGTTTTCCATACACCTGACTCTCTAAATTCGAACCAGCCTGAAGGAACGAACCTTAGTGTGCCATCTAGCTCAAATGTACTGTAGCCGCTCATGTATAAAGCGCCACCGATGTTTACATTCTCGAATAAGATGTCGTCGTGTGCACCTGTTGTTAACTGGCCACCACTACCATACATTAAGTATACGTCAGGATTGTTACTCTTGATATAAAAGTTACTATCGTTGTTAAGTGCGTTCATGTGTGTAGCCGTAGACGTTATTAGGACTCTATTAGCCCAAGATATCCCATCACCGGACGACACAGGGTTAGACGAGTTAACAGTGTCGAACACATGAATACTGTCTAAGTTTGACATACTTTGATAGTACCTAATAGCTTTGTCTAGTCCATCGTTAAGGTATGTACCATTTCCTCGAGTGTTCCTCGATATAATGAACTCGTCAGCACCGTCGTTACTATACGCGTGTAAGTAAAGAGGATTGTCTGAGCTACCGTTACTAAGGTATAGACTTGCTGAGTCAGCAAATGTGTTAAAAGGTACAAACTTTGTCTCGTCTGTGACAACACCGGCGAGGTAGCTTTCTGCAACATAAGTCTGCTTGCCATTCTTAGGTCTTATTCTTTCGTCGTTATGATTGTCCCACAGACCACTGCCTCCGCTACCAGATGAGGCTATGTAATGAGCAAGGCCGTTACAGTCTAAGTACCTTAATAGTTCTAGATCTGTTGTCCAGGCTAGCTCTCTATTACGTTGTATAGACGTTACCTGTGCGTCTGTTCCTTCTAAGTGTAGGTAAATACCTGATGTGTATGATAATGCCATTTAGTCTCCTTATCTTAGACACTCTTGAAGATTAGGCACTCCCGTACTCTATAACTTTCTCTAAAGCGTCTATAATCTTTTTTTGTTGAGCTTCTATTCTTTCTAGGTGCTCAACTCTATCTGAAAGAGTAGTATAGGCTTTTAGAAGTTTAAAAACTTCTATTTCCTGTCCGTTTATACACTGAATGTCTAGCCTCCCTGTGTCCCTTTCTTTACGTATATGTTACTAGACTTGATGTCTTTAAGGTTTAAAACTTCTGAGGCTTTAGGCCTACGTCGTGGTCTTTACCCTGCCACTTGATACAATATTGATAACTAGAAGCTTCTCTGACCATCCACGTGAACTCTTCAGGAGAATGAATATCTCGAAGGTCAAAGACCATGCCTATAATGCCAGTAAACACTTACTCTGGCGTTGTCTTTGTTTCATGCTCAAAGCACATTTGGCAACGCTCGATTTTTGGATGGTTCCCGTTGTGTATAACCCTTTTGTTGAATCTGGAACACCAATGTTGTTGTGTTGGTTTTTCCATATGATTCTGTTGAAATTCGTTTGGATATAAAAACGGACAAACCTCAGAGCAAAACCTTCCGTTAGTTTTCAATTGGTTCCTCCTTTGTATTTCTCACGCTCTTCTTGAAAGCTTACTGATACTCCTGACATTGATAAAGCAAATGCATACCTTAGGTCTATGTCTTGTATATCTTTCTCCATAATGTTCTTTCCGATAGCCATGGGAGGCTATCTTACAAAGTTTAATCTCTTTTAAAGCCCTCTGGCATTGATAATATACCTCATTAGCCTAAGAAAGTCAAGACCTTTTTTAAAGTTCTTTTGCTATAACATCTAAGCGATCTATTACTTCTTGTACAAATGTCTCTAAAGTTCCTGACGCTCTATGCCCTTCTAGGTCTTCTAGTATCTCTGAAAGCTCCTCTGAGGCCACTGACGGCAAAAAAGAGCTTGAACCTTCTCGTAGTACTTTTAAAGCTTCTTCTAGGTCTTCTGGACGCTCTGTGTAAGCGTATTCTTGTAGTAACGATAGTCCTTCTTCTATAAACATTTTTCCTCTCTTTCTATAGGTGGGACCTTTTAAAGAGTATAAGCTATTCTTCATATTTATCTCCTTTTTTGAGATTATCTTCTGCCCACAATGGTTGTACATTTTTATAGTTAAAGCAAGCTTTTACTTCTTCATCTTTTGTAAGGTCAAATGATGCTATAGGACGTATGTGGTCTAAGTGCCACTTACCGTAGTTATCCCATGACATACCTTCAGTCCATTGATCTTCTATATGTTTAAAGAATGTGTACATATCGCATCCTACATACATCTGCATTGTTCCGTAGTCTTTCTTTAGATCCTTATACCTTTTAAACGCACTTTTTATACGGTTAGACATATTTTTACGTATACGATAGTTAATTGTTTTTGATTGATGTTTTCTTCTACACTTATTACAAGTAAGATACTTATTTGCTAACTTAAACCTAGACGGTGTGAATAACTCGTTACCACCTTTAACACCACATTGTCTACATTCTATAACTTTATTGGTAGTGCCTTTTGATGCTCTTCTTACTTTGTCTACTTCTTTCTGACATTCTTTGCAATAGTTAGACTTCCGACCAGGTCTTTTATACTTTGCTACTTTAGAAGTGCAAAAGTTTTCATTGCCTTCTTTTCCACACTTTTTACAGTAAAGTTCTACTTGCATTATACCTCTTTTCATTGTTTCGAGTACATTATTGTACTATTTTATAGTATACGCGAAATCTTCTTATAGTGATATTTACAAGATTTTTTTTTCATAATACAGAAAATGGATAGTTTGTGTGTACTAGGTATTATTAATATAGATAAAATAAACAGAACGTTTCTCGGTGACGGGGTCTTTTGTTTTGTAACTTTAATGTTTAAACTTTATAGGAGGACAGTATGTCTAAAAGAAGTAATGTAGTATCAAGAGCACAGAATGGTAGATTTAACAGTACTAAGCGTACATATAAGTATAAGTATGCTAATAAGAAGAGATGTAAAGTATCAATGGCTTACCTTAAGTTAGTAGTGGCTGCCACTGCTATATGGGCATTAGTAGAGTACTGTACGTATTAATATAACATAACCAAATCAATCACATATATATGTATGTATTATTTAAACCTTTTAACATAGGAGTATCTATGTCTATTATTACAGTTATAACATCAACCAGTAAGAGTATATCATACACATACAACACAAGAAGCGGACGTGAAGTATCCAAGGATGGTATTAAATATCTAGTTACTAAGATGCATAATGTGTGGCGTGTACTAGTACCATACAATAAAGCTAACACGTACATACTAGCCGATAAGCCATATGTGTACAAAGTAAGGAAGGATGCAGTACATGGTATAATGAACGATGACATTAAAGTACACACACAAGAGAAAGTAGTAGATATGAGGTGTACAATAGTAATGTTAGAACCTAGTGGTACATGTGGACTATATGGACATATCATGGTATATAATAACCCGCTTACTAAAGCGTTCTATAGGAAAGTACCTAAGGATACTTGGAGTGTATCATGTGGTAACATCAGTGGTGCTATGGTAGATAAGGGATACGTAGTAACAACTAAGGTACTAACTGTGAATGATTGTAACTTTAAGAATAAGGTAGCTGCATTTATGAAGTACTGTGATACCAATAGAGTTGTAGTAGAGTAACATTGACCATCATCACATATAACTAAATATTTAATCTTTTATAGGAGTTTATAATGAACAATATTACAATGAAACAAGAATTAAACATCACAATCAAGACCAAGCGTTAAACGACGAACTGTTAGTGAAACAACTACAGATACAGTTAAATGAGTAATGCCATACTGCCTTCTGAATGTAGATATTACACTGTTGGAATACGTAATAACTATTATGAATCATCAGAGCAGTATTACGGTTAGAAGATTAGGGGTTAATAGCCCCTTTCTTCATAACTCCCGGACACTACTAACAGGTAGAGACTCCCGGACAAAGCATAGTCGGAACTAAAGTTCCTCCACTGTAGGAATGTATTCGGACTGAAGTCCTCATTGATATATTATACATTCACTTCGTTCATGCGAACTACGTTCGAAACTAAAGTTTCTCACCCATAAGAATCGATTCACTTCGTTCATCATATATGTATATATTCATACGCCATATGGGCTTATGTGGTGGTAGATTCGTAAGGCGATATATAGTGAACAATACAGAACACATTGGTAGGTTGAGAGATTGTTTCTCTCTCTCTCGGCTTCCCAAAATATACATTATGCCTTGGTTGATGTAAAGACATTAAATCGGTTCCCCCATGTAAGACTTTGTAGCGGTCATATGTGATGTTAGTAATGGTCAATGGATAAGAACATTATCTGTCGACATTAAGCGCATTCACCGTGTATGACCACAACAAACTCTAACACGGTTCCCCCAATTTAACATCTTGACATCAAGTCGCGCATAATGTGAGTCGGAAGCAAGCCGACAGAGAGCGGTTTTAAACGAAGACATAGACAGTAAAGTCTAAGTGAATATATCGAATGTGCAATAACGCACTTAAGATTGGTCTTCAATTTTTTATAGGAGTTATTATGAATTTAATATCAATGTCAGAAACAACAATGAGTAACTGTACAGACAATTCATGTTTAGTATCAGAAGCAGGAAGACACACAAGAATAAGAGATGAGAAAGAATCTCAAGAAGTAGGAAACATATGGGAAACCATGTCAAAGGCAGGACTTATAGGCCATTATAACGGAATACCTTTTATAGTAAATCCAATGATGGAACAGACTAAGAGAGAAGATGGTAAGTATAAGTCAGGAAGTTTCATGACCAAGACAGGTAAATGGACTAATATCCATAACATGGTAGATGTTGTAGCTAATAAGAAAGCACTCCAGGAAGAAGAAGCTCTACATCAAAGAAATCCTGAGTTATATGAAAGGCCACACTTATATGCTAACAAAGATAGGAAGAATAAATGGTATCCGGTAATGCATAGAGTACTAAGTGACTTGTACATGAAGTATCAAGCAGATAGGTATAGTGTAACACATAGTAACAGGGTGATAGACACAGTAGAAGTATGGAATGATAGCATAGTACCTTTAGATAGTACACATTGGATACCTTTAGACCATTATGACCCTGAATATGATGATAGAAAGACTCAGGGAATTGAGAAAGTGTGTCCTTGTTGTGGAAGTAATCAAATTATTTTTACTGCTACTAAAGATAAGTTAATACATGAATGTGCAGTTAAGAGATCTCCATGGAGAATAGGTAAGACTGATTATGTATCAAGTTTAGATGGAGCCCACGAGAAAACATATCACATATACGTTGAGAAGGGAACCGGCAGAGAGTTTTCAGAATATGAAGCTTTATCAGAGTGTAATAAGAGTAGAGAGTGGGTATGGTTTAATGCATTGAATCAGGAAGTAACAGTGCCTACTGGGGAAGACCACGAATACAAAGTATGGGTAATGCATGAACCAGTAGAAGACGTTACAGAAGCTGAAGACCACAATTGGGTAACAAACTTCTGGAAGATAGATGGAACACCTATATGGAAGCTTAAAGAAGACGAAGTTAGAGAGCTTCTAGAAGATACTACAAACGATGGAGACTATGAAGTAGATGTTATTAAACACGCTTTAAGACTTAGGTTAGATGAGTTAGGAAGAAAGCAACTTAAGGAAGAGTCTTGGCAAGAACGTAAGTATCTCCATAAAGTAGAAGATACAAACATCCAGGTATATGAAGAAATATCTATAGATGATATAGATGATGAAGTACTAACAGATAAAATTAATGAGGTCTTAGGAATAGAAGAAGAATTGGATGATTACACTGTAAGTGATGATGTTGCAGTATGGATGTAAGATTTAGGGAGGAGTAGCCTAAGGGTTGAGGTTGCTTCTCCCTTTTTATTTGGTCATTTGGTACTCTTACCGAAGGTTCAACATATAAACTAAGTATACCTCATTACTTAGAAAAGTCAAGAGTTAAATAAAAAAGTTCATGCTGAAGCATTTCACGGTTAGTATTGATTCGCTTCGCTTCATCGACTTTATATGCATTCGCAAGCTCATGCTTGAAGAATCCCTTAATGAGTGTTCTTTATTATATATTATTTAAAATATATGATTGATAATTATTTTATATGTCCTTCGGACAACGTATAATGATGACAGGGTGGCTAAAGATTGAATCTTTTACCGAAGGTTCAACATTAGTACTAGATGTTTATCTACATATA